TGCAATATCACAAAAGCCCATTGCTGATAGAAACCCACGATAGGGCTACGGAAGCAATGGCTAAGACAAGGAAGGAGTTTCATCAGAAAAACAAATAAATGTTTAGGGGCGTTTTCCGGTCATTAAGGTCATGGTCATTAAGGTCATTAAGAATTTCCGGTTATTCAAGATGTCTGACCCCAAATATGGTTTACAGCTAATGAGCGATGATTATATTCTTGAAAATCTCATAGAAGAACTGAGGGAAACTCAATAACACCAAAAGTGAGTGGTTTATGTAAAAAGTTACGGAGATAATTCACATTTTCCGTAACTTTTTACATTTTCATCTTATATATTTTTGGAGCATTTCATTGCCTTTTTTTTCTTATATAAGATAAGACGGTACTACTATGACATAATTCAAACGCCATACTCAACCCCTATTCTTTTGGATCAATGTCAAATGGAAGCAATGGAGTATCATCATCATTTCCACTATTGAATCGGTCGAAATCCGAGATATAGGAACGGTCTTGAATAACCTTATATTTCTCATACTCAGAATAAGCCTTTTCTCTGGCTTCTTCTTGCGAAACCTTACCTGCACTACTCTTAGCATCATAGTCCATAGTTTCAAGCAACAGCTTCAGGCGATTCTTCCAATCCTCCATCGTAGTAACAATGTGTCGTCTTGCACGAGATTCTGCGAGATCCAGGAAACTTGTTGTTATTGCGTTGAGCTGAGACAATTCTTCATCAGAAAGATAGTTCTTTGCCACTATCGTATCAGATTTCTGAACTCTTCCATCCGGTGCTTTCTTCCATGTAGTCAAGCCCATGTGAGGCATTTCCGCATCAGCTCGCTCATAGACGATCTCGGCTGCCGTATGATTGGTAACCGCCAGGTGCATCATATTCTGCACCATCTTATAGAAGAGTTTGGTACTTTCAGCCTTTGCATCATAATCTGCACTACACTCTGCATAAATATCAGTTATCTTCTGGTAGTATCTGCGTTCAGAAGTGCGGATTTCACGGATACGTTCCAGCAAATCGTCAAAATAATCCTTGCCGAAGTGCTTACCTTGTTTCAGACGTTCATCATCCAAGACATAACCCTTAATGATGAACTCCTTCAATACAGAAGTTGCCCATATACGGAATTGGGTTGCCTGATAGCTGTTCACTCGATAACCAACAGCGATGATAACATCAAGATTGTAGAACAATGGAGCACGCTCAACATCACGCTCTCCTTCGGTTTGAACTATCCCAATTTTTCGGATAGTTGCCATTTTATCCAATTCTCCAGTCTCGTAAATCTGCCCAATATGATAGCTGATTGTTCTTACGTCAACACCAAACAAAGCAGCCATTTTTTTCTGTGACATCCAAAAAGTTTCGGTGTTGAAAATCACTTCAATGCGAGTTTCACCTTGTGCAGTCTTATACAGTAAGATATTGGATTCCAGCGAGTTCCGCATAAGTTCTGTGGTAGATACGGATTGGGAAAAATAGGCTCTTGCCTGCTTCACTAACAGCTTCCTTGAATCAGCATTCTCAGAAATGATCATACAAGCCATACGTGATAGATGGAAAGCCTCGACCTTGCGAAACGCTCCATTACCCACCTTGAACATGTCAACCGCATGGTTGAAATGTTCGTCTATATTCATACCTTTTTCACTGGCAACCTTGATTGCTTTGTCTATTACATTCTGGAATTTCCAATATCCCGAATAGCCCATCGCATTACAAAGTTCGCGTGAACTCCAGTATTCTTTCCCGTTATCATCCACTTTCCGAATTTCTTCGAATGTCGGACGCATGTCAGGCACATTATTCTCATCCATATCTTTTCCGTTTCTTTTGTATTGACGTTCTACAACATTGAATAGCAAAAATACAAAAAAAAGATGAAAATCGCCCCTAATCATTTATAAGAAGTATGATTTTTAATGTTATTTATGCAAAAAGAAAGAAACATGTCAGAATATATTGATTTTATCGCCTATCAAGACGATGCAATAATTCAGCGTCCCTTACGTTATTACTGAAGAAGAGGACAACCGCATCCGCAACCGAAGGGAGACCTTCATCAGGGAAACAGGCACCGAGGTACTTATCACGATGATCACTCCTATGGACTTGCGCCGGGCGGCTGTAAAACGTTATCACTTCACATGGTAGTGTTTATTCGAGAGCCGACATTAGCGCTTTTTGATAACACATTTGTAACACACATGGATGATTTCTCAATACGTCAAATTGATAGTATATTGATTAACAGCCATTTACGAAAAGAGTACATAAAAGAGGAATAAGTGATAAAATATATTTAAAAACAAAAAAAGAACAACAGAGATAAGTACCTATGAATAAGCAACTTACTACTATTGTTCTCTCACGCTATTTTTGTACAAATAAGTTTCATTTTGCCTATTATAGTGATTCCGTTGGGGTTCGAACCCAAGACCCACAGCTTAGAAGGCTGTTATACGGAACACCAATAAAATGCCTAAACAATAGCAACTTACGCTATAGGCGAATAATCATTTTGCGGCAATTTTGCGACATTTTATGCAAGCCTACTCCACAGAACATACAAATATACTTTACATTATAATTTCCTTTTCTGCTGATATTCCACAACTAAGAGCTGCTTCACATCTGCTAAATCCAACTCTAAATCACGATAAGTAGGATTAAAGGAACGCAATATAAGCTTTCCATTATTCATATCCAAGTCAATGATACGCTTCAACAGAATACCTTCTTTATGAACTATGATATATTCCTTTCCGTCTATATGAAGTCCATTGCTCTTTACCATGTAGTCAGGGCAGACTTTACATATAACGATGTCTCCATTCTGATATGCTCTAGACGAGCCATCATCCATAGAATCACCGCTTACCTCGAATGCTACGTACTTTTCTTTATCTTCCTTTACAATAGGGATTGTTGGGAGCGATGATATATATACATCATCTGCATATCCGCTGAGATAACCAGCATAAGCCATCTGTGGAACAAGAGGAACAAAGCTGACGCTTGAATTGATATTCGATTTGATGTCATCGTTAAACATCTTTCCTTCTCCGGTCTTAAGCCAATTCAGATTTAGCTGAGGGTAAGCCAAAGAGATATTCTTCAAGAAAGTCTCGCTAGGCATATCCGGCAATCTGCTAATTGCACTGGTATAGCTCTTACATTTCCGCAAGAAGAATGTAGTACTAATTCCCATCTCTGTACAGAATGGCGCTATTCTGCTTTTGTAGTTGTTGAATTTCTCAATATTAGCCTCCGGCTGCAACATTTCGCCAGCTCCATTAGCTAGCCAATCCATATTAAGATCTGGGAATTTAGAATTCACTCTATAAGATACTCTTGCCGTGAATACACCATTCTTCCCTATGATTGGAAAGTTAGAGGCCACGTCAGCTTTGTCGCAAAATTCTCGTTTGGTAATTCCTTTATATTTAAGATACTCACGCAGTCTAGTCTTTGCGTTTTCGTTTTCGCTTACCTTTATAGGTGAAGAGATGAACATTTCCCCCATTCCCGTCCTAATATAACTTGGATTTACCTGCGGAAATTTTCTCGTTATAGCTTGCAAGCTTTTGGAAGATACACGATTAGTTATACGGCTGACGAAGCCATGTCCTAAGCCAACGGTATCCTCGAATTTTTCATTTGAAGTGTAACCCAAAGCAATGATTACAGCCTTCAGTCTTTCGTATGCACTATTCATAACCTAAAATTTAATACGCAGTAAGCGTATGTGTAACTTAATTTATGTAAACATTTAGAGCTTAAAGATAATAAAGGTTAATATAGTATATTTAAACACTATTTTATTTGCATGTTTGCAATACTTTTCTTATCTTTGCACTCGAAAACATTAAATATGTTGCAAATATACATAAATATATCGTAACTTGCAAGAAATTTAATATATTTTTTGTAATATTACATAAAAAGGTGAGACACACCATAAAAACTGTAGAAAGAATATGTCATTAAGCGAGATTAAGCAATTAGTATCAGTCGCATTTCAAGCGGGACGGATGGATGCCCAATTTGAAATGGGGTTGCGTTCCGACAGGATACGCAGAAAGGATGCCGAATGCTATCTCGCATCAAAAGGATTCGAAAAGCAGATGATTGACAAATGGGTCAAGAATAGGTTAATGAAAGAATATGTAGGTGATAGTAAGAACTCACCTAGATATTATTCTCTCAAAGAAATCAATGAACTTGTTGTTTCTTGTCAGATAAAGAAAATGATTATTTAAAATATACGACTATGGCAGAGAATAAGGCAGCGAAGCCTGTAGAAGGGCAGAGCGAAGAAATTAAGGATTATGAGTTTCGCCTCCTTGATGCGGATGAGATAGAAGTCCGTGTCGGTCAAGGTGGTAATCAGAAGTCACCGGACTGGTGTTCCTTGTTGCTTTACAAGGACGCAAGATGTGATATGAGACGATTAGATGAGAAGTTCGGCATCTATGGTTGGAAACGTAAGCATGAGCTTATTGGTCAGAACCTCTTTTGTACGGTTTCCGTTTATAAAGAAGGTATCGGTTGGATAGATAAGCAAGATGTTGGTACGCCAAGTAACACCGAAGCCGTTAAAGGCCAAGCTAGCGACTCTTTCAAGCGTGCATGCTCTTGTTTAGGTATCGGTCGAGAATTGTATACTGCTCCCAAGAAGATATTCATCAACCTCAACCGAAACACCGAATATTCTCAAAGCGGAAAGTTGAAGACAATTTTCCATGTTGGATATGTAGGTTATACAAACAGATGTATTGCCAAACTTATTATTCAAGATGAGAATAACATTGTGCGTTGGTATTGCGGCATGACAGAACAAGAAGTTCTTGAATGGATGAATGAGCAGAAAGAAGTATATGGTTACTCTGAACCAGCCCCAAAGAGCGAGGAAGAAAAAGACGAAAATCTTAATGAGCAAAAACAATATGCTTATCCACAATTGCAACAAGCTCAAATTTGGGAGGACGTAGATAGAGTTTGGAACGGATTCCCAGACCTTCAGAAGTCCGAAGAGTTTAAACGCAAATGTGCATTACGAAAGATGGAACTCGCACAGAGCAAGAAGGATTTAAAAGCAGTTTATGATGCTTATCCCGAATATCAAAAGAATGCAGAGTTCTTAGCTAAGTTGACACAATTTAAATCAAGATTAGTATGATACAATTGAATAACAGTGGAGTTCTTTATGAGGACTCCACACATCAATACTTTTATGATGGTCGTGAATTAAGTGGCATTACAGGTATGCTTCATCAGTATGTATTTCCCAATATGTACTCTAACGTAAGCGAAGAGGTATTGAAGAAAGCTGCCGAAAAAGGCACTATTATCCATGAGCAGGTAGAGTTGTTTGCTTCATTGGGTATTGAGCCAGCCTCAGAGAGTGTCAAGGATTTTGTCGCTTATATCAAAAAGAATGGATATGAGATTATAGGTAGCGAATATGTCCTTCGAATCGGAGAAGACCATGCAAGTGCAATCGACTTGGTGATGCACAAGGATGATGCACCGGACGATGAGGTTGAGATTTGGGATATTAAGGGTACTTATTCCGTTAATAAGGAGTATGTGCGTTGGCAGAACTCGATGTATAAGTTCGGTTTCGAAACATTGAATCCTCATCTGAAGGTTACACGTATATGTTGTATGTGGTTGCGTGATGACGAGAAGCGTGGAACAATCTGTAAACTCATCCCATTAGGCAAGCCAAGACCTGCGAGTGATGTTAAAGAATTGTTCCGATGCGAGAAAGAAGGTCGTTTGTATAATGATGATACAAAAACACCTTATTACATTATAGATAACGAAATCGCACTCATGGACGTTCAAGAGCGCATTGCTAAATTACAAGAACAGGAAAAGGAGTTGAAGGCAGCTATCTTTGATGGTATGTCAAATGACAACCTCACATCTTATAAAACTTCAATTTACACTTATTCCTTGAAGTCTGCTTCTGAGAGGGTTACGTTAGACACGAAGGCTTTTGATGCGGATGACGAAGAAGCTTACAACCATCTATTGAAAAAGTATAAAAAGGTAACTAAGGTAAAGCCTAATTTGACCTTGAACAGAGTTGGATAATTTATTGTTTTATTAAATATTTTAAGTTATGGCTAATAGTTATAAAGGTAAGATTGTTGCTATCGAAGACATTCAATCTATTCAGAGACAAGGTAAAGAACCATTTGAAAAGAGACGTTTGATGCTTGATGCAACACGTTTCGATGGTTTGACAGGTGAACGTGGCTACGAAAAGCGCATCATCTTTGAATTCAGTGGTAAGAATGTACATGTACCGGATGGATTTAATGTCGGGGATATTGCTGAAGTATTCTTTGATGTTGAGTCATATCAAGGAACGAAGAAGGATGGCACAACAGACTGGTTTACATCTGTTCGTGGCTACAAGATGCAAAGGATTGAAGCACAGAACAATGCGCCACAAGGTGGCATGCAAGCTGCTGCTAATAATCCTTTTCCACCACAAGCTCCAGCCTCAGGTTCAGCACCAATTCCACCAGCGCAGCCGAGTGGCACTAATATATCTGATGCGCCATTTTAAACTTATTATGGTGGAGAATTAATTTTCTCCACCTTTCATTAAAGACAGATGGTATATAATATGTTGAATCCGGTCGAGCTTGAAAAGTTCGAGGAACGAACCAGGGCTATGATAACCAAAGCCAAGAAACTACAAGGTGATTATTATAATGAGAAGTTCTTTGTTGTTGACCTTAAAGAAAGACAACAATCTAGGACAATCCAGCAGAATGCTTATCTGTGGGTAACAATCACTTACGTAGCTATTGAAGAAGGATATACTAAGGACTATATCGAACAAGAGTTCAAACGTGTAAATAAGGATGTTTTTCTTAGGGAGCGTGAGAACAAACAAGGCAAGACCTTCCAATATTGGAGGCACATACCAGACCTTGACAAAGAAGAAATGTCTTTATGTATAGACCGATGGCTTCATCATTGCTCGATGGAAAGAGGATTATACATACCTACTCCACAAGACCATGCTTATATGGTATGGCAGACGCAGGTGGAGAGGCAAGCAGAATTAAATAAAGAGTTTTTATAGGATGCTTGGTGTCGTAGCTCAGTTGGATAGAGCAAATGTTTCCTAAACATTAGGTCGTGAGTTCAAGCCTCACCGATACCACATTCTCTAACATAAAAAGAAAGAATATGAAATCATTAACAGGAAAGTATTTTATCGTAGGTGTTCGTTATGAGAAAACTCTAGAAGACGGAACGAACGCTAAAACTACAGAGCAATATGTTGTAGATGCCTTGTCATGGTCAGAATGCGAGGCTAAGACTACAGAAGAAATGGCGGTATACACAAATGGTGATATGGAGATTGTCACTATGAAGAAAGCTGGTTTCTCGGAGTTGTTCCTTTCAGAGATAGATAGTGAGGATAAATACTACGATTGCAGTATTAACATGATTACTATTGACGAAAAATTTGGCAAGGAGAGGAAGACCAAGGTTCGTTATCTTGTGCAGGGTGATACCATTGAGAAGGCTCGTAAGAATGTAGATGAGATTATGGGTAAGACTATGATTGATTACAATATTACAAGCCTTAAGGAAACATCAATCATGGATGTTTTCTTGCATATGGGTAAACCAAAGGAGTAAGGCTTTTCATTTTTCTTATTATTTAATTAGTTTGAAATCCCCCTATGGGGTGGTGCTGCTTAGTTCAATGGTAGAACGTCCGCCCAAATCGGAAAAAGGTTGTGGGTTCGATCCCCACAGCAGCAACTATGACTTTTGGTTTGATAAAGGATAAAGATTATGGGATATTATGATAGATTTAACAAAGGAGGAAAGAAGCCTAAACACCAAAGGAGCGAGAAGCAAAAGTGGGTTGACAAGCTAGATAGGCTTATGTCGGTTTATATCCGCATGAGAGACTCTAGAGAGTTTCACTATAAGTACTTCAGATGTATCAGTTGTGGACGAATATTGCCAATCGACCAAGCCGACAATGGGCATTATTGCGGACGAACTCATATGAGTTTGCGCTTTGATACACGTAATCAGAATGCGGAATGCAAACGATGCAACAGATTCTCTTCTGACCATCTTATCGGTTATAGAAAGAATTTAGTAATGAAGCTTGGAAGATTGGCTTATTTGCAAAAGCATCCTCACGTTCCTTTAGATATGGAAGAAGTAAAGCGGCTCGGAGAACAACAAGTCGATTTACTGGAAGTAATGAAGCATCAAGCAAAGAATTGGTCGGTGTTTGAATTACAGGAACTCTATAAATACTATGCGGCTCTAATTCTGAAAATGAATGAAGAAAAAGATAATCAATAAGGTTTAAATAATGTTACAGCTTCAATAATAGACACTAATTTATTTGCATTATTAAATTATTCTTCGTACCTTTGCAATCGTCTTGGTGAGACACACCATAAAAACTGTAAGGTCATTTTTCTATTGGCTTTTGTTATGCATAAGACTTGTGCATTCCTATATAGTAACAAAAGTGATTTCATATTATTTGTGAAATGAAGTTTAAATTAAGACCATATCAAGAAGAGGCAAGCAAGAAGGCGGTTGAGTTTTTCTTGGATAAGAAGAAAAACTGGAACGCTCTGGAAGTGCTCCCTACTGCATCGGGCAAATCATTGATTTTGGCAGATATAGCTGCTAGGCTCAAAGATAAAGTGCTTGTGTTTTCTCCTACTAAGGAAATTTTGGAACAAAACTACAAGAAGTATTGTTCTTATGGATTTGATAATGCCAGCATCTATTCCGCTAGCTTTAAATCAAAAGAAATCAGCGATGTTACTTTTGCTACAATTGGTAGCGTGAAAGGACATCCCGAATTGTTTACAGACTTTAAATACATATTAATTGATGAGGTTCATTTAGTGAAACCTGAATCCGGCATGTATAAGGAGTTTCTTGATAAATTAAAGAGTAAGGTCATAGGCTTAACCGCAACACCTTTCCGTTTGTATTCCTATCAGAACTATGGTAGCATACTGAAGTTTCTGACAAGAAGTAGAGACAAGATTTTCAAGGAGCTTATTTACTATGTTCAAGTTGAGGATATGGCAAAAAACGGATATATCTGTCTTCCGAACTATTACAAATACCCGCCACCACAATGGAACGAAGGAAACTTGCAGCTCAATTCAACTTGCCGTGATTACACTGACCAAAGTGTCAAGCAAGAATATGAACGTGTAGATTTGTACGGATGGCTAGTTAGTGTTGTTAAAAGATTGCTTAATCCTAAACGAGGTGGACAGCGTAAAGGTATCTTGGTTTTTACGAAGTTCGTTAAGGAAGCTCAGAAGCTGACATATTCCATACCTAACTGCGAAATGGTTTGCGGAGAGACTCCTCCAAAAGAACGTGAAGCAATCATCGAGCGTTTCCGCAATGGGCAGACTAAAGTATTGGTAAATAGTCAAATATTGGTCGTAGGTTTTGACTATCCGGAGTTAGATACGGTCGTGTATGCAAAGCCAACACGCTCATTAGCGCAATACTATCAAGTTGTAGGAAGACTTCTTAGACTATCAAAAGGGAAACAGCCTTGGTTTGTTGACCTCTGCGGTACTTATGAGAGGTTCGGGAAGGTTGAAGACTTGAAATTGCTAGATCAAAACGGCAAAGGAAAGTGGGTAATAATGAGTGGAAATAAACAATTAACAAATACATTCTTTTAAGATATGGTAGTAAAATTAGATGAAAAAGCATGTAGCTTGGATGCTGATGAATTAGTCGCTTTCGTCCGTTTGTCATTTAATGCTGACAAAGACGGATATGTATATGGAAGCAACAAAGAATTATCGGAAAAGATAGGCATGTCGGTGGCAAAGGTAAAAAAAGCTATTGAGGGGCTATTTGAGAAACAAATGTTATCTATCGGTAGCGGAAAAGTCTTTATTTGGAAGCATGAAGACAACATAGAATATGCTGAAGGTGAAGAATATAAACCACACAAGAACGAACCTGAACGAATAGCATTGAACAACGTCCCTAGTGTACAACAAGTGGATGATAAAGCAAAGAAGGTTTGCGAATATTTCAATAAGGTTATCGTTGGAAGAGGAATGCCTCTTGTTCATGCTCTGACTTCGAAGAGAAAGTCAATGATTAATTCACGGCTTAAAGAATATGGTAGTGAGCAGATGAAGTTGATGATTGACAAGGCGGCAGCATCTTCATTCCTTAATGGTAGTAATGGATGGATGGCGAGTTTTGATTGGATTATGAGACCAAATAATTTTGTTAAAGTATTGGAAGGAAATTATGATGATAGAAAGCAAGGGACTAATAAAGACGCAGAGCAAGGCTATTACCAAGAATCAGCCGACCTCGTGCAGCGCCTCAATCAACAGAGAAAAGCAACGAATATTCAATGAGTACGGAACATTCGATAACGTTCTAATGTCTTTCTCTCCATCAAGCCAAGTAGGTAGTAAGATGCCAATCGGGAAAGCTTTTAAAAGCAACGCACCAACACTTACCTATCTTGACTTGTGTTATGGAGAAGGAAGTGCAATAACATGGCTTGTAGCATGGGTTTCTGATGTCTATGGTATTTGTGGCTTTGTAAATAATGAGGCTACTGACAATATCAAGATAATGACTGCAAATGCTATAAAGGATGAGTATTATTTCCTTAATCTGAACGAGCTGATTACTTTCTTCAAGATGTTTATTGCCGGAAAGTTTGAGAAATTCTACAAGAAGCCAAATCCGCAAGTTATAACAAAGAGCTTGAATACTTTCTGTTCCCATCGTATAGATGCCATAAAAGCAGTAGAGGCAAATATACAGAAAGAGAAAGAGGCTAAAGAAGATGAGGCTATCAAGCAAAATGCCATCACTTATGAAGAATGGGCGGCAAGAAAAAAAGCTAAGGGCGAGGAAGTTAATATAGAACTTATCGAAGACGAGAAAGGCAACAAGATTTTTCGGGTAAAAGCTCCTAAAGCTGATGTTAGATTAGACTCAGCTTATATGATAGTCAAGAATACAACAAATGCAGATTTTAAGGCTATATGCAAGCTAAGAGAATGTTTCGTTAAGAAATATGGTATAGACCCATACGACTTGATTAGAAGTTTAGGGAATAAAAAACTTAGAGAATATGAAGAAAGAAGAAATTGTCAAGGCAATCATTAAGAACCTTAGAGATGTAAATGGCAAAAAGTTCCGCAAGGATGATGTTCAAGCCATTGTGAATTATTTCATAGACCTCACAAAGCAATCGTTGCGCAACAGAGACCGTGTTATGATACGCAGCTTTGGAACATTTGTGGTACGACATAAAAATCCCAAGCAAATTAATTGCGTGCGAACAGGAGAGAAAACGATGACAAGGGAGAAAGACCATGTGGCTTTCATTCCTTCTAATGATTTTGACTTAGATTCAATAGTATAAAATGGAGATAGCAGAAATAGAACAGATTATAGAGGCTTGCAACTTTGATGTTGCTAGCCAGACCCAAAGAGCAGAAACATTCAACGTAATTGACGCTATTGTAGAAATGCGCAAATACGAAGGTCGTTTCAACGCCAAACGTTGGGAATATGAAAATGTTAATGGACGTGGTACGATAGAAATATATTCTAAACTCGTTGCCGGAACTCTAGAGGACAAATTAGCAGAGTTTGCTATTATATTATTCTCAATGGCCAATAAGTACAAGATGAATGTCAAATCGTTGAGGCTAGACCCAGATTCAATGAGAGACCGTTCCTTTGAAGACTTGATGATGTCTATGCTGAAGATTGAAATGACACATTATCGAGTGTTCAAGAAGATAATAATCTTGATTGGCATGCTTTGCGGATATTGCATGATGAATGGTATTGATTTGTTGTGGTTCGTTAACAAAAGACTTTTGATAAACATTAAATAGGCTAAAATATGAAGAAGTTAAAGTTAGTTTTTACGAGTACGGATTTCGCATCTTATACGAAGAGTACTATGAGTATGTTATGCAAGGTTCTTTTACGAATTCCTTACCTTGTACTTGTAGGCATAGTTAGTACAACATGCTGGGTTGCTAAGTGTATTGTAAGGTTCTGCAAGGAGTACACAAAGGCAGCGGTAATTATCGGTTTTGTTCTTTGCTTTATGGCTATGTTTGTTGAGTTTGTCTATTTTAAGATTCAACTTGCAAAGAGTTCGTATCAGACAAGTGAACTTATAAAGCGGAACTATGAGCTGGAGCAGACCGACAGATACGATTTAGGCTTCCATGATGCAATGGCAAAGAACAGAGAAATGCTTACACAAAAGATTGAACCATGACAAACGAATTCAATGATGCGTTTACGAGAGCACAAGCTTTGCAGAGGAGGTTTAATCCAGCTTACATGAACTCCTTTTCGATAGCAATTAAATATGATAGCTATTACGAGGAATACATGGAGATTGAATTGAGAACAGATAATGATAAGTTCTTTATTTCTACATTGACATGTGTTTACGAAGAGGATTATACTCTAAGATTAGACGAATTAGAAAAAACAATAGATAAATTATTAACAGAAGAAGACAATGGTTAAAAAAGTTATTTTTGTAAGCCTGTTGGATATTATAAGTATTCCATCGGGTAATGAGCATCCTGTAGATATTACGGATTTTCAGCTAAAGCACGATTTCTTTAGAGCGTTGCAAGCAGATAATAATATAGTCCGTGTCAACATCTTAGGATATGACAAGAACCAAGTAATGTATTCAAGCGATATAACATTCAAGAAAATGGTATCGGTTATTTCATACGAAATTGCTATGTATACAGTTAATGCGGTAGTTCCATATTGCTCTACTGATAATATTGATGATACTTTTGTTGATGCTGCAAAAAGCACCGAGAGTATAGAGTTTCTCAAAGACAAATCTAATTGGCTGATTATTGGGAACGATGATCTGGCTGATAAATTTGGTGTTGACAATATAACAATGGAGAATTTCGTCAATGGAGAACTTAGAGAATATTCTGAAGGAGCTAAGACAACAGAAAAGAGATAAACATATTAAACCGGAAATCTTGACCTTAGCACCCATAAAGAATAGGTACGGAAAAGACCCGTTACCTGAGTTGCGCAATTTATGGGCAAAAGGACTGGTTAAGAATTGTAGAACTTTAAATGATTTAGGCTTTATATACAATGGATAAGGAGTTAATAAAAAAGTTAGTTGCACAAGGCAAGGCTTATGTACTTGACTTGCGAGGTGGTAGTGTTCCTTATAAGGAAGGTAATGCAGCGGCAGTTGATTTTTACTGTCCACAAGATGTAGTGTTGAATATGCCTTGGGTGAAAATGGGTAGAGGTCACATCAACCTATATTTAGGAATTGAACTTCCTAAAGGCGTTGGCTTGGACATTCGTTCACGTTCTGGCTTTACTGACAAAGGTATGGAAGTTGATGTGGCCTTTATTGGCAAGAACGAAACACAAGTTGGTTACATGACTAATGTTAGAGCGGACATTGATATTTGTCTAGGTTTGGTCGATGAAGACTATAGAAACGATATTGGTGCGCTTTATAGAGTTAATTCCGACCGTTATATGCCGACAAAGGATAGCAAATTCAAACTAGATTCAGATTACGAATATTATGTTTTCGTAGTCAAGAAAGGTACTCGTGTTTGCCAGGGTGCATTCCGCAAGGTAGAAAATCCAGATTGCATACTTGGAGAGTTGAATATGGAAAATAATCGTGGAGGAGGATACGGACATGGTGGAACAAAATAATAATGAATGTTGCGAATATGCTAACAAGTATATCTTTGAGATTAGACATTTGGCAGACATGATTGAATGCAAGGATAATGCCGCTTTCGTGTCATCTCTAAGGGAGGACTTCGGAAAGCTCGGATTATTTTCAAGCGCAGCCAATTTCCTTCGTCTTATGTATGAGATACGAGCATCTTCTGAAGACAAAGAAACCTTACGAATCCATATCAGCGTAATGGCGATGGAAGCCTTGCTTACGCTCTCTTGGTATATTGTTTCAGATTATAACGACATCATCGAGTCGCAAATCGAATTGTTCAAAACCAAAAATAAGCGGTATGGAAACGCATTTTCTGAATGTTTTGCTAAAGATGGTTATCCGTATGCCTTCGGTCATTTGCAAGAGAAGATTAATCGTATTTGCTCTTTGCTGACTTTGAACGAGGATACTAAAGAAGAGCCTGTCCTAGACAGCTATAAAGATTTATTGGGGTATTGTATTTTAACGCTTATCGAAATAAAATGAGATACCGAATAACAAGAATAGAAAAAGTTATCAATGGGCAGAGTTCGTACGAGCACTGCTCGTTGATAGTTTCTAACATAGAAAAGTTTAGGAAACAAATAGATGCAGACGAGGTTAACTTCGTCTATGAAATGTTGGATTAAAAATAGAAAAGAATGAAAGAACCAGACATTGAAATGAATCTAAAGAAAATCATGGAACGCATAAAATGGATTAGAGAAACTAAGGCCATCTTATCCAAGGAAGAAATAAGTCTTTCCATTCCATTGATGCAAGACTTATCGCAAGTAGGCAATATTTACGATAAGTTTATGAGCTATCATGCCGGACGAAATTCCACAATGGTACGCAAGCAATTTATCTTTGTTATTCTTTATCTTTATTCTCCTAGTGCCCTTGGCGGTTCTAAGATGAGAAGAGGGTTAAGAGAAAAAATCGCTAAGGTTTTGGGGTGTACATGTTCTAATGTAAGCCATGATTACAAAAACATCAGTTTCTATTATGTTACTTACCGAAGTTTCCGTAATGACGTGAATGAAATATTGGATAAGCTATTAATAGATTTGGGTTTAAAAGAGATAGGGGAAGAATAACTTCCCCTACCCTTTTTAAAGCAATCGCAACTCTTGTTTAATACCAAGCTTTTTTGACTCTTTATTAAAGAACTCTAATTTACGTTTTACTTTATCTTTAAATTCCTCGAACAATGCAATTAGAGCCTCTTGCTCGGTATCAAAAAGTGATTCCTCTCTAATTGTATGCTGTTTAGTTCGTTCACGATAGTTGGGCTTATATTTGTAATCTATCCACCAACCCGAAGAATTAAATTCGTTCCCCTCAAACCAAGATACGTTGCAGCATCCCTTTACTATACAGCGTTGTGGGGCATCAAACCATCCATCAATATACCAAGCAATATCTCCATTCTTATATTTGGGTATTGGCCTTTCCTCTTTGTTCGTATATTTATATTTCTTCATATTCTCTTTTTTATTACTTATAGAAATCCCTATTATAAATACCTGAAAGCCTTTGCATATCTTCCTCTGTTATGGAGTACTTGTAGTTTAACTGATATTGAATATAGTCTCCATACTCCACATCTTTACATGGGAACAGCTTTCCGTTATCAATTCGTTTGAATATTATATTATAATCTGTCCTCACTCCCTTGTTAATAATTGAGAAGTGACTTCCTACAGACTCTCGTTTATCTATTACTTCATACCAAAAAGTTTTACCTTTATGAGACCTATCGTTAACACCCATATAAGCAAAAATTCCTAATATAAAAAGAACAAATAAAAGTTTAAAACAACTGTTATCTTTTTCCATATTACTAATGTTTTACTACTTCCAAATACTTTAATTTTGCGAATCTGTATGATACATATATCTTATCTATATTCACATCTGTATTAAAGGCAAGGATACATCCTTTATCATCATAGAACCCAAGGATAATATACTTTTCCTCTACATACCCTGCAACGTATGCACCAATATCATTACCTTTATAAAGAACAGGCTCTCCACGATACGCATTAAAAAAATCTTTATTTGTCATACGCTATCGCTATTTTAGTTCATCAAAGTCAAGCCACTCAATCTTATCGTAGCACTCATACAGAACTTCGATACGCTGTGTTCCGTCTCCTCTTGTGACAACCCATATATCGTCACTCATTGCTCCATAATGAAGAGCCGTAGGATTTACGCCACCTCCACTATATCGGAACATTACCCACTTTTTTAAAGGTGGCTTATCTTCTTTTAGGTCGTGCCATAATGATGCAGCATTCACGTAAGGAACGTTTTCCGTATCACAATCGGTAACACCAACCATTTCTGTACTGAACGTTACTCCGTTAAGCTCATTGTAATCTACCTCATCTTCATTGCTACAGATATTGAGGTAAATCTTCTTTGGTAAATTCTTTACTTTCATATCACTTAAATTTAATAATAAAAAACTCAGTATCAAGCCATTTGTCGGGGCAAAGACCTTTTTTAGGCTTACCGATGGTGATACCTTCGATTTCCTTTTCGATACGTGGACTATCCTTGCGGTAGCCGTTGATGAAGAGAACGTGGGTATATTGTTTTAACACAATTCTCTGTGCGTCAATATATTTTTTAAGTAAATCCGTTCGCCCTGACAAAGCCAATGCAAGATGTCGCACATCAACAATATTGCTATTGTTTTGAAGTAATCGTGCTACCCAATACGGCTTTATCTCCCGATACTCTTCATCCTTTTTTCCGTCAGCAATCATTTCAAACCATCGCTTGCTGACGGTGAGGGTCAATACTTTCTTTTTCATCCTTACACCTCCTCCCAGTCTGTTGCGAGAATATTGCCACACGACATTTCGACTATTGATACATGAGGCTTTCCTGTAATATGTATATACTCTCTTCCCCAACGATTTTTACTAATAGAATAGGAATCGGAACTACTCCACCCACATCTTCTTACTTTCTTTCCTTCCTTCATTCTTCTCAGAGCCTCCGAGAAATCAAATATTTCCTTGCTCATTATAATTTTGCTTTAAAGTTGTAAATTGGTTTAATAACATCAATGACATCAACCGTAGGTTTGATTAACTCAACAATCTCTTCGGTTGATTTATATGCCATAGGTGCTTCGTCAATCGTCTCTTCGCATACAGAACTAGAATAGATGCCATTCATTTCATTCTTGTAAGAATCCATAGATAACTCTTTCTTCGCTTGCGTACGAGACATCAATCTACCTGCTCCATGTGGGGCTGAGCATAACCATTCCTTGTTTCCTTTACCTTTACAGATAAGAGAACCGTCACGCATATTCATTGGGATAATGACTACCTCATCCTTTTTTGCACTGATAGCTCCCTTTCGCAATATACCCTTGTCTGTATCTATATAGTTGTGAATGGTTGTAAAAGAATACTTATCTGAATTAGCATCAATATCTACACCTAAAGCATTTACAAGTCTGTTGGCGATAATCATTCTGTTTTGTTCAGCATATTTTTGAACTATGCGCATATCATTGAGGTAGTCATTGAGCAAATCACCTTCCAAGTAAGAAAGTTCCTTGCTTATATTTTTAGTACCTAATGACTTAATAACACTCTGTATCTCATTTTCTCTGCCTTCGCTTTTTAGCTTGGCAATAACCTCAGACTTATCAGCTATTTTCTTACGACAATACTCGTAGGCAAGTTTTTGGTAATAGTTGCATACCCTAACTCCAAGGTTTCTACTTCCTGTATGTATCACAAGAAACTTCTCACCCTCTTCGTTTGCATCTAACTCTATAAAGTGATTACCCCCACCAAGAGAACCAACAGAACGATATACTATATCCATCCCATTAATACTATCCCAAGAACGAAATTTACCAAACATATTGCCGTCAACTAATCCATGTATGAATGCAGAAGCTTCTTCGTTGATATTGAAACCAGATGGAATCAACGTATTGACTGCTTCGTCAAATTTCTGTAGATTAATATTAACTTTACCAAGTCTAACGACTTTCATTCCACAACCTATATCTACTCCTACGGTGTTAGGAACTACTCTTTTGTCCAGCTCTATCACCGTGCCAATAGTACAGCCTTTACCTGCGTGACAATCTGGCATTATTCTTATTTCACAACCAGAGTAAGCATCGCTATTGGATAGAACTTCTATCTGCTTGATAGCTTCATCTTCTATTGTCTTTGTAAAGACCTTTGTAAACTCATTCATATCTCATTTCTTTTTACTTGTTAAACTTATCGCCTTTGTGATGCGGTGGTCGAATGGTAAGGCATTCCGACACATCTTTCTTTTATCGTAAGCACCCCATGCAAGCAGCCACTTGACATTATACCCTTTCTTTTTGTACTTCTCTTCTATATTTAAAAAAGTACATTTATGCTTCATTATCTTCTTTGCCAATCTAATCTTCATACGCTATAATTGCTTTAATTTATTGAATATCTTGGCAAAACGGTGCATGTAATCAAAGTTAACGCTTTCACCATACTCACACACCATTCTGTTATATAGCCAACGTAGATGCTCCGCATCCTCGTGGAACTCTTTAATATCTTGTTCGTCTAAGACTATTTGTTTCTTCATACGCTACTTCTCCTTTCTGCAATACTTTTTTGATAAGCCATTGAACCGCTCATAGTTCGGCAGCTTGGGAGAGATTTCAAACTTCATCGTTGTAACATCATATCCTCTATCAGTCATTTCTTTGACAAACTCTTTGGTGAAGACCTTATCGAAAAGATAATGAGCATCTGTTTGAGTCATAAACCCTAGAGGATGATAAGCACCAATGCAGTTCTCTTTCTTATCCCAATATGCCGTTAGCTTATCTTTCTTTAAAAGTCTCATATCTTAATTAATTTCCTCCTCAATCGTTTTGAGATAGTAAATTGTATTATTGATACCTGTAAGTTCCTTACAAGGCCTTTGGTAAGTCTCAGAGATTTGTTCCAAATCCTTGATAAATTGTTGTAGCTTAATTTTATCCTCCCAATCGAGAACTACTACATTTCTTGTTTCTTTTTTCATACGCTAAAAAGGTATTTGTTTATTACTACTGCGAACATGCATATGTTTTCTTCTCCAAGCTAAATTATTTTCTACTTTAATATGCCCGTCTGGGAATTGATGTACTCTATCCCAATAAGCAAACATAGAGAATATACTTTTTATACGCTTCATACGCTACTTCTTTTTATCGAATTTATTGCCAACTCTTTCTATCTTACCAATTTCCAGAACATGTGGAAGCAAATAAAGAGGTTCATTCTCGCCGGCTGCCATAAAAGCATAGTCCTCTTCTGACCAAAGCACTTCGGCTGTAGGCTTATACCCTACGAAATGTATTAGGTCGTGCTCCCAAATTTCATTGCCTTCGCAATCTATTAACCCTGTGAACTGACAGACAGTAGTAGGGTCAATTTCATGAAGCGTTGCACCTTCTGATGCTACGATACCTATAGTAGTTTTGCTAAGTGCAGGAATCTTCATTACAACAAAGCTTCCGATTATCCATTCTCCGTTATCAAGACGTTTAGCCTTGAATTTAATATCTTTAATTTTCATAAGCTATAATTCTTCTTTTTCAAATTCACTTTTTGGAACTCTGTAAGATGTACTATGATATTCACACTCATCATCTTTACCTATAATATATTTGGCAAGCATATCTTTCAATGCCTTATAAGCTAAAGTGTTGTGACGAATCTGAATACGTATAAAGTTCTCATTATCACACATTGTAAGTGGTGATTGATTATTCATATACACCTTGCCTTTCTTACCAAGGTTACTTCCGTTGTAACGTTGGTAGAAATATCCACTAACCTTATGCTTGATTCTGTAAGGTTTTGTCATAACTATTCTCCTTTAAGTTCTACATTTTATTCACCTATCTTTTCAAAAACTAATTTTACTTTTATAGGCTCATCTTCCCATGATAAATCAATATTGTTTCTTGGGATAGTAAATCTTTTGTTTCTATGGTCTCTAGCAGTTATCTCATCATTACAATTATAATCAATACCACTTTTCCACTTACTCCAAAATCCATACCAATCATCTCGGAATGGTTTATCTTTGAACAACACTAGCTCGCCATCTTTATCACAAGCAAGCCATAAATATTTAACTTTATCACTCATATTTCTTCTTTTTAAGTTCTCTTTCACGTTTACGTCTCTCCCTTCTTGTAGGTGGTGGAACGTATTCATCTAAGAATGCAAACGTTTTCTTGCAATTAGCATTTAATACAGGAATATATACATCCAATAATGCCTTTAATAATTCTTCCATATCAATCTTCTTTAAGTTCAACAGGTTCATCTTGCCAAGACAAATCTCTTCCGATGAGTTTCTTGATACTACCTTGTGGTATTTCTATGCATTTGCAAGAACCATAATCGTCTCTCCAGCTATATACAGCTTTGTGAGGCTCTGTTTCAAATATAAGTTCTGTACCAAAACTATTAACACATACCCATGCCATAGCTATTCCTCCACTTTTACACCGAAAGGTTTCCCATCAAAGAAAATAAAACAATCAAACAAAGACTCATAACTAGCAGAACCACTATTTACAGTTTCAATTCCTTCATTACGTACGTACGATATTTGAGTCCATATGTCTCGGTTTATCCCTTTAAGCCAACCAAATGGTGTGTGTTTTGACATTTCTTTTAAACACTCTTCTGCATTCTTGAATGGACGATACTTTGGTTCTGGCTTGATTCGGTAATCCACGTTTGCCCAATATTCAAGTTCCTTCATTTCAGTCCAATCATTGAACTCAAACCAACCATCTTTTGTTACTCCGTTGTTGTCTGCGGTTGGTTTTCTTCTTGTTTCTATTATCTTGCCTTCTGCAAAAGCTTGCAAGAAAGGATAAAATTCTTTAGCTTGATTTCTGTCCATTGTTTCTTCTTTATTTGTTAACGATAAATATTACCTCTAACCTATATCAGAAATAGCTTTATCAGCCTTTTTGTTTATAGCATCAAGAGCTTCAATGATACTAGTGAGACTATCAGCTAAGAGAAGCTCAGTATCGCTTGCGGACGGATTTGTTTTAACCAAATCAACCTTTCGCCTTGAATCTTTAATTAATTCTGAATATGTTTTATTTTCCATTGCTTGCGCCCTCAATTGCATCTTTAATTTCTAACTCAACCGCTAGGTCGTGAATTAACTCAACCGCTTCTTTCAAAGCATCATACATATTATCTCCTTCTGACACAAGCTCATCAATAGTACTACTTTCGCTCATATCCTCAGGGAAATCTTTAGGCTTCCAAGTGAAACTTTTGTTCTTTTTCTCGAACTCATAAGCCTTCTGAATAAGTTTTTCTATTGTCATATCAATCCTCCAATTTTATATTATGTTCATCTGCGAAATAATCTTCTGCCTCTTCGCAAAACTGACCTTCGCAAAGTGATTCTGGGAGTACTCTGCTAGTATAATACTCTCGGCAGCATAACTCACAGATTTCTTTTTCATAATTATTTCTTAACTCTTCTCTAGTCATTACTTACCCTCCTTTGCTTTCTTTTAATTTGTTAATTAAAGCATCAGCGCAACCAATAGCAAGTTTTGCAGCGAAAGGTGCATTAAACTTCCCTTCTGCATTAAGCAGGGAAGGAAATACTTCTTTTGCAATCTCATATCTGCGTTGTTCCCAATCTATTGTTTTCATATTCTCTTATTAACTAAAGTTATAAACAAACACGAATGGGTTACTTGCCCATGTGCCTTTTCCTGAAAGTTTGTCGATGAGTTGAGCAAATGGCTCTCTTGGAGTACTATAGGTTGCAGATTTTTCTGTTATACTATAGAAATGCGCCTTGTTTATTTTGCTCTCGAAATCTACGATACCTTCTGCAAGGCAGTCTTCTTCGCTGATGTCTTGCAATCGCTCTATTCTCACATCCTTGATATGAATATGATACGGCATAAGGTCTGCTTTAACAAACATTTTGTTGTCGCAACCTTTTTCGTATTTAATACACTCTAATGGCATCCCATGAATGCCACAAAGACGATAGAACTCATCATTATTTACAAGGTCTATGTATCTTTGCGCAATAGCTACCTTATCACCAACCTTGTATGGTGAATGTTCCAAGGCGTAATCAAGCATTTTTTTCAGTTCTTCACCATCTGATTTATAAAGTCTGTCTTTACAAGATTCCTTCCAATCAGCAATAGATTCTTTTGTCCATCCTTCGTACGTGTTCAAACGCTCGAAAAGCATTGTAGGATTCAGAATACGTCTTGTCTGAGTCTTTCTTCCCTCAAATACCGCCTTTGTCAGACCATACTTGTCATTAAACATGATTTTCTTCATATTCTCTTATTTTTACCCTCTCCCTTTTGTAGGAGAGGGTGGTTGATTACTTAGATGGCTCAGTATATGATACTGGTTCCCAAACATCATAAGCCGTCAGTAAAGCAGGAGCGATAATTGATGGAGCGAAGATGATAGATACTACAACATCTGGAGCATTCAACTCGTAGTTAACACCTTCTACTTTGTTTTCCTTACTAGCCCAGCCATAAGGCTTTGCTGTAATCGTAGAGCCATCTTTCTTTTTAAAAGTCTTCTCGCTAGAGCAAGAAGCGAACAAACTTGCAACGACTAAGGCTGCCAAAATAATCTTTTTCATATTACTTATATTTATGTCCTATAAGGACGGTTAGTTACTTTAAATAATTATTTTTAATTTTATCTGGTAATTCAAATTGAATTTGAAATGTTCTACGTATAGGATAGCCTTGATTTACATACGTCTTACCAAGATAAGCAGTAGTTGCAATACTTGCATATCCTAAATTACCATTGCTCTCATAACAAGTTACATCACAATTATCATATACTGTGTCTATATCTGCTATGATTTTTCTGAGTTCTCCTAATTTCATATCTCTATAATTTTAAGTTAACAACTTATTCTTATAATTATTATACACATCACATGGAAGAGTACAATAACAATATCTCGAATCTGATTCTTGACACTCTTTATATTTATTAAAAGGACACTTTGCCATACCTACACCTCCATTTTGTGATTAATGTTCAAGCCGAAAAGAAAATGCTGGAGTTCGTGGCAGTATTGTATCTCTACCATATTATTTCCATCAACCTCTACATATAGATGACCTTTATTAGATTTATGCTTAAAGTCTATCCCAATATAAGAAATAAACCCTTCTGCTACATCTAAGTAATAGTACCATCTGTTTTGTGTTCTCCATCCATTCTTCTCTAGAATCTCAGGAGTGAGAGGAATCGGAACAATATTATCCTTATCAGCATATTGAATTTCTCCGTTTGGGAACTTGATTTGATATAAGAGTGCTTCATTTTCGTTTTCCGTACCAATTACCTCAACGATATATTTCTTTATACCTACATATACAGAGACCAAATCTCCTGGAATGTATTCTAACTTATCCATACGCTTTACTTAACTTCTTTAAAAATTACATCCTTACCATCAGAACGCATATCCTTAAAACATAAATAAGGGCATCCTTCTTTGTCAGTAAAAAAACAACCTTCACATGAATCACCTTGCTCGACAACTTCAAGAGTAGTGGTTACTCTTTCTCCAACTTTAAGTTCTTCCATATTAATTTCCTCCTAATTCAATATAGACTTTTTCCAACACTTCTAACGGATAGTCATTCAGATTGAGATTATGTATTCTATGAATGATAATTCGTTTACGATATTCTAGTTTTATTGCCTTTATCTGCTCCTCATCTTTAGGGATTTCAATTCTACGAGAGAAGATATAAGATTCTCCAGATGCAAATCCGTCAGACTTTCGGTATTTAATATTGTTTACAACGACCAAAGTTTTTGTTATTCTTTCAACAATAGCAATTCTTCTGCTGTCGTATTTGTCGTAAGCAACAACCTTATCACCAACAACCAAATCTTTAAGCTCTTTCATTGCTTACCTCATTCTTTTGGTAGTATGTCATCAACATAAAGCCAACGAGTAACTCTTTGTTTAGCGGCTTGAACTTCCCATGAATCTCCATGATATTCATCACATTCATCAATACAGTAATACATTCCTAAACTTAATTCATAAGATGTGCTACCGAATGTAGATTCTACAAGTATATCTTCATTATCTGCTGGTTTTTCACTAGCAGGATGCCACAAGTCCTTCAAGAACTCATTGATAGCCCACTTAGCACCTGCGTTAAAGCCATCAACATGACCATCTAAGAATGCAAGATGTGTAGGCTTTGAATCATCAAAACCTTTAGCATCTACAACATATTCTGATATTTGTCGTGCGGCTTTTGCTATTTTATATTTGTCTATCATAATTATCTTCCTTTCTTACTATTTTTATCCAATATCTCTTTAATCTCGAAATATTGAGCCTTTACAAATTTTTCCATCTCTAACTTGGTTATTCTACCAATAACTGAAATATACCCATTCCTTACAGATATTGAGAAATAATCATTATTGATAAAACTAATGTTAACATCTATGCTTTCATCATTCATAATCTACCCTTTCTTTTTCTGAGTTCTAACATTCTCCTAGTTCTACGGCTTTCCTTGCCACTAGGAGGGTTGCCACCAAGCTTTACTTCTGGGATTTCATAATTCATATAGATGGAAGCTTCTTCATTGAGTGCCTTAACTTCTTCTTTAGTCAAGGCTTCTTTAAGTGATACACCAGTTGGTGTTACAATTATCTTTACATCGTCTCTAATCATATCTATCCCTCCACGTCTTTAGTTGTACCTAACAATGATTCGTTGCCTTCGTAAGGGATGCAGAACTCCCATCTACCATTAACACATACATAGTCAAGATATTCATCTGTCTTATCTGTATGGCTAAATATATTTGCACGCCATTCCTCTGTTTTTTGATGTCTAACCAACACATTATCGAATGGTTTCAGCTCATCAAACTTTGGCTTCAAATCCACAATCTGTTTCTTCTCTGCATCCCAAGTCTTGCCTTTCTTTGCGAGAGCATCAAAGAGTTGCTGCTTCTCAGAGTCAGTTGCTGGGCGGAGACTATAATGAACTCTTGTATAACCATATTCAGCTGTAGTAAATTTATCGTCAGCATTATAGAAAGCATAGTAAAAAGCTCTTTCGTCTCCATCTTTATATTCACTTCTTAAGATGAAAATACAATTTGCAAAATATCCATCTTTAATTCCTTTCATAAACACAATATCCCCATCCTTGAACTCTGGCTGAGTCTTCTCAATCTCCAAGGTTTCACGATTAAGTTTGCCACCCAATCGCTCCTCGATGGTGCTGATGTAGGTCTGAACAGCATCTTTACCTGCTTTTTGGAAATCAGAAGTTAGCAATCGTTCTTTTTCATAGAACTGTTCTGTATCATTATTCTCTTTCCAAAGATAATATTTCCCTACGAAAGAGCAATATGTACCATCGACAAATCTTTCAAATATAATATGTACATCCCCATCTTTATTAACCAAGACATCGCCTTTCTTCCATGCGAACTTAGACCAATCTCGCATTTCTTTTGATGGAAAAACAACACATTCTCCGTCATCATACAATTTGCCATTTTTATCAAGATGCCCTTCTCCACCATTCATAAAACCAAACTTTGAATTATAGAAGGATATTTTGAAACTTTTATCATCTACTTCTTCTAACTTGCATTTACCACAGGCGGAAGAATATAACTTAGTTCCTTGTGGTTTATCCTTTAGGATTTCCACTATATTAATCTCAGTTTCCATAACTAAACCAATTTTTGCGTTAAACAATACTGGTAGTAACTCATACTACCAACGTTTTTTGATATTTTTGGCAGCTCACCATCATAAGGAGTGACTTTCAAGCCATCAATGAAATCAGCATTCTCAGTTGATACCTCAGTATTATGCTCATTCATAAACACCTTTTGCGCTGTCGTAGAATGGCTTTCTGCTCTTAATTTACCGAGTGACCGCCAAACTTGTTTACGATGGATGAACAATCCATACAAAGGAATAGTTCTTACTTCTACTTTTGTACCCATAACCTTAACCATTTAAAGATGATAATAACTATTTGATACCCTTGCGCCCAAATCGAAGCATCCCACGGCATCCGGTTTTAAGAAGCGTTTCTCTAACTTCTCCAAAGCCACTTTATACTTCTGCTCCATGTGCTTGCAATGAAGTCTCTGAGCTAATTTAAGTTGCTCGACAACACCCTTGCGAGCAACTCTATATTGTTTGTCGGACATCATAGCCTTATTCGTTCACATAGTTGATTACTTGCTCTTGACCTTGCTCATGCAAGTTATCGAAAGCGTCTTCTATAACTTTAGCTACTTGGTCGCCATTAAGGTTATCCAGTATTTCTCCAGCTACTTCAACCATCTTGTTTATAGGTAAGGAACTGAACTTTTCTACTAAAAAGTTCTTCTGCTCGTTGATGGTCATATCATCGAACAAGTCCGACAAATCTACTTCAACTTTATATTCTGCCATAATTTGAAATTTTAAAAGTAATTAGTTGTACCACACATCATTTGGCATAAGAGCCAATGTCCATCCATACTCTAGTTCATACCTTAATATTTCAAGGGCGTGACTCATTACAGATGAAAGATCTACAAAGTTATTTTCGTACTCCATATCCAAACCATTTAGTTACCATACTTGTAATGCAAATAATTAGCCTCTGAGCCGAAATAAAGCTCGGTATCGCTCATATTTGCCTCCCTCAAGTCATTCTCTACATCTTTATAAGAAGGCACGCAATCCTTAACTCTTTGGCAGAACAAAGGATATTTTGAAGAAACGTCTTCTCCGTCTTCATTATAGATATTAATCTTATCTACATTATAATATGGATAAGAAGAAATATTTCCATATGAATGGATAACCTTTCTACTCTTAACGGACACCACGATTTCAGCAGGTTTGTTAATAGCATCAAACTCGCAAGTAAAATCATCAAGTTGCGCCTCAAAAGCCGCATCATTAAACTTTTCAGATAAGTTTTCAAAAAACTTTTTCACTTTCTTCTTACAGTTTTTATGGTGTGTCTCACCATTTTTAATTAGTAACCTTTATTTCTTAATTACGATGCAAAGATACAAAGAATATTCGAAATATGCAAGTTGTTTAATGTATTTCTTATAGCTTTTAACACTCTATAATAATACAAACAAATAATTTGCTGACGTTAACACAAAAATCCCCACCACTACATTATTATATATAGTGATGGGGTAAACACCAAATGGTATTTTGCCTTTGGGCTATTTTTCTTCCTTATCTACAATTTCAACGAAATCTCCAATGCCCAAACGAGCATTGTTGATGCAAGACGCAATCCAACCCATCAAGTAGGCTGAGGGCTCGCCGCCGTGTTCCAAGTCAGTATATTCCTCGATGGCATCGCAGACGTGAGAAGCTTCATGGCAGCAATAGTTCATCGACATAACCTTCTGACACGGAAACGAGACAAGAACGCCGCGCCTTCTGTCGCTCTTCCTGACAGCATCGGAATACGTAACGCCGCCGTAATCACTATCGGGAGCATTGCACTTGTCAAAACATGAATCTATCAGCTCTTTCAAGTCTTTACCGATGTGTACCCAAAGTTTCAAAGGGTAGATTCCGTTTCCGTATTCGTAATATCCTTTCTTCTTCATACATCATCGTTTTTATGTTTTTCCCATCCTGCTTTTGAAAAGGCATACCAAGTATCACAAATGTCAAGAGCGAGAATGTAGCCTTGGTTAATACAAAAATCGCTATCAAAGCCTTCGATATGAACATACATCAGTGCTATAGTATCATAAGGAACACTACGACCTTCAAGACAAGGGTTTTTAAAATTCTTAGTCTTGTATAAACTTGTAACAATTGGCACTTGAAGAACGTCTGAAATATTCTTAGTGCTAATCTCTATCGACTTCTTAAACTTCTTCATATTCTCAACTATTTAAATTTCTCAAAGTAGAACACAATTTGTCTATCAAAGTGCTCTTCGATTAAACCATAAGCAAGCGACATCTTTACTTGGAAAGAAGCCTTACCATTAAGCAATCCTTTAGCCTGTCTAGTAATCTCCGAACGAAATTGTTCCAAACTCATATCACGCTTACGAAGATTACAAGACCTGCAAGATGGCATATAGTTCTCCATGGAATCATCGCCATGGAATACGACAAATTTTCCCTCCTTTTCGCTCCACCGAGAGTAGCAACCTCGATTTTTCGGAACAAGATGGTCAACCTGCATATCCTTATACTCTATACTCTTGCCGCAATAAGCACAATGCCCATCGTATTTGCGATATATTTTAAGTCTATCTTCTTTTTTCATATTCTCAACTATTTATGTTTTAAAATAACGCTGACTGCGCTTGTTGTGTAGAGTTTGTGTTGCTTGTAATGAGAGTTACAGCCTTAGAAGAATTTTACGGGCTGACATTCATCGATTAACTTGCGTGCTTCTTTAGCACACTCAGCCACGCATTTTTCGACTGCTTCTGTGATGTCTTGGATTTGCCCCTCACGCATATTGCCGTATTTATCGCAAGTATCGGCTATTATTTTGTAGAGAACACGATTTTGCAAAGCCTCCATATAGTCTACAAAATCCTTGCAAGTTTTGCGTCGAGGTTCTTGCACCCAATCAAGAAAGTCCTTCTTCCAGTCTTTCCATGTTTTGATTTTTATTACTATCATTGCTGTTTATATTTTTTATTTGTTGTTCTTGTGCCCTATATGATATTTGTTGCATATCCTACACCGATACACCGCCATACCTTGTGCCCGTAACTTCGGATTCTGATTTAGAAACTCCCAAGCATCATCCTCGCTTTCATAAGCTACCTTCGCCTTCCAAGATTGACCCTTTTTAACCCAATGCTCAGGATCTGGATGCAAATGACGAGGAATACATTTATTTCTTTTCTTCATAACTTCTTCAGAAATTTAAGTTGAAACCCTTCTGCCTTTTTTATTCCTGGGTATAGCTTCGTTAGAACCTCCCATGCTCTTGTCTTGTGCCGATGCCACATCGTAACCGGATGCACACGCTCACCACTTGGTAACACATAGAAATCTGCCTTAATGGTATCAATATGCTCATAGTTTGCAGCTTTATATATAGTTCCCTTGTTACCTATGGACGTATCGGCATAAGATATAAGGTACTTGATTTCCTTATGTGTTGCACTAATATACTTATGCAAGAGAGATAGGCAAATCGTCTCGCTAAACTTTGGCATATCATCAGACAACCACATTCTGTCAAATTCCCTCACTTGATGGTAATCCAACACTTCGCCCTTTTCAGTCTTGATGTGAGGTCGGATTCCATACCCTATTTGCATTGCACCCCTTATCTTATCCTTATACAATACCAAAAGATTCAAGCAACTATTCTTCGTTACCTTGTGTGAAAAGTGATGAGGAACTATGATTGCATCTGCTTGTGCCTTATCGCACTCCATCAGCTTTATTCCCTTTTCCTTGCATTCGTAACCGATAACAAATCCGCAGAAGCCTAGCACTGGAGACTTGTTCAACTTTCTTCTTCTCATATCAATGATACCTCCAAAAATAACGTTTGAAATTATCTAGCAAATGCTCTATACAAGCTTTGATTTCGCCTTCTCTCAAGAATCGGTTGCAAAAACCTATCAATTCATCACGTACCAACCCTCGTTTTAAGGCTTCGTCTCTCATAGCTCTTATAAGAGCATCCGTTGTTTCTTTATTCCCATTTCTTACAACAGGATTGCAACAAAACACCTTGCACATATCCATAGTTTCAAAACAGACTTAACTGCCTACTCATATTCTTTAATTCGTTATTAGCAAAATCTACTTGACGCTGGTCTATTTCAAAGCCTATATACTTTCTTTCAAGGTTTACGCAAGCTCTTGCCGTTGTACCGCTCCCCATGAATGGGTCTAGAACAACATCACCAACATTTGTCGAGTTTCTAATTAATATCTCCATCAACTTTACAGGTTTTTCAGTCTGATTAATCAAACCATCCTTATCCTTGCGCTTGTTGGTTGGAATAGGAACACTCAGAATGTCAGATGTACCACATTCATTTATCGGTCTATCACCACCTTTGCGTAGCATGATGATATACTCTTTCTGTGCCATATAATAGCGGCCACATATTTTTGCGCACTTATCCCATATTAAGCATTTGGTAAAATGGAACTCACTCTTTCCTACCACATCAAGAAAGTGCATTAAATTATAATCATTACACATCAGATAGCAATGCGACCTGTCCTTTAATATCCGGTACAAATCATTGATGTAGTCCGAAATATCAATATCGTTACTCTTGAATATCTTGCCCTTTCTTGTTTGAGATTCCGTCCAATATCCTCCCATACTCCCTGAGCCACCCCTAGACTGAACCGGATAAGCCACATCGGAACATACGAGGTCTATGCTATCACTATCAATCAGCTTTAAAAGCTTTCGACAATCACCTTGATAAATTCTATTTAACTCCAGCATATCCAAACATATCTTTTTGATTAAACAATTCTTCCTTAATTCTTCTTTGTGCCACCTTGAAATAATCCTCATCCAATTCAAAACCAAGGTAATTCCGATTTGTCCGCATACAAGCCAGAGCAGTACTTGCGCTGCCCATAAAGCCATCAAACACCAAATCTCCTTCGTTCGATGATTTCAAGATGCATTGCATTAGCAAGGGGATTGGCTTCTCGTTCTGATGTACCAATTTATCTGATGGAACTCTATCAAAGTCCCACACGTCCTCCAAACGCTTGCCGTTTATGATTCGTCTGCCTTTATTCAAGTACAGGATTGGCTCGTAACATTGACCATATTGCGCATCTAAATCTCCAGCCGTATGGTTGTTCTTTCGCCAAATGAGCACATTCTTAATGGTAAACCCTGCATTCCTCGCTTGTTGCATAAAAAAGTCCAAGGTCTTGGCACTACAGAAAATATAAGCAGCACTATCATCCTTTAAAATCCGGTAGCATTCGCTCATATAATCAATAATCAATTGCTCATTATCATCATTGAGTATTTCCTTAGAGAAACGATGGTCGTCAGCTCTCCACCCAGTCTTGTAGGCTATGCAATACGGAGGGTCAGTAACAATCAAATCCACCTCCCCACTCTCTATTTGCTTCATTCCTTCTATACAGTCGGAATTGTATATTCTGTTTAATTCTAGCATATCAAATCTCTTTAATAGCGTTAACATAAGCTTCGTGAGCTTCTTCTTGCGTCCCAAAGCATCCGATATAAATTTTCTTCTTACCTATCTGGTACTGAGCTTGCCATTTTCTGTTGTTCTTATTCCACGTCACGCCCAAGTATACAGATGAAGTCTTCTTTGCTATAGCAGAATAAATCACATTGTATCTTGCGGTGCAATACTCCAAGTTGTCTACATCGTTATTCGTCTTGTCGAAATCCTTATGATTCACCATCGGCAACGCTTCTGGATTCTCCAAGAAAGCCTGAGCTACCAAACGATGTATATAAAACATCTTGCGCTTTCCGTTCTTGTAAAGCCATACCTTCAGATAACCTTTTGATGTCTTGCAAGGTGCGATTTCCTTTAATTGAGACGTTCTCCCAATAGTAAAAACATGTCCCAGCTTGCTAACATAATACCTTTCGTAATTCTTTATAGGCTTAATATCACCAAGAAACCTTGTTATACATTTATCTTTCATTGTTACCTCCTTTTTCAAAGAAACTTGAATATATGGCTTGCGCCTCCTTTGTATCTAGCAAATCAATATCATTGTAAAACCTTCTATACACAACGCACAGCCTTTCGTCATTTCCGGTTTCTCTTGCTTTAGCTATTTGCTGACAAGATTCCATTAAAAATGCACTTATCTTCTCGTAACTTCGTTTTTGTGTCTTCTTTAGCATATCCATGCTTACAAAGGTTTTGTAGTGGATGATATGCTTTTCGTGCTCGTATTCTGTGAGTATAAGCCCTTCCGGAATAGCAAATACAACTCTTCTTGTCTTGTCATCACTATAGAGCTGAACTGCACCTGTAAACGATGTATATATCTTTTGCAATATCTTGGCAATCGGTAAGTCTTTTTTCAAAAACCTTTCTGCAAATCTCTTCAGAAAATGAACGCTCATAGCAAAACAATCTTCGCTATACCCCTCGTTTCTACTCATAGGAATATACTCGTTGGTTTCCTTCAGATAAATGAACACACCGGAAGCAAATACATCGCCATGTTTTACACCTACAACGATGAAATAATCGGCATTAGGTGTAGCAAGCTCAAAGGTCTTTGTTATTTGTCTCACGTTCTGCTTTCTCATTTCACGTTTAAGCTCATTAGCTTTTCGCATCTGAAACTCATAGATTCTAGCTTCATCTAAGTTTCGTACTCTACGCATCTCTCCCGATGTCATACTTGCTGTTATCATGCGCATTCCTCCTTTTTAATCTTTGATAACCAACAATCCCAGATTCTTGTAGCTACATTAGCCATCATAACAGGAGGAACACACATTCCGCAAGCAAACCAAGGTTTCATGCCATTAAAGTCATAATCCATCGGAAATGTTGATGCTAAAATCGTATCATGTGCTGAAAGATAACTTGGATTATCATAATACACAAGTCTATCTTCCATTGCTGATATGGTATTGCATACCTTGTTCTTTTTAAGAAACATATTATTGAACATAGAAAGACGATTATCCATCCGCTTGACAATATCACCGATAGAATTGTCCTTTTCGTTTCTATACTCCCAATACTTCATCATTCCTTTAGGAATCTGTCTTCCATTATAGTCCGAGAACTCATCCAAGACAATTTCTTTCTCGTTGAAGTCCATATCTATCTTAGGCACTCGCTCGAACAAATCCTTCTGAACCATAAACGGCTCGCAAAGGTCTTTGCGTAATCCTAGAAAGAACACCCTAGGTCGATTCTGAGGAACACCCATATTACGTGCATTAAGCAACCAATGCTGCAAGATATATCCGGCATTATCCATCTGCTTGTAAATCTCTTTCACGTACTCGATAGCTTCACCTTGCAACAAACCTTGGACATTCTCAAAAACCACCACCTTTGGCTTTAGTTCTTTAGCAAGGTCAATAGAGTAGAAAGCCAAATCGTCAAGCCTTTGCGCCTTCTGACCTTCTCGGAATACTTTTCCCTTCCCCAAGCCTTTTGGCGGTCACCTGCAATACTGAATACAGAACATGGGAAACTAGCATCCAATATATCCAAATTATGCAACTCTTCTTTCATAATATGCCCCCCCATATTGATATTGGTAATCAACTCACGAATATCACAATTGAAAGAATACTTGACATCGTGATTCTTCAAGTACATCTTCATAACCTTTGGGTCTATCTCATTACAGGCTACAACATCGTAGCCAGCTAGTTTGTAACCAAAGGAACTTCCACCTCCACAACAAAAGCAAGACATCACCTTACCTTTGTCTTTTGTGAAATTAGCATCTTTTTTAGTCCATCTATAAGGGAACTTGTGCTCGTTTTTATACATTTATCTACCATAAAAAACAATCGTTAATAAAAACCGATGTATAAAAATAACCACAAGTAATATGGTTGTAAAAAAGGGACTCTAACCCTTGAATTTAGATTCTGTTTTCTTCGGCAATGCGTCTTAAATAATCATCCGCTGCGTTATCATCTATTTTCGACTTAAGAGACATTCCTGTGTTATATCCTATCATTAAGGACACATTCTTGCTCTTTTTCTTGTTCTTTCCATATCGCCAGCCAAAGACCTTTCCTAGCCAAGCTATACCGACAATACTATCTGATACAACTATTGTCGGAAACAAAACAAATACTCTATATATCATCGCAATCTAATTGAGAGTTAAAAATATATCTATTCTGATTCAACCAAAGCTCCACGTAGTCAGCCTTGATTTTCAGAAATTCTTCGTATGTGTAGCATTTCTGCTGCTTACCACCTTTGTTCCAATAATAGGCAACTCCTCCCAAAGAAAAGAAGTCTATCAAGTCCATTTCCTTTCGCTCCGGTTCTTCACGCTTTTTCTTTTGCCTATATCTACTTACAGCAAGCAATATGAGACAAACGCAAAGCAACATGGAAACCAGTATCTCGAATATCAACCTTACGTCTTGCATCTTATTTTAAACACAAAAACACGAAACTACCGATTGCAAAGTCAAAGGAATAGTGACTCGGACTGCCTTTCGGTATAGTCCATCGGGTTTCGTGTCTCTAATATCTTATCAATTTCTTAAATCGCCATTTTATCCTTTTTTGTTCTGCGCTTGCAAAGATAAATAATATTTCGCTAACTTGCAAGCGTTTTAGTGCTTTTAATGCTTTATTTACATTATTTTAAACTTATCCTTTTTTGAAGTTCATTCCAAACTCTTCTTCCGTTACCTCATACATTACATCACCACATGCTACTCTTTGCTTGTCTTTTGCCATCAGTAATAAATTTCTATAAGGTATCTCTTTCACGACTTCTTGGTAAGATAAGTGCAGACTATCCATAAAAGATGCAATCTGTCCTAAGAGTGTATCGTTACCTATGGTCGTGGTTTTGCTATCATCCTTGCCGCACTCTTCGCCAAAATTGATAGCGTCTGAAAATCCTTTATAGAGATTAAGGAATAAGCCGTTTGTAAGCCATTGACAACCTCTTCAAGCGTTCCTTTAGATAATTCATCACTAATGGATTCATCGCCTTGTATGAATACGGACAACGCCTTGCAAGCATCATCCAAATTCTTAAGCATGCATAAGACTTCCGCTAAGGTCTTGCCCTCTTCGAAACTATCAAGGTATTTAGCCGCCTTGACCAATTTTATAATTGTAGGTGGTGAAACGTAATAAGCCCTTCCATTCACGATTATCGTTACGGTGTCCTCTCCAAGAATTGCATCCGTAACTAATTTACTTGCCTTACTCATGGTTCTGAATATTAAAAAAGGGGAACGGCATTAACACCATCCCCCTCTATCATTTGTTGCCTATGTCTTATTCTTGTTCTACAACCGCAGAGCCTTCCCATTGGTACTCGCCAGCCACACCATCGATCTCGCTTTCCATAGCAACGGCAGAAATACCCAAAGTGATATTCTTATCCTGCTGGTCACCCTTGGCAACGATAGCCGCATTTGAGAAAACGATGTAGTTCCCTGTCTTGGTCTGAGCAACGATACACTTGTTGATATTAGCCAAATCTTGGCTAGAAGACCAACCTACTGCATCTGCCTCCGTTGTAGTCTCTTCTCCAGTTGCCTTGTACATCTTACCACCCTGCAAGTCTACCTTATTCTTCCATGAAAAGACACCAATAGAGAATGTAATTGTCTTAGCACCCTCATCGGTCTTGTCACGATAGTAAACCTGTCCGTTCAGCTCGTTCTTGTACTCGGTAACACTAGGGTCATCCTGAGAATATCCCCATGTTCCCTCATGGCTGTTCTTAACCTCTGTAGCGGTTTTCAACCATGTAGCCAACTTAGCAGGTGTATTTGCCTCGGTAAGAGGAGCACCATACCAAATTCTCTTGATTCCAATAAATGGTTTCATCTTATCTTACGTTTAATGTTTCAAAATCAATAGTAATGTTTGCGTAATGGCAACTCAACCTACTCTCTTGCTCTATGCCGTGGGAGCGGATAGAATAACGATACCATACATCCTCAACTTTTCCGACCTCATTGTCGGACAGGGTTTGAATAGCCTTCTTTAAAAGCTCGTTCAATTGAGGATTAGCCTCGCCCTCCATATCTTTGAGCAATATGTTTACCTCTATAGTACAATCGTTGAAATATGTCTTATCTGCACTCATGCGCTTAGGAATGATTACTATCATGCCTTCATCAGGAATCTTCTCACCGACCATAGGTCTTTCCCCTTCAAGTCCACCCTTTATCAGATGTCCTTTCAGTCTTCGTTCCAATCCCATAAGTTCCAAGTCATCATAGATTACATGACCAGCATCTATTTCTGTTATCATCGCATATCTTCGATTTCTTTCTTGATATACTGAATACCCGAATCTATAACATCATACCCCCTAGAAGAAACATCAGACGCATATTCCGCTTTGTTGCCAAGGGTCAAGGTGTGGTCATGTACATTACTACAGTTAGACCTTCTGAGATTACCTGTGCGGTTTCGGTAGTTTCCGTTAGCCTTATCTAGCTCAACAGCAGTTTTACCTAACCTATCAAGGAATTCATCTACTTCCCTTTCTCCCTGCGCAAAGAAAGCGTCTATCTCATCCTTTATAACATCAGACATAGATACTCATATAACCAAGATAATTGCACTTAGGGGCATTATAGACCTTTCCACCTCCTCGGTAACTTCCATCATCGGAATATACTTTGACTTCATCACCTTCGGAAATCTGGCACTTGTCACAAACAATATGATATTTCGGTGTATATATGCTACCATTATCGGTAGTGAAATGCTCGGTAGAGTTGTCATCGCACCGACAACGCCCCATTTCTTTCCATTCCTCAGAAGAGCCAATGACCTCGTTGTACTTGTTGATAACCTTATTCACGAACTTCTTCTTTAATATATGAGGGGAATATAACATAACCTAGACATTTACCAAATATCAGACTTATCCGTGATAGTGGAAAGCCCTAAAGCTGCCACCACTTCATTATCCGGAGTAACACCATACTTACGGCAAAGCCACATATAGTATTGTCCTATCCTAGAGTAGTCCCAAGAGACAGAGAATCCATTTTCGTTCACATTGCTCATATATGGGGCAAGCATAAGTTCCTCGATTACGGAAATCATCGCCTTGCCTACAACCTGCGAATTATCAGACGTATATTCTTCGTCAAGGTCTATACCTAACGAAATATCTTCCAATTGAGCATCCGTTATGTTCCAAGCACGCAACTTCTGCGAAATGTATTCTCTTATCTTCATGTGACATCATTATTTCTGAGCCTGACTCATAGCCTCAGCGATTTTCTTTGCAGCCTCTTGCTCGCTCTTAGCCTTTTCGTCAAGCTCCTCTTCTACATTCTCCTTTTCAGAAGTCTCTTCGGTTGACTCGGCAGCATCCTTTTTTGGGGTTTTCTCCTTTTTAGTCTTGCTCTCCTTCTTCTCCTTTAAGACTTCCTTCTTAGGTGTCTCTTCTGATTTTTTATCTTCATCCTCTTTAGGATTTTCTTTTCCATCATTCAAGACTTCCTTTTTAGGAGTATCTTTAATTTCCTTATCGTCTTTTGGAGATGCAGAACTATTATCGTTCTGCACCTCCAACATCTTGCAAAGCTTACGTTCGATAAGGGAGTTCATGCGTTCTTCGTCAAAGTCCAAGATTGCACCTACTTCATAGATGGTGTTAAAATGGAACTTATCACGGAACGGACTAATTACCTCACCTCTCATAAGCCTAACCTACTGCTTGTGTTGAGTCCAAAGAATAGATAGCATCAACGTTATTCAAGATAGGAACAACCATTGCTTGTGAGCTGGTGAACTCACGGAGTGGGTCGTTGGTAGAATAACGACTAGCCAAGATATACTCATCGGCTGACTGATAAGTAACACCTGCAACTGGTCTTGTAGCTTCGGCTACGTTAGTCCAGAACAAATCACCAAGGTTATCATAGCATGTAAAGGTCATGTGACCCTTAGCCCAAGGGTTGTGTGTTCCCTTCTTGCCGTTAATCTCGGTCTTGATTGTACGGGCTACACGTACCAAGTTAGTCTGCCACTTATTTCTGAAGATAGAAGCAATCTGCTCAAAGCTCAAAATAGGAATATTGCTATTACTATTGGTTGCAATGCCTTGATTGAAGGCAAACTGAGCACGAACCTGCTTGTTCTTGCCAAGCAACTTGATTGTGTAATCATCAAGATAACAAGTAGTGATGGTATTTTGGTCTTCCATCGCCTTGTCGTAAACCAATTGGATGTCATCAAGAGGAGTTGCATCCTCTGCGTCCCAAGCCTTAGCACCGTGACCGAACTTATTCTTCTCGGCAAAACCTACATCAATTCGGATACCAGTACCACCGGAACGAGTAGCCAAAGCTACACCTGTTGACAGCTCACTGAGGAACATATCTTCAATACGCTCGTAAACCGCCTGAATACAACGAGGAAGGTCTGCAAACAAGTTACGCAAAATCTGTGGCTGAGGCAAACGTTGCGCAATCATGTTATCCAAATCCTTAAGCTGCTTCTCTGACATGTAAAGCTTCATACCAACCTTTGGGATTTGACCCTCAGCGGTTGAAACCTTATCACGGCTCTTCAATGGAAGTTCTGCATCCATTGATACAACATCAGCAGCAACTCGTGTGTATTCCGCAGTAATTGATGCCCAGCGTCCGTCCTGACTATATGTGTTAGTCAAGTGGTCTCGGTACATATAGGTCAATGCAGTCTGATTCTTGTCGTTCAACTTCTCTACTACACTTGCAACAAGTTGTGGGAAGTATTTATTGACCAACTGAAAATAAAGTGATTTTTCCATCTGTTATCCTCCTTCTTTTAGTCTTTGTCCATGGTTGCATCAGACTCATCGAACTTGTTTGCATCCTCATCGCTAACCAAAGCAATCTTTGGCATAGCTGTAAGGAACGCATCCGGATAGTCTGCACCATTTGCAGCCTTAGCTGCTACCTTGTTAACTTGTCCAGCAGTCATAATTGCCGCTGGCTCACCGTTCAGAATGGAACGATAGAGAACACCCGCATACTTGTAATGCTCCAATGGGTCGCTGGCAGTACCCAAAGCCTTATAATTGTCTGTTTCAATAGGCAATGGCTTGTAAGTTCCCTTACCATCTGTCACGATAACACGACCTGCGTAAAGAACTTCATCTTTTACGCCTGTCCAATCCAAAGCACGACCGCCCTTGATGTCGCCTTCCCATTTCTGGATAATGACGGAATCCTCACCAAAGACAATTTGCTTTTTTGTAGTCTTCAATTCCTGATTCATGTTTTTCAATTTTTAAAGTGACTGAACTAATGATGCGGCTACATTGTCAACGTCCTCCTTTGTTGGCTCGCCCTCGCTAGCACGATAGCTGCCCCCGAATTGTGGTTGTTGCAACGCCTTGTAGTTGTTCGCTACCTTGGAGAGGTATGTTTCGATAGCTTCATCTGTAGCATCATCGCTCAAGGTGAAACCCTCGTTGATACGACTTTCGGGAATGCCCAACTCCTTAGCCTTTGATAAAATCTTCGCATCGTGGTCTGCCTTTGCCTTTGCCTTTGCAGCAGCCTCTTCCTTAGCCTTAGCCTCCTCAGCTTGCTTTTGGATAGTTTCTTGCAATTCCTTAATGGTCTTGCTTTGCGCCTCCATCTGTTCGTTGTAAGTCTTGGCTTGGTCTGTGTTCTTCTGAGTCAAGGTCTCAACGAGTTTCTTGAACTCTTCACGTTCCTTGGTTCTTGCTTCATCTGAAGCTTTCTTCTCTGCTGCCTGCTCTTCAAAGTATTTTTTGAGATAATCCGGCATTTCTTTTTTCTTTGCCAATTCCTCCAAGCGTTTCTTTTCGGCTTCTTCAGCGGCTTTCTTGGCTTCTTCGTCAGCTTTCTTCTTGGCTTCTTCTTCAGCAGCCTTGCGTTCAGCTTCTTCTTTAGCCTTCTGTGCCTCCTCGAACTTTTTCTTGGCATCGGTAACTCTGCGGTCATTGTCCCTTTGCAAGGACTCCAAAAAACTCTTTTGACTAGCAACCACTGTCTCGATGTTGTCATCAGTAACAAGCCCCATCTTATCAAGCATTTCGGCATGTGCCTGAAGAACTTCATCACCTAACCCAAGAGACTTATACTCTTGTTTTAGTAACTGGAAAATTTTATCTTTCATTCTTTCGATATATTTGTTAAAACTAGTGCAAAGATAATACGAAAAGAATAATTAACACACTAATCCGTTTGCAAGTGTCTCACTTTTGCTTAAAAGTGAGTAATAACGGCATTTTTAAGCGATTTAAGGCTATTTTATCACATATACGAATAATTTATAGCAACACAAAATAAACACCTTATATAACAAAAAACGCCAAATATCCTCACGGACATCTGACGCTTGTCGAATAAAAAGAACCTAAACATTAATCTTCTAAAAGTTTATTACATTTCTCATATAACCCAAATGATTCAAATTAGAATAGAACCGTCCATCACGCTCTATGAATTTACCGGACTTCACAATCTCACCATTATGCAACATTGCAAACTTAGAACCATGAGCTGTCCATTTGTTCATTTCTTTCATATGTTCATCAGAACCCCAACCATATTTCTTGATAGTAGGATAAATGAAACGTTCAAAACAAATCTGACTATCCGTTTTATCATGCTCGGAGCAGATCGGGAGCACCCCATTATGGGCGAACCAATAACCAGCCTTGTAGAACGGATGGCAATTCTTGACACAGACAGAACCATGAGTAGCAAATCTAAAATGTATGATTACATTCTCATTTATATCTCGCTTCATTAATCTACGTATAAATGTAGAGAAATGCAAGCTCTTATAATGGTCAGACTCGCTCACAAATCCGCAACCATCGGGATTTCTCATATACGCTGCCTTCAGCTCATCTACGGATGGCAAAGCAACACCTTTCGGACATACAATAATAACACACATATCTTTACCCTTTCTTTTTCTTAATAATACTTTGATTTATTTGTGCCCTAGGGATTTAACCCTAGGACTGCATCAATTAATCGTTATTGGCTGCAAATGCATCCTTACGGCTCTGGAAGAAAGCCTTCTCTTCTTTATTCAAGAAAGGTATATCTTCGATGTTCATAACCTCACTAGTGAAGACATTGTTACGAGACCAACCGACAAGCTTTGCGCAGAACTTAACCCACATTTCAATCTTCTTGTAATTAGTTGAACCTTGATGCTGGCGAAACTCTATAGTCTTGTGACGTGTATAGCTCTCAGCATTTACCTTGTAATATCTGTCTCCATAAAAAACACTACGTCTTATATCGTAATTGTCGTGGCAATTAGAGAAATCCTTGTCAAGCAAGCTGGCTGCCCAACGGCAATTACCTCTTCTTGAAGGAGCCATAAAACTATCAATCAATCTTTCAAGCTTCTGATAATTCTTGAAGACGTTAACATACTGCTCGCCTGTCAACTTAGCTGCACCAATATGAACGTGAAGACCACAAGTAGAATTTACTCTTGCACCTACGGCATCCAAAGACTTGATAGCCTTCTTCAAAGTTGCCATACCATTTGTATTGCCGTTCAATACCGGACTAACAACCTCGTTAGGGTCAACATCACCCCCAACTGAAGCATCACTAACAATCTTGAAATAACTCTTGTTGTCGGTGTGGTTATAGCCCTCAGAATGAATATCAACACCATTCTGATGACCTGCCTCTATCAAGGCATTGCGCTCGGCATGAACACATTCTATCTCAACACCGAATGTATAAACAAATCTCGTTGAAGTAGAACCGCTAGGTACATAGACCTTCAACATATCGGAGATTTCTTTCTCACGAAGACCGCAAGCCTTCAATGCAACAATCTTTTCGTTGCGAGGCATCTTAGACTTCTTGATTTCGTCAATAGTCTCGATTAATGACTTCTTTGAACTTGCGAATGAAAAACCAGTCTGCTTAGACATAATCAATTGTGCTAGTTGTTTCGGGTCTTACCCCTTGGTGTCGCTCTCACCTTATTGAGTGAAACTTGTCACTCGGCAAATCAACCAACTTATCTTGATTGACGATGCAAAGATACGAATAAGTTTTGAAATATGCAAGTTATTTAATGTTTTTCTTTTGTATTTTAACCTTATGTAACTGTTATTTGGGTCTTGTTAACATTTCAGCTTTTATTTTACCTTATTATATATGTAAAAGGCTTCGATGTTCACACACCAAAGCCTAAAAAACTTTACTAACTAATTACCAATTTTTATCGACTATCTTTTTAAATCATCACCAATATCTTCTTCTACTCCCAAATCCGGTAGTCTGTCATACGCTTTTTGGTCATCACCTCCTTCAGACTTAACACCTAGTAGGTAACCATTCCGAAAAGCATAATATACCAGCTTTTCCATATCTTTAGCCGTTGCGTTATCTGTCAAATGCAGCGTGGCGTACAATCCCATCAAGAACTTTCGTACATCTTTTGGATATACCTTGTTGTTCATTTCTAAAGCGACTGCCATTCTTAACGGACTTTTCATATTCTTCAATTTTTCGTTAAACCATCAAATGAAGCACAATAGAGAGCCATTCCGCTTGTTCACCTAGTTCATAGACTTATTCACAACTTTATTCGTCTCATCTGCTTCCTACGTTTACCCGTTGACAGATGTCCGAGATTCCAACAAAACAAACATCACGGCTCTCTTCTTGTGTCTCATTGTGCCAACGGAAGGATTCGAACCTTCGACCCTAGGATTAAAAATCCTATGCTCTGCCACTGAGCTACGAAAGCGTAAAGGAATGATTGGATTCGCACCAACGCCCCCTTAGTTACCAAGCCAAGTGCTCTACTACTGAGCTACATTCCTCGTATTATGCAAAAAATTCTCGTGGTGCAAGGGAGATTCGAACTCACCGAACCCACAATGGGAATAGATTTACAGTCTATCTTCTTTAACCGCTTGAATATCGCACCTTTTGTGGAACATATACCAATTCCACCTTGTTGCCCCAAGCGGATTCGAACCACTAATGACAGAACCAAAACCTGTAGTGTTGCCATTACACCATAGGGCAATTTAGTACTGCATAAAGGATTCGAACCTTTGAATACCAGCGTGAAAAGCTGGCGACTTAACCACTTGTCTAATGCAGCAACTAGGGTCTCTCACCCTTATAAGAGTTTCCTTGTTATAGTCTAGCTGAGCTGGGGAACTTGGGAACCCTGCCGTAAACTCCTAAGTCTTGACTTATTATGGTAGAAGCGACCTCTCAGAAGGCCATCTGTTTCAAACACGATGCAAAGATAAGCATTTTTTCTTATTCTTGCAAGCGTTTTAGTGTTTATTTATATTCTTTTGATGTATTTTACATCATTTATCCTTTCGAAGAATACCACAAAGGGTTTCTACAAGTTTCTTTGCGTCATCACCTTTGATTTCGATAACATTTGAAAATCCATCAGGAGCATCCTCGCCTTTCTGTTCCTTATCCAAACGCTTACGGAGAGCCAAATCTGGATTCTCTACCAAGATAGAGTCCAAAGCATAATTGCAAATGCGGCTTGCAAGTTCCTCGTTACCATTCGCATCACGCACAAACTCATTCTTTCCTTCAAGAATATCCATAATCTCGTTGTACTCTTCAGCATTCTCACAATTACGTGAAAGCATACCAATTACCTTGTAGCGGTCAATCTCAAAGCTGACCTTTAATTTGTCTTTATTCATTCTTTCTATTTTTTTAATAATTAAACATTATACCAAAAACCCCTTTCATAATAAAGTCCTCCCTTTACCTCATATCGGATAGCATATGACTCTTTGCAAAGCTGACGGATTCGTATATACAAACGTTTGTCCAACTCTTCTTCAAACAAAAGAGACAATTCCTTCCAATTGTCAACAACAGGAGCAAACCAAGGATATTGCTTCTTTACAACCTGTAGCTCATCCAAGGTTACGTGTCCGTATTCTACCATGTCATAGCATCTACGGAAGTCACTATTGTCTTTAGGAATATCCAAATCTTTCTTTCTTTTTACCCCCATCAATGCACTCCACATAGTCATTGAAGAGATACCAGTATCACAAGTGGCTATCCACTCTATCATTCTTTGCTTGTTCATCTTCTTTTATATAAATCACGCTAAATCGCTTTATTAACTCTTCACATGCTTCTTTAGTTATGATACATTTCTTTGAATCTTTAATGCCAGTAACCTTTTCACGAATAGCAGCATTCGTGTCGTACACTTCTTGTAGTTTTTTCTGAAACTCAATTACGTCTTCGTTGGTGAGTTTACCTTTCTTCTCAACAATCTTGTTTGTTATATCCTTATAAACACATTCGAGTTCAACATATAAACGAGCTTCTAACTTCACCATTATTGCGTGTACAAAAGTATCATAAAGTCTTTCCATCTTGTATTTCCTCCAAAAGTCTTTTGATTTCCTCGTTTTCTTTATTATCTATGCGAGCCTTTAAGATACTCTTGAATGCGGCATCCATTGCATCGTATCTACTGGAATATTCCTTACCATCCGTATGACACAAGCCTTCCTCTACACACCATGATGTAGTTTGCCAACAGAACTTATCTTTCGAAATGTTTGCAACACAAATATAGTAACCGAAATGCTCTAAAAGCCAATCAAGCACCATATCATAGCTTGGAGCGGATATTGCCGGATGCTTACTATTCAACTTTAAGGCAGCAGAAAACTCAATATTGGATTTCTCCCACTCGGAATTGGAGTAAGCAATATAACTGCCGTAATGCTCATTATATTTTCCACCCTTACGAATGCCACCCTTTGCTGTCCAAGGACTAGCATAAGCCCAAAATTCTGCTATCTTCTCATCGTAACCAACCTCCTTCAGAAGTTTGGCTATCTCAAAGGGAACTACCTTTGGTTTTATCGTCTGCTTATTTGCCATTTTCCACCCTTTTTAAACTGAACCCGAATCAGACTTATCTAATTCATCAATTGCCTGTCTAAGCAAAGGAAGAACCTTGTCCAAGTCTTCGAAATCCGGTACGACTTCATTCACTCGCAAGATTGCTTGACCTAACAAGCTCTTAATCTTTTCTCTGTCCATTGCTCTTCTCGGTTTGTTTCTCTAAGTCTTTTAAATCTACCTTCTCAAATCGAGGAACTGGCTTACCATCAATCTCAACATTACCAAAGAACATTTCCTTTGGTCGCACCCAAACTTCATGCTGTCCGCACACTGCTTGATACGCAACCTTAGCTTCAGAAGTCTCGCTATCAGTAACCTCACCAAGGTACTCATAGAAATTGCCCTTATAGTGTCGGTAAATCGGCTTACTGAATCCACCATGCAGCCAATCGGCTTTGCCGTTGATTTTCACGTACTCCCTTACCGCATCGCACTTACAGGACTTATTCAGCTCTTCTACCCAATCAAAGAAAGCTTGTTTGTCCTTTATCTCTTCACTTGATACCATGAAGAGATAAGTGCAAAGAAGCATCTTACCTGCATCAGTATCATATTTCTTGTTCACCTCTTCAGCTAATTGCATCATAGGTGTATCTAAGCGATAATTCCAACTCATAATCTACCCTTTCTTACTTTTTAAATTTGCCAAATCCTCTTTCAAACGTAGATGGAAATTATCTTCTCCATCATCACCGGAAAGAAGCCAATCAATTCTTTGGGCATAAACCTGAGCTTTCTTCAGAAGTTCAATACCCTTTTTGAATTCCTTGATAGTCTCTTTAGATAAGCCATATCTGTTAGGCATCGTATGATGATGTTTTCTAACATACTTGTCTTCATCCTCTTCTAACCATCGGTCTTCGAGAAAGCATCTTTCGTCTTCCTCATCCAATGGATGACCATCAACATAATCTTCTATCTTTGTATATATGTCAGCAATCCGATACTGAGCATAATCAAAACGTCCACCACTCATTGACTTTTAACTTCAAACTTGAACTTACTTCAATGCACTCAACCTCGCTTCTAGCTGTTGGATTATGTTATCTATAGTCTTTCCCCTATAATCAATAGCAATATCTTCCAGCACCTCAATCTGAGCCGCAATTTTTAATCTTTCTCTTACTACTGTCATAATCAAACTTGTTTATTATGATGCCGTGCTTGCAAAGTTGTAATGCACGATATAAACATAACCGCCATACATCTTTCCGATTGTTACTTCAACGAAATCAAAGATAATGTCGCCATCCATCTTGTAAGAAATCAAAGGTTCAGTTGGGAATGCATGGTGTTCTGTGTTGAAACGATACACTTCTTGTGATAGTAACTGCTTGAATACATCAACCTCACCATCCTTTGAAAAAACACCTTTAAACTCATCTTCATTGTCAATTGCAACAACTACTCCAAGTTCACTTCTGACACATACACCTTCATTTCTACCACTTTGTTCATTATACAAGACAGGTAATGTGTAAACACCTCTTGATTCTTCCATATGCTAATTCTTAATTTTGTATTTTGTTTTTATCCTTCAAGTTGCTTACATTGAGCTAAGTCTATTGCGTACGCCCAACGCTTAGGAACAAAAGACATCGTAGGTACGAACCTATCCGCACGCTCAACACATACATCTTGCGTCCGGTAAATCAATCCGTCTGAGCCTTTTACTTGCAACTCTACTAGAATTGTATGGTCTAGCATCGGGAACTTATCAATATCATGCCAGACTTCACCGCCTTCAAGAAAGGTAGGCTTTATATGGTTCATCTTTGCCATAAAGTACTTCATGTAAAATGTTTGACTTATATTCGTTAGTTATGGTCTCGCAACTACCAAAGCACCACAAATCCTTGGATTGCTCCTTGTGTAACCTTGATGACTTTATATAATAGCCATTGTTGACATCATAATGCTTACGTACCATGATATTGTCGTTTACCACTCCGACCTCATCATCCGTAATTACATAGAACATTCGACCATCACTAAATGCATTTAAGCCTTTATACACTCCATTAGAGACAACCATCTTTTCATAGCTGTTCGTCTCCCAGTTGGCATAATCCCAAATGGTTTCCAAATCATCATCATTCAGAAGATTATTATCAATAATAACCTTGCCGATAACCTTGAATTTGCCATCTTGCATCATTGCCTCAACGACAAATTCATCGGCAGCGTTGAAATCGCTAATCTCTATGGGTCTCATAATACTTGTGCTTAATATTCTCGTAAATCACCCTCTTTGCTGCCTTTGCTCTTCTGCTATTATCAGAAAAGACATCATCATACAAAGACATATCTTCACTCTCAAAAGCCACATGCTCACCTTTATAGCAAGCATCAAAGCGGCATCCTTTTTCGGACTTAGCCGCAGTAAACTTTATCTTACCAAACTTAATCTGCATAAGCCCTATCCTAGAAAAAATATTAATGATACTATTTCAAGAGCAAATAAAAACGCTAACGCATTCTCAATTGTGAATACCTTTTTCATTGTTTCAATACAGTTTTACGTGTGTCTCACGCTCTAAATTTATATTGTAAGGGGATTTCATATCCCCTTTGTTGTTCTTACTTCAAAACTCGATAAGTTTTATCGAAATCATTAAAACTCTTCAAGTAACCTTTCTCAGTCAAAGAGTTTAAAATTTCTTTCAACTCATCCTTGGTATTATCCAAATCGAAATCATACAACTCAGCAAATGTAAAGTACTTGTTACCACCAATTACATCAGCCATCACTTCGATGTTGCCATAAACCATTGTCTCTTTCTTACTCAATCTAGTATTCATAACGAATCACAGTTTTTACGGTGTGTCTCACCTTTTAAAATTAGTAACCTTGTTTCTTAATTACGATGCAAAGATACAAAGAATATTTGAAACATGCAAATTATTTAATGTGTTTCTTTTATATTTTAACGCTTATTATATATGTAGGCACAAAATTAACTTTCTGTAGCAGAAAAAGCCAAAGAATCCACCATTTCGTTATACATATTACCTCTATGAGCCTTAACCCAATGATATCTTATCACCTTGCCTTTCGCTACCTTATTATATATAGGCTGTAAGTCTCCTAACTTGCAAGCCTGTATTCTCTCTATAGCCACTTGGCAATCCACATATACATCAACAGAACACAAAGGAGGGCAATCACCCAATGCTTGAATGACCGCCCTTATTTCGGCTCTCACCGAATCGTTCACTTTGGCTGTGATAAATGTATATTTCCCACTATTGATAATCGCTCCCTTATGAAGCACAAGCCAACCGCAACCACACTTGTTGTTCTTACTAGAGCCATCAGCATACACTTCATAGCGCACACCTTTAGCCTCATCAACAATCATCTGAGCAACAACCTCCAAAGAGTCATTGCTCATCACATTGGCTATTTGCTTGGCTTTCTTCTTCATAAGCGATTAAATCAAACCTCGTTCCTTGAACTCATTCATCAATGGGGTTGCCAAGACCTCAATATCTGGATGAGGCTTTCCAGTAGTTCCTTTTGATCGCAAATCGAAGAAATGAAGCCAATCACTCACGAATGCGGTATGAATCAACTCCGTGTTGGTATCAAGAGGAAGAACAGTTCTCGCATCTTGTGGCTTTAAACCATCATCCTTAACCAAAGACAAATACATCATTTCACATACTCTATTGGCAAACCACCATTTTTCTACCGGACTCCAATGCTCATAACTACCGATGTTCTTTGATAGGTCAACAAATGTTCCACCATCAAAAGACGATGGATTAACCGCATCATCTTCACCAACCCACTTTGGTTTGTTGATAGCAATCTCGCCTCCGAACTTATCCTTACTATAGTTGCAATATCTAGTGCTTTGTTCCGCTACGGAATCTACACGATGTCTGTTAGCCTCTCTACTTACCGCAATCTGAGTAGTAAAGCGGACGGTTATTCGCTTCTCATGCCATTCCGTAGGCTCGCAGATATAGTCCAAATCCTCAAACCAATTATTTTCAACTATCACTCTGTAGTTGGTTGTGATATAGTAATCGTTACCTATCTGCATCACCTTTGAATATTTGTTCTCACGATAGTGCTTGACCAATAAAGACTCCGGCACAAAAAATCCTTCTTCATAGGCTACATGGAGGTAAATCGTTCCATGCTCACACATGGCAAGATGGTTGCTGCTTACCATACGCTCAACGAAAGGCTTTGCACTGTCTTTGTCTATCTTCATACTTGACGCATAGCAAGTGCGACCGCATAACTCTATCTGCTTGTAAACTCCATCCATACCCTCACCTTGGGATAGGATTTCATATTTTGGTTCTAATATCTTCATGTCCTTATAAGTTTTGAAATTCGACCACAAAGATAGCTATTATATTCCACTCTACCAAAAATTAGCACTCAGTTTAACAACACTTATCTATATTGTGAAAAACAAAAACTTTCACCATAATTCTTATCCATATCTCTTAAATATTTAATGTCCAAAGTCCGGTGCAGTTTAGCGTGTGCCTAAATCTATTACAAATCACACTCGTATGAGTATTGCTTTTTCAGCTTGTTCAATGCATTCTCGGTAACGTAGTAGATGTTATCGAAATATTCGCTTTTCTTGATGCTTCGGCTTTCTTTCAGCTCTACCTTGTGATTGAATGTCACTTCGTAGCGGTTTGCGATGCTTGTAATCAAGAAATCAACCTCACGCTTGCGTTTGTCCAGCTCGGTCTCTTTATACTCACCACGCTTGATAAATGCGTCCTTGTTCGTCTCTTCGATGGTTGCAACCATGTTGCCTTGCATCACGATAATCTTTGCGCTCATATCTAGTTTCTTTTCAAATCCTTAATAACCTTGTTAAGCAACTCTAATCAAGTTGTAGTTCTTGAATTGTCTCCACTCGCCCTTGACTTCATCCCAATACTTTGTGCAGTCCTTGCAAGCGTAACCCTTGCCGTTAGGAGTGTAGTCTATATGACTCTCCATCAAAGTGCCGAAAGCCTGACGAATCTCACCATTCATCTTCTGAAAGTAGAACTCAACAACCTGCTTCTTCATGCGAGCCTTCAGCTTGATTACCTGCCAAGCTTGCTTCAAGCATTCTGCCCAACTCATATAAGCACCTTTAAGCTGAAAGGCTCTGTGTGCCATATTCATCACTTCTTTCATCATATTCTTAAATGTAGTAGCCATAATCTTTCAATTTTAAACGTTAAACTTAAATTACTTACTTTGCAAGTCCGATGCTCTCACGCAAGAAGCTCTTAGCCTCATCGTTGTTCATATTGAGCTTTATTGTTATCATATTCAACATTCTATCAACGTCCTTTTGGGTGTTTATCCTGTTGCTTACGAACTCTATCATAACGAACTTCTGAATCAAGTTTCTTCTTATCATTGAAGTAGTCATATTGCTATACCGTTTTACGAGTGCCGACTCGGAGGTGCAACCTCAGCTAAATTAATAATGTTATTGTGACCTTTGTTTCTTAATCACGATGCAAAGGTAACGTATTTACGTTACACTACCAAATATTTTATAAAGAAAATGTAACGTATTTAGGTTGATTAACAGATATTCATTTGTAACGTACTATTCTTTAAACTTCGTTAATACTTTTACGTATATATGCTACATTTTAAATATTATTCTTATCTTTGCAAGAAAATATCAATGTAACGTATTATGTATTATGAGATTTAAAGATGTTCTTAATAAATATGGTGTAACGCAACAAGACTTAGCAGACCGGATGGGTATGAATAGAGTTTCGGTTTCTCGTTTACTTAGCGAGAAAAACGACTTGCGTATATCAACTATCGAAAAAATAGCAAACGCTATAGGCTGTCCTGTAGCAGAATTGTTTGATAAGCAGAACAAAGTAGATGCTATGAGTGATTTCATCGCCCTAATAAAGCAAGGTGGTGAGTTGTATTCCGCATCATCCATCACTGAGGCTAGGGACGTGCTGGACAAGCTGGAAAGTGTTAAGTAACGTAAGGAACATTCCTTGCAAGTATTAATAATTAAAACTTTTACGACTATGACAGATTTTTTCAATTTGAGAGGTGCAGCGGTATTCCGTGTTCTCTCGTTAATTAGTGTAATAGCACTAGGGTTAACTATCTTATTGTTTGTCATCGGCTTGATGATGGGCTTCTTTGGAGAGCAGGAGACGAAGGCGATAGGATGGGCAATGGTTGGATTCTCAATCTCTTCCTTTTTCTCTTGCCTATTCATGTTCGGCTTCTGCTACCTGATTAAGATAGCTAAGTCTTACGACAAGGATGAGCAAGAGGACAACAAGGAAATAGTATTCCAATACAAGGGCTACAAAGGCACTTTCACAAAGGATGACAATACTGGAAGGTTTGATGGCCACATCATCGGGACAAGCTATTCCTACTCTGGCTACAGCCTTTCTGAGACAGAACTTGCATTTCAAGCGAGAGTTGACGAATTACTGGAAGAAAAGAAACTATAAAAAGAAAGAGGAGCGCATCAGACGTTCCTCTTCTTTGTTTACAATCTACTCATCTTATCTTTCAATTCGTGTATATCATTGAATGCTTGCAACATAGGCTTATGCCATCGCTCTTGTCTCTCATCAATCGACTGCAAGTACATCAAGCTTTGTGCAAGGATAGTCCTACCCTCATCAACAGCTAACCAAATGTTACCTACATTACCCATAATAGTATTCACGCTAGCTGTTAGTAAGCTACCCTCTGCGCCACCATCACGAGCCGCAATAGCATCCAACTTGGTATTTATGAGTTTTGTTTCCTCATACGTTCCCTCCGTAGCGATCTGCACCGCTGTAAAACGACCATTTAACTCATCGCCTGTGTCTTGACTCATTGATTCAAAAGAACCGGAAGAAGCGGACTGCTCGTAAGATTGCTTGTAACCCGTAATTTCGGCTACTTCATCTCTAATCTTCAGTCCTTCTTGAACCATTTCATCATACTTTCCCTTCAAGGCAGTTATATCTGTCTTTGACAATTTACCACCATTTGCCTCAGCTCGTTCCGCCCATTCGTCATAGAATGCTTGCATATCATTTCCCAACAAATCATCCACCTTAGCTTTCAGAACGGCTTGCATAAGCATCTTGGAGAAATTATCAGAGAAGTCTTGAGCAGAGGAATTCATATCCATCAAAGTATCTATGAACTCGCTCTTCAAACTATCAAAAGATATTTGCGTCAAGCTTTCTGCAAGGTCATCAGCAATTTCCTCTAATGTTCCAGCCTCAGCCGCATAGTCTTTCAACTTTTCAAGAACTCTACCTCCATAGCCACCCTTACCTGTATTCTTGATAGCCTCAACCATATCTGGATTCTGCAAAATGGCAGCTGCTTCATCAGCAGATTGCAAGTCGTTAAGATTACCATTCCATTGTCTGCCTATTGCTTCGGACACCTTTTTGATTTGCTCTTGCGAAAATCCTCGAAAATAAGCGTTAAAACTGTGATGAGAGCCATGATAACCCATTTGCGCCTCCATGATACTCTTTAAATTTTGTTCTTTCTCCTTTTGGAGGTTTTCGGCTTTTTTAGCGTCCTCTACGGCTTTAATACCACTATTCTTGTCTATGGAGTCTCGTAACTTGTCTATAGCATCCGTCAAGATTTCATTTCTATCCGTCAATTTATCTATAGTCCGGTTTACTTCTTTTGCGTTCCCACCAACTCCAAACAAACTATTGAATCCACCAAACGATATTGTATTGAGAATATTACCAATGCCGCTTACCAAAGACCCTCCAATCTGAGTTATAAAATCGCCACTTAGAATATTCTTTAATATGCCGTTGACCGCATTCAGAACTGTATCAATCAAGCTACTAATCAATGTTCCAATACCATCTTTCAAAACATCAAGTATCTTCAAGATGGCAGATACGATTTGACCTATTAATCCAGCTTTTGACAATCCTTCACTTAGCGCATCACCAGCTTTCTTGCCAGCGGCTGCGGCTGCGTCTGCGGCTGCCTTACCCATATCCTTCAAACCATCAGCCGCATTCTTAGCCTCGTCCAAAGCTTTCAATCCATCAATTCCACCTTTAAGCTGATCGAAGCTATCCCAAAGAGATGCTAAATCAGATAGTCCAGAAGTAGAAAGGAACTCATGGATAGCAGAAATCGGTTGCGTCACATTCTGTGTCGTTTGAGCCAACTTCTGACCACTAGTACGGACTTTTGTGTTAGCCGTAACAATCTTCTTTCCGGACTCCGCTAACTGACCTTGAACTTTATTCAATTCTTCTTGTAGCCTTGTTTGCTCTGCAACATTGCCCGACTTTTTCGCATTCTCAATCTGTTCTTGCAAAACCTTAATACGAGGTATAAGCAAAGTTTCCGTTTTCGTGTATTCCTCTTGTGCAATTTTCGCATTCTTCAGAGCATCCTGATAAGCTACAACATCCCTTGCAAGGTCTTTCCAACCTAAATCACTTGTATTGCCAATCGAATTACGGATATTCTGCATAGCATCAACGATACTCTTCTGCTGGTCTGCACCCAAATTTTGGAACTTATCCGTACCTACGAACTTATCCAGATCTGCCAATAAAGGAACAAGCGCATCTTTCATAATGCCACCAACATTTCCGAAGACTTGATACCAGTCTATCTTCTGCATAATAGCACTAGCCTCAACCGAATCCGTCTCTTTCTTCTGCTCTTCTTTCAAAGACTTTATCTTCCATTGCTTGCTTGAGTCCGAATCCGTAGAGTTTTCAACCTCGCTAATCCTCTTAGCATAATCGGCAGCAATAGCTAACTTCTGCTCCTGGAATGTGCCATAAGTCTTCAGATAATCGTACATGCTTTGCGCTTCTTTAGCAAGCACATCCTCATTCTGCTTTACCGCCTTATCCCGAATTGCATTCATCTGATTAGCAACACTCATGCCTATGGTCATATTCATGCCATTGACCTTAACCGGATTACCCTTGCTATCCTTCATGGTTTCATTCAAAACCTCATTCTTATACTCTTCATCGGTTTTGCTCTGTTTCCACATATTAGCCTTACGACCCTTGCCGGAATTAACCCAAACAGCTTGGTCACGTTTTTTTCTAGCCTCAACCAATTTGTCTATACCTTCTTCTACCGCCTTTCTCTCCTTGTCGGCATTCTCGGTAATCTGAGCCAATTCCTTGCTATAACCCTCATTCATCGCATTGATGCGATTCTTGGTCATATCTTGAATAGCTTTCTCCGAATAGGATGAAATAGACTTAGCATAGTCCTCCTCAGCCTTCTTGCGTTCATACGCTCTTGCTTGTGGATTATCCGTTGCACCTGTTTTCTTTGGTGTAGTTTTCTTTGTCGTTTCCTTCGGCTTATTTGCATCGGCTTTTCTTTTCGCCTCTCTATCTTTCAGAATAGAACCAGCCATAGCAACATCAAGCCTATTGGCATTTTCGTCTCTTAGCTGATTTCCTTGCTTTGTCAGCAATTTACTTCCTTTATGATTAGTTCGGTATTGCTCTTGCCTATTTAAATCTGCCTTACGTCTATTAATCAAAGATTGCAACTGTTTATCCGTTAAAGATTTCATCCAACTTGGAATTTCTGTATCATCATAATGGATTTTTAATTTTAATCCATATTCCTGATTCCATATAGAAATAAGCTGGTCTGTTGAGGAAGTTAAGGCATCTATGCTTTGTTTATTTTGCTGAGCTACCCATTGTGACCTAGCCTGTGTATTATTCCAATCTACATTTTCAGCAGCCGCCTTCATTATCGCATCCTCTGCGTTTTTATAACTTGTCTTTAATTTTGCAAGATTACTCGTATGCTCCAATATCGAATGGTCAGTATTCTCTATAGTCGCTATATTGTAATGTTGTTTTTCTAAGAACGAATCAATAGGCGCAAATGTCTTTTTAACTGCATTTGTGTAAATATTAAAAGCATCTATATGCTCCTTGTAAGACAATGTGCTATCATCTACTCTTTGCTTCAACTTAGCCAGCCTATCTAAAACCTCATCTGTTGCTATGGAATTATACATCATTTGTATTGATGTTATATCTTCCTTATCTACATGTTGCCCACCTTGATACCAATGACCGGATAAGTCTTTGCTAAAATTGTCATCTTCTTTGTTTCTTGCTTCTGTGTATTGGGAAGTGGCAGACATTAAAGCATTAGCCTTTTCTCTTTCAGCATTCTCCAATTGTAAAGTTGCAAGAAATTCATCATGCTTGCCTTTAAGTGTTGTTAAATTATCCTTTTCGGCATCACACTTAATCCCGAACTGCTCGTAGGTTTGGATAAGTTCTTCTTTAGCTTTGTTGTAAGCATCAGTTCCTTCCTTAGAAGACTTCATTACGTTAAGCAAACCATCAACTTTCGCCCTTGTGTTTTCAGCAGAATCTCCAAAATGCTTAGTGTCAACAGAAATATCTTCCTCTTCACCTCCGAACATAGCAACGGCACTAGCAAGCGTTGTTACCAATGTTATAATACCAGTAATCGGATTTGCGAGCATAGCAGCCCACATTCCCTTTAAAGCCATAGTTGTAGATTTTACCGCATTACTAAGCATTAATTCAGCAGTTGTCATTATTTTAACACTTGCGGTATGGATGGCATTTTTTACAGTTGAAGCAGCCGTAGCTAAAGTACTAGCCTTTTTCGTAGTCGTATTGGTAGCTTGACTAACAGAATTCAACTGCGTTTGTAGTGTTGCTTGTCTCTCTTGTAATTGCTCACGAATAAGCGCAGCTCCTCTTTGCTGACTTGCAATTGTTGAAACATTTGTTTGAGCAATATTCACTTTCTTCGCAGCGGTTGCTAAACGTTCCTTTGCTTCTAGTGCGTTCACAGCATTACCCTCGGAGTCAAAAGCCAAGTTTGCACCATCAGCGGTTTCCTCAACCAATTTTTGAGCCTCAGTAAAGGCATCTTGGGCATCTTGCAAATCATTCAAGGCTGATGTATATTGTCTAGCCAACTCTACATCCCTATCATCAAGATTTGATATTTTCTCCGTAGTAGTCTTCAAATCATCTTTAAGAGACTCTATTTTTTGTTGACGAAGTTCCTCGGTCTTCCTCTTTTCTTCATCAAGTTCTATCTGGCTTTGTGCTGTTGCTTGTTGCTGAGCCTGCAAGAGTTCACGTTTCATCTCTAATTGAGAACGCATTTGTTCCGTAATAATGCCCTCTTGCTCTGCTGCATCTAATCTTGCCTTTACAAAATCATCAGACACAGCAGTATCTCCAACAATACTTGCCAAGTCTTGTTGTTTGCTTACTCGCTCTTGCTTTTTGTCCTTACCCAGCGACTTGTAGTTTGAGTTCTCTAGGTCTTGCAAACGCTTGATTTCAGCATCAATTCCCTTCATCATATCATCGGCTTGTTGCGCTTCCTCTGCTTTGCGAATAGAAGCAGCCGCCATTAATGATGCACGATAAGAACCAACGGCTACTGTAGCTACGCCAATAACTTTTATTACCTCTTGCCAATTCTCTACCATAGAAGAAATAATTGACAATCCACTAGAGAACACGCCCTCGGATTTTTTGCCGATTTCGTTGAACATCTGCTGGATGGAGTCACCAATATTGCTCCACTGACCCTCTAAGGTCTTTGATTGTTGTTCCATCAAGCCTCCGAAGCGTCCACCTGCTTGCGTCATGTTGGCGATAGCTTCCTTGAAGATGTCTGATGTCACTTTACCCTTGGAAACAGACTCTTGAACCTCCGTTGTGTTTTGGTGTAAGATTTTACCCAATTCTTCTGCTAATGGGACACCTCTACCCATGAACTGACGCAAATCCATTGTAAACATTCTTCCTTGCGAAACGGTCGTTCCATAAAGATAAACAAGGTCTCCAAGCGGAATATTCAAGCCCGAAGCAATGTCACCAAGTTGGACAAGGGTTTTGTTAACATCTTTCGCTTCCGTTCCGTATGCCAAAAGTTGTTTTGCGCCACCCGTAATGCTGGACATATCGAAAGGTGTATGAGCTGCCGTTTGGATAAGTTCGTCCATCAATTGTTTGGACTTATCCGCACTACCAAGCATGGTATTGAAAGATATTTCAAGTTGTTGGAATTGGGAACGAGTATTAAAAACGCTACGTGTTAATTGTTCAAATCCTAAGCCACCAAGTAATGTTGCCGAAAGCATGTGAGCATCGCCAGTAACTCTTTGGAACAAGCTAGACATATCCTCTCCGGCAGCTGGAGCGGACTTCATACGTTCTATCATTTGGCTCATGCTATCGGTCAACATATTTGTTGCCTCTTTTGCCGGATTTACTGAACCTGCATACAAAACATACTCATTCCGCATATTCTCCAAGGTCTGACGAGCACCGACAGCACCTCCTTCTAAGTTCTTCAACTGAGCTGTTTGACCTGCCAAAGAGCCTTTTAAATAGTCAATATTCTTCTGTAAAGAATCTATGGATGACTTATCCGTTGTAACTCCTAGAGTTAATCTCTTGTTCGTGATTTGCTGTTGGATTTTCTCTATTCGGTCTTTGGTAGCTTGCATTTGAAGTTCATAGCTATAAACTTCCCTTGCGGCTGCTTGCATCTTCTTATTAAACTCGGAAGACATCACGTAAGCGGCTCTTGAAGCAGCTTGTGTCAAGTCCTTTAAGCGATTGCTTGCATCTGCATATTTTTCCGTCAAATCCGCAACAATAGCTGGGTCGGTTGACTTATTGGTCTTCAACAACTCAGCCCTCAATTTTTCGCACTCGGAACGAAGTTTCGTAACCTCCTCGAAATTCGCTTTGACATCGAATCTTAATTCTGCCATATTTTATGTTTTATTGGCAAAATTAACTAATAATCAAAGAAATAACGAAAGAATTAATGTGTGCTATTTCACAAAAGATTTAAGTGCAAAAATTAAGGCTGGGTACAAAAAAGCCTTCCACACTCTCATGCGGAAGGCTCAATTCTTACTTATTTTCTTCTATATAATAACAATCAATTCACAACAGCCTGTAAATTCGTTGAAATTTTACCATTCATCAGACTCCGACTTTACAAAAGAACTTTTTAAAATATCATTTAAAATATAATTGACACGGTCATTAATTGCATTATATAAACGTTCTTTCTTCGGATTCAACTTTCCATTCTTAAAGTAGTTACTACAGTCTCCGGCAAAACTACTAGGTAATTCCGTTGGAGCACCAGTTATAACTTTATTGACCACTGGTGCGTTAACACGAAACTTTCCATCTTTGAAATTAAATGAATAAGTGCAAATCATATGCTTTCTAAGAGGAAGCCCCATTACTTTCTCATAATAAGCATCAGTAATAAATACGTTCAATGTGACTTGCTCGTTTCCAAATTTTGTAATCTCATTTGTCTTAGAAGTATATTTTCTATCCAAATACGAAGATACGGCACGAAACAAACTATCCTGCGAATAACCATCCATAGGAATAACAACAAATTCCTTTTCGTCATCAGTTACAAACTTAAAGTTCGAATTAAAGTGAAACTTTACATCTTGCGCCATTAATGATAACGTACCAAACATCATCATCAATGCCATTAACAAAAACTTCTTCATATTCTAAACATTTAATAATATATTTACATTTACTACTTATCTAACCCATAGGAGAACAAAGACTTTTGCGCTAATTTTCAAAGACTTGTATTTTTATTACAAAAGTATTGTTATTTTACATTTCGGCTTCATTATACTCATAATCCCAGAGGAACAACTTGCCTTTGACGTTTCTAATCGGCTCATCGAACAATTTAGCATTCTTCAAGAACCAATGATATTGGAAATCTTCAGCAAATGCATCCGGATAAGCCTCTTGATACTGAATATCATCCAACTCTACGCTGCCGATAATGGCTGACGTTGGCAAGTCTTTAAAGTCCGGAATAACAATACCATGCTCTTGGCAATATTTCTTCATTGCGCTCTCCTGCCATCCGTCAAGCTTTTCGGGTTTGGCTTGGCTTGCATGGATAAGGAAACGGCCACGGAATTTTCTATTCCATGTTCTGTTCTCAATGGTCTTGCAGCCGATAGCGATTAACCAAGCATACGGCTGGCGAATTGATAATACTTTCATAAGCTCATTGTTTTATTATTTGCATCCGCAAAAGTAACAAAAACCTTCGAGAAATGCAAGAAAACTCTAATTTATTTTCATATTTTCTTAAAATAATCTTGAAATAGTTTGCATATTTCAAATATTTTTCGTATCTTTGCAGTGTAATCAAAGAGAGATTACAAAGGGGATGCCGAAAACCTGAAAGAGTAGGTAAAATGAAATCCCAAAGTCTTATGAACGTTCTCAAAGTTTCATTGAAGATTTGGAAAATAGAAATCTTATCATTCACGATTAGATTATTCTAACTCCAAGGGAGGTGGTGCTGCCCACCGCCTCCCACCTTGGGATTTCGTTGCAAAGGTACGAAATTTATTTCAAACCACCAAATTTTTAACGTATGGACACAAACGAAGAAAAGACAACCAAGTCATGGGGAGGTGCAAGAGAAGGCTGTGGACGCAAGAAGAAATGCGCTAAACGTATGTTCTTTTCTGCCACAGAAGAAACACTCGACATCCTCAATTCCTTAGACGGAAACAAGAGTGACTTCATCAACGAATGCATCCTTAAGGCGGTAAGAGGTTAAATCCTCTTCCGTCTTTTCTTTCTGATTCTGTCCCAATCCGGTTTTAGCACATCCATCGTGCCGACCATCGCCTTGTACTTGTCGCCAAGTTCACCCTCGTTCATAGAGGAACGGAAAGTATACATCTTGTATCGTTCATACTCTGGCACATATAATCCCACCATCAAGGAACGGACTCCATCCACCTCCTGCTCCGGTGCTATCAATACAAGCCCCTCGTTCATGCTTTCCAACTTGAAAATCTTTGAGGTGACAACCTCATAATAGTCTAGTATATTCATATTCTTGTCTCCTATAATTATTTTGTACGTTCAAACACTTCAATATACTGGATAGAGCTACAATCAATATATTTACATGTAAACACTACTGTACTTCCACTACCAATCATAAGTGTTCTGTTCTTTGTATTGCAATTGAAAGAGTTTTCACCACCAACACTATTGAAGTCGAAACTTATCTTTGCTCCACCTACCAAGTTGATATTTCCTCTAAGACCTTTGTTCTCGGCTTCGCCTAATATCACATTCACATGACCTGCATCCATATTCTCCTATAATTAATTGTTAAACACCTTCTCTAATAAAGATACGTATGATAGAGTCACTATCAATGTAATCTCTGTTTCCGTTCTCACCAAGTATAGTTATCAAATGCTTTTTTTGTTATAAAGAACATCGGCAGCAAAATCAAATAACTTTGATTTGCTAAAGTTTGTATGAGTTAACTGCCCATTAGAGAGTGAAATTCCTGCAATGCAACCACACTCCTTTGCATCATCTAAGATGTCTTTGATAATCTTAATATCCATAGTCTTATTACTTTACTTCTCGTTCTACGATGTCAAAATTGTCCCACGTTTCTCCTTCGCTGTCTGAGATATGGAAGAAAGAATCTGAGATATTGTATAGATAATCATCACAATTCAAAACTCGCTTGTAATTCTCCAAAGTGTTCATCCCTTTGTGTCCTATCGCTTTTCTTGCCTTATCTATGGTAGAGAAAACTTCTGCATCAACCTCCACTGCTTCACCCAATCCATGTTGGTATGAAGATATTACTACATATACTTTCATAGCTTAAACCACCTTATTTCTTACGCTACCTTAGATAACGTTTCTTTGTCAATCTCAATCCATTGGCAAGCATCCTTGCGGAAGAAGATTTCACTCTTGATATACTCACCATCCACATCAATGCTATCATCCTTGCAGACAAATGTATGGTTCTTTGTCAAAGGTACAAGAAGGTACGTTTTACCCTCTTTCTTGCGTTCTACAAGCGTTTTGTCCGTCCCAAGGATAATTGATACCCTTTCTTCCTTATCGTCCTTTAGAACGCCTATTTTATCTGTATGCTCGATATAGAGCACATTCAGAAAATTCTCATCCATTTTCTTATGCATTAATCATTTTGTTATACTTCTTCTTATTAACACCTCGTTTAACGGCTTCATAGAGCAAAGTCAAAGCTAATGCTTCATCCTTGACTTTCAAAGCCTTCAAGGTATCTCTTTTGACGTAGCGGCTCTCATCGACCTCACACAATGGTACGTAGCCTTTGTGCTTGAAATTTCTTCGACCAATCGCCCAAATCTCATAGCCATCCGGAAACTCGTTTGTTATATCGAATACATAATTGCCATCATTAAACTTTTCCATAATCAATTGTATTAAGTTCTTTACCTTATCTTTTCTTACTCCTCCCATCGGAAAGCGTTAGGGTCTTTTACGACCTTCTTGCTGGCTTCGTCCCACATATAGCCATCATTAAACCACTTAGGGGCTTTACCATTGATTACTCGTTTTGCATCGGCTATGCTAGCATAGTCTGGTTCAACAACATTATCAATGCGAACGGCAACCTGACCGAATACGTCCTCCACCTTGGTAATATGATGCCCTTTGTAGAACACTTCTTTCAAACACTTAGCAATTGTTTCCATATCTCAAATACTTTAAAAGTCCTAAACTAAAGGGGTGTTTAAAGGCACACCCCCTATTAAGCCTCGCCAAACACCTTAGAACGTGAATATATCTTTATGCAACTCGCAAGAAGTTGTAAGCCTTGAATTGTCTCCATGCGCCCTTTGCTTCATCCCAATAGCGGATGCAATCTCTTGATGCTGCATGCCCTGTACCATTTGGAGTATAGTCAATGTGGCTCTGAAGGAGAGTACCAAAGGCTTGTCTTACCTCACCATTCATCTTCATAAAGAAGAACTCTACTACCTTGGTCTTCATCGCTGACTCAAGCTTTACAACCTGCCAAGCCTGTTTCAAGCACTCAACCCAAGACATTGAACTTGATTTCAACTGATAGGCTCTATGTGCTAACTGCATTACCTTTCTCATCTTGTTCTTAATTGAAGTAGTCATATCCTCAAACCGTTTTACGAGTGCCGACTCGGCTGCATAGCAGCAATTAATAGTTAAACTTTAAAGCCTTTATCTCTTAAAGACATTGCAAAGATAGTAGTTTTTTCTAATATTGCCAAATATTTCTATAAGAAATTTCTAATATTACCACTTATTTAACACTTATAAGCTATTTCTAAACATTTATTCACTAATTATTAGCTAATTCTAATATTTAACTCTTTTTCTTTGGCAGTTAAAAAAAAATAAGCTATCTTTGCAGCATAATAAATATTAGTATTCACTTATATATAATAAGGTATGGACTTAAAGAAAATAATTAGGAGTCATGGGCAAACCATTTCATCTGTAGCTGAAAAGTTAGGTATTACCCAATCAGCTTTATCGCAACAAATCAATAATGGCTCAATTTCATTTGCGAAAGTAGAACAAATAGCTAGTATTTGTGGTTGCTCGCCATCTAGTTTCCTTGCTATTGATGGTGAAACCTTATCGCATCCGGCTATCATCTGCCCCCATTGCGGCAAGCCTATCGAGCTGGAGATTAGGGCAAAGGAGGGGAAATGATATTCCTCTCCTTTTACTCTTCTATTCTTTCTCCTTCAAAAAGCCTATACCTGCATGAACATTACCCAACTTATACCAAGACTGGCTTAAAGTCATAACATAACTATTGAAGGATTCTTCCCCAATATCCAGGGTGAAGTCTTCATCTACATCAGGCTCTCCATGTCTTACGTACCCCTTATTCGGAGTGTATAGCAATCTATGATATGAGCCGTTCTCACAAATATAAAGTCCGCTATTACGCCAATCGGAACTCCAAAATTCCGGTTTATTCACGTAACAAAGCATTACATCACCATCGTAAATAGGAATACTATGACTTCGCTCATCCTTTTCTCCAACAAATTTTTCGCTATCAACATTGTCAGACTGACGGATAACAGATACGATGGAGTAACCATTTCCAATAAAGTCCGCTATATCAACATATGTTCTTTGCTCTCTAAGGTCAAATTCTTGTTGGCTTCTTACGCCATCTTTCTCAAATATTACAAGTATTCTTGTGTACTTATCACCAAAATTGACCATACTTAGAATCAAGCCGTTGTTCATGTAAGACGCATAAGCTTCTTTGGCTAGTGTTAATACACGCTCTAGATATTCCAATGGCTTGTATCTAACTAACCAAGACTGACCTTTATGCATCTTTTGCAAGTACGAATACATGTTCATCGCCTCGCATTCATCTATTCCATGCTTCTTGCAGACCAACTTGAACTTATCCGGATAAACACTAGTTACAAGTCTATCCAATTCGTCCATAGCTTGCATGGCTTTCAAATAATCATTTGCTTCCATTTTACTAATCTTTAAGTTTCTCTATTATATAACCACGACCTGTATAGGTACAAGACAAGCCAATATACACTAGCTGATGTAAAAGCCACAATTCTTCAGTGAACGGCAATCTATCACACTTCACAAACTCATCTTCATCCTCAAAATCAGATGCCTTTTCCAATATTTCTTCCTTTGTCATTATCTTTAAATTTGTGCCCGAAAGCTGTTAATCAGCATCTTTTATTTTTTGTAATGTGTCAAGTATCACGTTTGCAATCTCAAACCTACCGACATTTGGATTCTGTGGGACACTATAACACAAAGCTTTTAAAAGCTCAAAACATTGATTCTCATATAATATCATACGCTTACTTATTTTGATTAAAATACTTTTCCAACTCTCGAAGGATGAACATCCCTCCTATCTTGAAAGACTGCTCTATCACCCCTCGATGTTCCTTTAATACGTTTTGACTTCTTGCAAACCGAAACGCTTCATTCTCTAGTATAAGCACAAACTTATTAAATTCTGCATCGGTCATTTGCATTCACCTCCTTTGATAATTAAGTCAAACAACTCATCTACGAATATCCAATCAGACAAATGGAACATATAGACTTGCTCTTCCCACATTTCTTGATATGTATTGCAAGTAGTCTTATCGAGCATAGCGTTCATGTCGTAGAGTTTTCTATTACAGAATACTCTTGAGAACGCAAGAACCTTTCCGTTGTCGTTACGTGGAACTTCGCTAGCAGGGTGAAGCAAATCTTTGAATATCTCTTTCTCTGCCCAATCAATGCCATCCAAGAAATGCTTATCGGCATTTTTATCTCTTTGAACCATAAAGCCGTTTTTGCTAACCTTTCTGATTACACGATAGCTTTTGCTTGCGTAATCTTTAGCTGCTTGGACTTTCTTCTTTATGTCTATCATTTTTCACCTCCTTTCTTGGGACACAATTCATCCACATAGAGCCAACGAGTAATAATCCGCTCTGGATTTATCGGCTTATAACCGCATTCCTTCCAATGTATCTTTTCATATGTAGCCTCTCTGATATGTGTTTGTGGATTTATCACACCATTAGGCTTATACTCATACAAAATGCGTCTATCCAAGTCTGGAGTCTCACTTGCATCATGCCACAAACTATTCAGAAACTCATTGATTATTTTGTCCTTATTCTCCATATTTTTATTCTTCACTAAAATATTTCTTCTCAAACGCTCGTTCGGTGAGCCATTTTCCAAACCCCATTCTAAAGTAACGCTTTGGTTTGCCTTTCACAAGCCCATATTCGTCACGAGGTGTATTAACACTTAGGTGTATCTTAGGAACATGGTTCACCGATACGTATGCAGTTATATATTCATCCGAGAATGCCAAATGCTGAACTTCACGGAACTTTACACTCTTAAAGAACATTTCCTTCATAAGCCTTAGTCCTTATAGATTGCATCAAGAATGCTTCTGAAATTCGGATTATCAATAACGGCTTGGGCATCTTCTTTGTTCTTGAAGTAAATTGCACCTTCGTTATAATTACCACAAGAAGTAATACCATATTCGCTGGTTCGCATGATATTATGCTTATATTCTTTAGAATTCCAGTCCGGTTTCCAATCTCCATTATAGTACTTAGCTATAGTCATTAATCTAGCTAATGCGATTATCTTTCCAGCAATCATTTCAGGAACTTTAATGTCTGCAGGATAAACATCTTTATAAGCTAAAGTAGATAAGACATCCGCATAGCAGATTTTCTTCTTTCTAAACTTAATAACACCAGCTTTCAAGTCACTTTTTTCAATGTCCACTTCCATTCCTTTAGGAATATCTAGAACTAACTTATTATCCTTAATTTCCATTTTTCATATGTTTTATTTCCAAAATATATTTTTTATTCACAACCAACTCGAAGAACTTATATTTAGCATTCATATAGTTGCGACCTAAATCAACTCCACCGACAAATTCTTCTCTATACCAAGAGATTGCCGTATATTTTACAATATCATGCTCTTCCGGATGATTCACACGACCATTCCACACATCTGTGCGAACCAAATCGCAATACCCATCAGGTAATTTGGCACGTATCATTCTTGTGTTCTCCGCATCAATATAGACGTTTTTGTATTCCAAATCTACGCCTAAAATTTCCTGATTAAGCTTTGCTACATCCATATCTTTTCAATCTTAAAACACTACGTTGAAGTTCTCTCGGTTTTAACGGATTTTTCTTCAACATTTTATTCGCTTCGTTTCGTATCTTGCGGCTTTTCCACTTCTTTGTAAGACGCATAGCCTTTAACAAACGATGGTCTCCGGCTAGCTTTCCAGCATCCTTCTTGCCGCAATAATAGCCTTGCCTATAAGCCCAATATCGGGTTTTATAGACTTTCTTCATTATCTTCTTAGCTTGTCTTATTTTCATGTCAACCTCACTTTCTATGGAAAAACGTTCCATGACACCAATCGCTGCTTTCAACATACTTATGTAGTTTAGTACATCTTCCTGCAAACATACCATTGAAATGTTTACAACGACCGCATTCCTTTGAAGTTCTCAAAATTGAACGAAACAAACTAACGTTAGCACTCGGCATATTTACCTTATTCCATCTGATAGTTGCTTTCTGATAGAGATTCTTTAATCTAGGAATGAATCTACTCTCTTTCTTGAATGTATATTTTGAATCGAAGTAACGTGTGTCCGTTCCTTTCGCCATCATATTCAAGATTTTCTTAGCTTGTCTTATCTTCATATACTACTTGTTTTTATAAATACTACATGTCCCCTCGTAAATTGTGCTATTTGTATAGATGTCTTTATATTGCGAAATGGAAACCAATCCATTTTCCTTCATTCCCTTAAGAATTTCATCATACACACTTTCTATTGCTCTTCTCTTCATTTGCTCCATGCCAGATTTGTCACGGCAATAGTATTGCATTTCAAAATTTGACATTGTAACTCTTGAACGAAGCTTCATAACTTGTGGCTTTATGTATCTAACCTCTATCTTTGGTTTGATGCCTAGTTGGTCAGCTAGCCATTGTTTCCATTTTGGTTTGACATCTTCTCCATCCAAACAAACAAGCAAGATGTAGATAAAACTCATACTAAGATATAAAATTGCTATATTCATACGCTACTTCTCTTTATCGAATTTATTACCAACAACTTTTGCATAAGTTATTACATCATTACCCAAACTACCTACACATTCGTGAAGAGGAATACCTGTATATAGACCTACCTTTCGCGCAAAGAATGCGCCTTCACCAAAAGTAACAACATACTTAATATTGTCATCATCAACATCCTGTAGAATATCTCCTTCCCAAACTTCTCTTCCCTTGCAGTCTGTCAGTCCTGTGAACATACAGACTGTTGAAGGGTCAACCTGATGTGCCTCGTTTCTATTAAGCATTGATTCACTCTGCCTATCCTCGATGATGTAAGTGTTACCACATTCAACACAGAAGTAACCTTCTACCCAAGTGTTATTGTCAAGACGCTTGGCCTTGAATTTGATATTTTCTAATTTCATACGCTAAAATCATTTAATTCCCTTACATTGTTTAATAACCGCCTCATTGAAAGACAAATTATAAGCATGAGTATCTGTAATACCTTCAGCCTCTTTATATTTGTCAAGAATAGAATCTCTTATTCCGTCAACATAAGGCTTATCTATAAGCTTGAACATAATTACATTAGTCCAATCATCAATTCTCCTGTTTGGATTATCAATCTCGTCTTTATACCAACCAGATTTTCGCCCACTATCTTTATGTGGAACACGATATTCTGCTACCATTGGTATTGCGATAAATCCATCATTCTCCATAGTAAGAACCATTACCCAATCAAGCTCAATTCCAAGTTTTTTCATCTTGAAATACTCTTTAATTGGCAACCATCCTTCTAACTTCATTCGTTCAATAAACAAGTTAGCTACTCCTGCTCCTATAAATTCTTCGTGCATACTTTTCATTTTTTATTTAATTTATGAGCAGTACTATTAGTATGCTCTATATGTTCATTATTACAACAATATGGATAGAAATATTTATCTGCTCCATACATAAGTTCTTCTATAATATTATCGTCACTATCATTGCACTTAGAATCAATAGTAACTCTAATATTTACTTCGAATATTCTTTCCATAACTATTCTTCTTTAAGTTCTAACTCTTGCTTGATTAGTTTTAGAAAACTTCTAGCGTGAACTACAAGAACTTTCTTATTTCCTGCGTTCATCATTCTAGTATAGTTTTCAATCATATCATCAATAATTGTTAGTGCCGATACTTTACTCATATTTTTTCATATTTAAATCTTTAAGTCTATCCTTATAGAAGGCAGGAACTCTACTAATCTGCCACCAAGAATAGCATTCGTCACTCCAAGGTTCAATCCACACTGGTTCTTTTGTGTCTTTATCTTGGCAGTATACAATTCCACGTACTTCATCATTAAGCAAGAAAGCCTCTACATCAAAATCCAAATCGTCTAATGTTGCATAAGTCTTGCAATACTCATTACGTTCCCTAGTGCCTTCCCTTACGAACAACTCAAAATCATTGAATAAATCTATTTTTAGTATCTCTAAGTTATTGCTTTTAACAACATCTAGAAGAGACTTTTTGACGTTCATTTTGCTCATTTCCTATCCCTCTTTTTTTTAGTCATTGCAATCCATAGGAATATGGTCTGCTAACTCTTGCCAATAACACCTATTATCATAATAACAAGTTTGACATTTTTGAATCTTTTCATTCATTACTTATTCTCCTTTAAGTTCGACAGGCTCATCTTTCCAAGACAATTCTTTTCCGATGAGCTTCTTAATGCTTCCTTTAGGAAGGTAACAGCAACCGGTATTTGCGTACCTCTGCCCATATAAATATACGACAGAGCAAATCCATAATGTATTACTTTCATTTCTGCAAGGTTTTTCTGCAAAAATATGTTCACAGCCACCTTTATCTACTGCTAACCATGACATAACTAATACTATATTTTTTTAATTAATAAATTACTTTTCTTATCAAATGGTTTATAACCACTACTGAGATACCAATCTAGAACAAATCTATCAGATTCATCTTTAACAAATTCCAATCCGATTGTCTTCACTCCATTTAACTTAGCCTGTTGTTCTGCGAGTTGTAACAGGCGTTGTGCAACACCATTTCTTCTATAAACAACATCAACCCAAAGAGCGTATATTAGAGCATCAGCCTTGCCGAAAATATCGCTAACATATAATGGAATAGATATTTGAACAGAGCCATGATTTTCTTCATCAGTTATTAAAATTCTGATTTCATCCTTCCATGTCTGTTTTTGTATCATATTCTATCCTCCAACTCTTTAAGTGCCAAGACTAACTCATTTTGAATATGAATTATAGTGCCTTCACTTAATTTTATTCTTTTTAAGCCAATCATCTTGGAAACATTATTAATGTGAACTATCGCTTTATCTTTGCTCATTTTCTATTTTTTTTAAAAGGGTCATAAAAACCCCACAGAAAAATTATTCCAACATACGAACAAAATAATAATACGATTGCTACAATGCCTCCTACGACATATAGTAGCCACATTGGTATTGTTATAGTCATTGCTTATCCTCCTTAGCTTTTTTAAGATAAAATTCTCTCCAATCTTCAAAAGTCCAATCTCTTGTGTTATGAGTAAGATTGAAAACTTCCGTATCTTTCTCTAACTGGAATAACAGCCAAGCGTAATCTTCATATCGCTGTCTTAGCAATCTCTTGCGACACAATCTTACATGCTTGTATAACTTATAATCAGCGGTTGCAGCATCAAAGATTATTTTACCTACTATTACTAACAGACAAGCAGATATAACACCTAATGCAAACCATCCTAATATTGTAATTACTAAATCCATATTCTCTTCTTTTTTTTACCCTCCTTAGTAATTGATAATTTTCTGTGTTTTACGAACCTTGGCAAAGAACCCACGAATCTGTTCTTTTGTCGCAACACCTTTAATGTGACACTTCATCCAATTGCCAATACCATTGGATTTCTGAATCATTCCATCAGAATCCTCACCAATTATCACACCATATCCATCAGCGTTAACAAAGCCATCATGGATAAACACTTTACCATCACTAGCAACTAAGATAGTACCTGCTTTATATTCACTTAATCTCATATTCTTTTCTTTTTACCCTCTCCCTTTTACAGGAGAGGGTGATTAATTACTTACTCACAAATAATAGCGAGCTGACCACAAGCAGCTCCATTCTCAATTTCAGCCTTTGTTGCGATTGCTACTGCATAATCGTAACCCATCTTTTCCAATTGATTCTTAATTGCATTCATACTTAGTAATCTCCTTTTCTTTAAATGATTTATAATATAATTGCTTAAAGCCTAACTTGATCAAAACATTGATGTAATCTCTATACTGTTTACTGATAAAGATTTCGTGGTTGTTGCCAACAAATCTATACCACAAATTGTCAAGAAATACATTTGTCTTGTAATGACCTTGATTGCAGTCAATGATAACCAGCTTTCCACCTACCTTCAGATACTTCTTCAAGGTTGTGAAGGTTCTCTGTAAGTCTGGGATATGATGAACAACGTTTCTTAGATAGAATACATCTACTGATTTTTCTCTTAGTCCGACAATCTCATCTTTTCCATCATACAGGAAGTCCAATTGTGGAAGGGTTGTTACATCGCAAGTTTTATATCCAGTTTTTGGATTATAGCCACTTCCGAAATCAATGCACAATTTTGTCATCATCAATATGATTGTTTCTTCTTACAAGTTCATTGTTCTTAACGGCCTTGCAGTACTTTTCCCAATCGCAGAAATTTCCAAGAGGAGTTACGATAATATCACTTCGGTTGTACTTCCCATAATTGCCAAATACTCCAAATGTATGACCATTCCACTTGTAATCGTAAAATCCATACCCGTCATCGCCAACCTTTACAGAACCTTTTGGGAGTCTTATCTCACCATATCTAGCCTGTAAATCTTCACAAACAATGCTATAGAAGCCATCTTCCAGTATTGTTTCCAACAATTGTGGATTCAAGCTTTCCTTACACTTAGGAATGTTTATTCTTGTGTTTGGAATAATCTCTTTACACTGAAGTGCCATGTCTCTACGTCTTTCGTACTGCTCGATAGAAGACACACTGATAGCAACCTCAGTTAATCCAGCATCTTTCAATGCTACGATGATGTCCTCATTAAGCAGTATTCCATTTGTAACAAGGCAAATACCATCTGACGTATAGTTGCTGACTATCTTTACAATCTTTACCAAATCTGGATTGAGCAAGCTTTCGCCTCCCATGATAGTTGCTCTTTTCAGAACGCCAACCTTCTTCAATGTTTTCTCCATCTTATCACAATCCAAGCGCAATGGTGACTTGAACTTTTGGTAACAGAAGTAACAATTTCCGTTTACTCCTGTACTTTCATTCATGTTGCAATTCAGATTTGTAATAATCCGGTATCTAAAAATTCCCTTTTTCATACTAAATTAATTCCTTCTACTACACCAGTTCCTAGATGATTCTTTTCTGATATGTTATTCACGTTGATAGGAGATAACTTTACAAAGAAATGCTCCTTATCAAACCATTTTTTCAGCTTTTCCGCATCAAAATCGGAAGTGTCAACAAGTGTAAGATTGATTGTAGTCTTCAAATTGCTTTCTGTGCGAATCTGTCCCAACTCCTTAATTGTCATTTTGTTCTTATAAGGAATCAACCAATTTCGCTTGTCATCATCAAATGAATGCAAACTAATCTGCAATGTGATATTTCCCTTAATGAAAGAGAAATCACTACCCTTAATACCAATCGTTGATACATAATGATGAGTATTAGGATATTTCTCCGTAATAAAACGAATAGCCTCTTTGACTGCATCAATATTAAGAAATGGCTCGCCCATACGAGTATAGTTAATTTTAAACTCTTTTGCTTTGCTTGGGTCTGCACCTGCCTTATTGATGGCAAATTCAACCTGCTCTACAATTTCTTCTGCCGTAAGATTGCGATAACGTTTCATGTTACCTGTAGCACAGAACTTACATCTTACTGGGCATCCGCTCATTGTTGAAACGCCAATCATCCAACGTTCTGTACGGTCGCCAAGCTCATTGTTGTCGAGCTTATTTTGATGTCTGCCTATTGCATCTTTGGTGTAATAAGGTAAGAACGTGTCTGTAGTTTCAACAAGAAAGCCATCTTCTAACTGAAGACAATACACGACCCCATTTTTAAATGTTTTCTTTCTTAATTCCTTCATATTCCTTATATTTATATCCCATAAGGGACGGTTAGTTACATTGGTATCTTCGTTGTGTATTTATCAGATGAAATGTGCAGAAACACATAATCGCCATCACTGGTAGTCTCGTTAATATCACAAGAAATATCTGCTTTGTCAAATACAAGTACTTCACAATCTTTGCCTACGAAGCTGATGTAAGATTGCAAATGCCCTATCAACTCACTTGCTTTCATATTACTATCTATTTATATCCTTTCTTTAATCTTACGCAATAATCAATAGCTTTGATTGCTAACCAAATAGCATGCTTCTGCTTATCGTCAATAAGATTTTTTCTAATCTCAAATAGCGTCTTCTTTGCTTCTGTTGCATTCATATTACTATTTATTTATGTCTGAAGGCGTTAACCACCTAACATATCGCTAATGTTTAAATACTTATCTCCTACACCTAAGTTTCTTACCTCACAGAAACCTGCTTCTGAAACAGTACTATCATCGTCATATACCTTTGTGACGTGTAGTTTCTTTATAGGACAGCAATCATCATCGCTTATCTCAAAAGCAATAGGTAAGTCTCCGTGTTTTGCCTTTATTTTCTCTAAACTTTTAACCAAATCACTTATTTTCATACTAATATCTTTTATGCCCGAAGGCGTTAAACATTAAGTTGTGCTCTTATGAGTTTTACTCTTAGAGTTTCTTTCATCTCTTTAGCTTCACTCCAAGGTGTATTTGTTCGAGTAAAACAGTTGTAAGTTTTTTCATCAACACAATGCAAGCTTGTTATGAGTAATTCCAACTCTTCATCGGATAGTATAACATTCTTTTCCATACCTACACCTCCATTTCTGAGTTAAGTCCTAGACCGAAGAGGAGGTGCTGAAGTTGATGAACATACTTAATGTATGCAATTTGTGTACATACATTGTTGTATGTAAACAGATATACATCAAACTCTTTACCGATACCTTTTTCTATGTAGATAGGGAAATATCCATATTCTTCAATATCGGGTTTTGTATATACCAAATGACTATTCTTTATTCCTCTGCTCATCACTTTTCTCTCCCATCCATTCTTCTCTAGAATCTCAGTAGTGAGAGGAATCGGAGATACCTCATCATTATAAGTTTGAATCCAATCGTCTTTAGAAGAACCTTGAAACCCTTTACCAATAAATACAACAAGACTATAGCAACCTTTTCTTCTTAAAAAAGTAATTGTTACGAAACCTATTTTTCCAGTAGCTTTTCCATATTCAATTTTTACTATATCTCCTGGAATATATTCTAATTTATTCATACGCTCTAATCTTTGCTATTAATGAAATCCTCATACTCACCTATCGTGATTTCCACGAAGTCTGGATTTTGCTTCTCAGCTCTAATACTATCATCAAAGTAAACGAAAATGCGGTCTTTGTGACGTAAAAGCTGGGTGATGGAGAATCGGCTGACGTGCGGAACTTCGATATTCAGTTCCTTCAATATCTTGAAATGATGAGTAAAGGATTTATATGATGTAAGTACTTCTGCTATTGCCTTACCTTGCTTACTACGCTTGTTAGGTGCTATAGCTACATAGTAACCATCCTCCAATTTTACATCGTCTATCTTCTTCCAAACCTTCTTATCTAGCGTATCGTAACGCTCAGAAAGAACCCATATAGCAGTAATCTCGTACTCTCTTGTGATAGTTCTGTTAGGCTGATAGCCCTGATATTTTTCAAACTCGAAGCCTACGGCTTCTTCCACTCTTTTCATGTAGGCTTGACGCTCTTTTTCTTCAGCATCGAGAATACTCTTAATGTATTCATAAGCCTTACTTCCCTGTTTTGTTTCGTATAACATATCTCTTTACTCCTTAACTTCTTTAAAAATTACATTTTTATGGTCTGAGCGTTCTTTGATGCTACAAGGGTATAGCTGCCATACTTCACAAAACTTCTTACTATCAAAGAAGCACCCTTTGCAAGATTCTTTATCAGTCTCAGTAACTTCAAGAGTTACTCTTTCTCCAACTTCAAACTCTTTCATAATCAAAACGCTATTCTATAGTCCTTTCCTCTCAAAGTAGGTCTCTTTTTGAGGATGAACTTTGTTAAATCTTCAAAATCTATCGGGAAGAGCGCACAATATTTATACTTCAATGTGCAGACAAATCTTCCGTTGAGCATAACATCAAATACAAATGATTTCATTGATTACCTCCTTCCTTTGGAAGTAAATCATCAATATAGAGCCATCCCTTAAAATATCTTTTAAAATCTTTAGGAGTCATATCATCACATACCCATCCTTCTGGATTACGGAAATATACACATAATTCCGTACTTCCGTTTTTGAACTTAACCAAACATGTAACGCAACATTCTCCTTGCTTAATGTTTGGCTTTTCGCTAGCAGTATGCCATAAGTCCTTAAGGAACTCTTCCTTAGTTAATCTCTTTTCCATTTTTTAGTCTCCTTCACATAAAGTTTCGTTAACCTCGTCATTGTATGTATGAGTAACCGGATTGTACTCAGAATGGGTTGCATCTACCCTACCTTTCCGGTTAGTGAAATAGATAGCATTTCCTTGGTCATAAAACCTGTACACTGTTATACTATCAACAACAAACAATTTCTCGACATTGAATTTGTCAACAGAATCCGAGATTTGGACTCTTGTACCCTTACCTTTGCAACCTACCAAAATGGCGGCAACGGCTATTATCATTATTACCTTTTTCATATCAACTTCTTTTCTTCTTGAAGAATACGTCATTCATCGTACCCTAATATACTAAAGAACTCATCCATTTTTGGATTTAGATTGTTTGCCATTAACATATATGCCGGAACGGAGCGACCGATGTTGCACTCTAACTTCAATGCATGTATCATTACTGAAGCTTGATGGCTTGAAATCTTAACCCTATCCAATCTGGAAAGTATTTCGCTCTGCGAATCTGCATTACGAAACACTTTCTTGATAAGAGTTTCTATGTACTTACGCTGCTTGTCCGTCATTGCTCTTATTGTGCTCAAGAGACTCAACCAAAGCCTTCAGACCATTGAAAGTAGCATCCACCAACTCCTTGCTATCGGAAGCATCAAAATACCAATTTCCAATAATCTTGCTATTATTTTCAGCAAACATCGTAATACTCGTATGAGTATTTGAAGACGACATCTGGATAGACTCCTTTGTTCTACCCATGAGGCTGGCAATCTTTGCCAACACCTCTACATATACATTATTCTTTTCCACTTTCTTCTTACAGTTTTTATGGTGTGTCTCACCTTTTTAAAATTAGTAACCTTGTTTCTTAATTACATTGCAAAGATACAAAGAATATCTGAAATATGCAAACTTTTTAATGTGTTTCTTTTATTCTTTAATATATCATAACACATAACACCAATAATTTACTGACGTTAACACAAAAATCCCCACCACTACATTATTATATATAGTGATGGGGCAAACATTTAAAACAAAATAGCATTATGGATTTCTACGATTACTATCAAACTAAATCGTCCACATAAGCCCATTTATAGATGGCGTTTGATTTCGTGAACCTATTCCACCATTCCTCGCCTAAGAAATTCAGATGCTTGAAACGCTTGCGAACCTTGGTCAGACCGACAATGCGTCTGTTATACTCAGGCAGCTCTTCAACAGAATGCCAAGCACCTTCTTTTTGATATTTCATTCCCAACTCCAAGGCTTGCTTGGCTACCTGCCTTGCACCTTGACTAAAGTCTATCTTATCAATCAACAATTCTAAGTCCATAATCAAATAACTTTTATGTTAACTTTGTCTTCAAAAAAAGCTTCTAGCACTTCCTTGGCTTTTGCATCTGCTTCATCCAAGTCTTTGCATTTGACTACTTGAACACCATAACCTATAGGGTTACGCAATTCATAAATACCATCAGCCTTTACCAAGCGAAGGAAAATATCTCCACCTTTGAAGCGGTACGAATATCCTCCTGTTGCCTCGTTCCATTGTCTAACTATGTTCCTCACCGCCATAATATCTTTGCACTTTTTCCAATGTAGCATTAGCACCCTCAATGTAGGCTGCGATAATGACATTTCTATATAGCTCACTATTTTCCTTATCAATTCCAACCAAGCCTTCTGTTGATTTCAAAGGCTCAATTGTAAATTTATAAGCCTCCTCTACTATCCAGCTAGGAACACCATTTGAAATCAAATTCTTACAATACTCATTCATGATTTTACCTTTTAAAATTAGTGGATGACAAGGGATTTAAACCCTTGTTGGTGTCAACACCTCCCCAGTGACCTGGTACACGGAATGTTTAATCAGAAAATCCGCTCCAAGTTTGCGAGGGTCGCATTGCTTTCAGTTGCCAATGCCACTCATCCGTTTGTCAGCGACAGATGCGAATTTGAAGATTGTGCACCATTCCCAACCTTGCCCAAGGGTTTCTGCCGCTGACTAATAGGCATTTGCCAATGGTTGTCGGCAAATTTTAAGTGTTCACATCTTACGATGCGGTATTAACTATCTCCCTGCCCAAGGGAACAACCATTAGCGATAGGCTATTTGTAGTTATGAAACATTCAAATAAAGCCGTGCGACTCCTAGTTTATCATCATGCCCCCACGCAAGGCATCACACGGCTTTGGCACGTGGGTATTTGGTAGATTATGGCTTTCCTACCTCGTCTTTCTTATATCATTCCGCTGCCATCCTGCCGCCCAGTCTACCGGAGCTGCATTACAGCAGTGAAAAGATGTATTCACATTATATAAGGCTGCTCTGAACTCATCCAATTCTTCTGCCGAGAACGGACAATCCTTGTTTACCCGCCTTTTCATAATTTCACTACCTTATAGCCAAGCCGACTTGCAAGATCAAGAAAAATATTAAAGTATTCCTGTGCAACTTCTGTTCCTGATACTACGCCATTTTCAAACGTGAAGTAACGCTTTGTATTGTAAAGCGTATCTTCCAAGCAATAAGTTTCTTTCATTTCTTCTTTCTAATCAATTGTAAACAACCTTTCGACTGGTCTCTTTGTTATATTCGGGTTAAGAGAGTTTGTTACTTCCTTTTCCCAAACACATCTGAACTCTTGGGGCATCTGATACTCGCTGATAAATACCTTATGACCTCTTCTAGCCATTTCCATGCACCATATATAGAATCTTTCGTAATCGAAATTCTTTGATACATCATACTTTTTCGTAGCTTTGTAAGGCAAATCGCAATACACTATACTCCTATCCGGTATCACAAGTTCATCATAACTGCCGCTATAAAACTCGACACCTTTGAGAAGAGGCACATCACGCATTGTATTTTCTATCTGCTCCCTTATGTAATCTCTTGCCTTTCCGTTCTTGCCGACAACATTATGTCCGCTATAGCCACCATCAAAGAAACGTCCATTAAAGCTCGCCATAAAGCCAATTAGTCCGACACCTGCTTCTGTGAAGAATTTATTCTTTCCGTGATAGCAGTCTCTTGCAAAGTTATACAACGTCTTACTAATATGGTTGAAGACAAACCCATCATTCTGAAGATACTTCCACATTTCGATAAGATACCTATTCTTATCGTTGGCAATCCTGCGATACGTGTCCGGAACGTTCTCAATAACGCTACAACCACCACAGAAAGCATCTACAAACGTATCATGTTCCTTGTCCAGCATAATCGGCAATATTTCATGCACGATTCTAGCCTTACTACCCATGTACTTCATCCTATCAACTTCTTAATCATTTTAACACCTCGCTTACCAAACTTTCGCTCGACAACAGCATTATAGCTCACTCCATCAATGGAACACTCATCCGGATAGCACTCTTCAAGCCAATCTGTGAACTTCAGCAGATTGAAGACTAACTCTTTTCTCGCTAAAAGAAACCGCATATCAATGAATTTTCCAAAGCTTATTCCGAAGATTTTCTGAAATTCATTACCTATAGGCAAGAACTCACTTGGTTCGATTTTCATTAGCTTGCTTTCTTAGATGTCACACTCTCCAAAGGATAGTCACTCTTCATAAAGTCACTAATTCCGTTATAAGTTTTCTGCAAATCCTTCTCATCGTCTTTCAAGTCTTCTGTCGCATTTACAGCGGCTGCATTCAAAGTCTGTTCGTTGAAGACACCGTTTCTCACCTTATCGAAATAAGAAAGAATCTCTTTAGTCATCAAATGGTCAGCCAATCTTTTGAAATCCTTATCCATCACCAATGCCATGAAGTCATAAGAATTTTCAAAGGCCAAGATAGGAGCAAAATCCTTGAACGCTTGCATTAAGTTAACATGCAAATCTTCATACAGCTTACGGATGATATTCTCGTAAGTTCCCAAACAAAGGTTGGTCAGATTGTACAGGATGATTGCATTCGCATAAACTCCCGATTTTTCACCAATCCCTAAGTTCTGTAACCTCACCGCAAGCTTATCTCGCAACTTGTACAAGTCTTCACTAATCTTTTCATAGAACGTCATTGCGAATTCGTTATTGAAATCTGCATTAGGAACATAAGCGTCATAATACTTAATCGCCTTGCGAAGGTTCTTCTTGCAGTCCACCCACTTCTTCTTCACTTCAAACCTAACGCATTTCTTCTTCAGAATACTCTTTTCGATTTTCTGCATGAAGCACTCTGCCAACACCATTTCAACATAGACATATTGCTGAAGATAACCTCTAGTAACAATCATAACCTTGTTTACTTCGGTTTCGGTCATTCCATGCGGCACACTGATAATTATCTTCTTGCCACCGACATCTAACAGAACTCTTCTGAAACAATTAACACTAGGCATGATGTTTTCTATTAGAATATTCAACAACCTTGTTATAGCACTCTGTCCTTACCAAATCCTCGACCTTATTCAATACAATAACCTCATGGGTATCATTCATATTGACTTGTGGACAGCAAATCTGATAAAAATACTTTGTCCTGATGGTAAAACCAAGCAACTTGATTTGTTCCTTGAATACCCGACCAGACACCACCTTATCAAGTTTTTTCTTGCCTTCGAAGAGATTCAAACTCTCCTCTCTACGATATACAATATCGGTATTAACCGAAAAAATCTTTCCGATCATAACTATTCCTCCAAATTTCTAAGCGTTTCAAGACTCTCATCATTATCAACATCATAGCCGATATGATATTCGTTTCCTATTCTAGCACCAACATATACCTCTTCTGCATCCAAGATATAACGGGACATCTGTTCACGCACCTTTATCTGTTCTTCATTCAATCCAAGTACATCAAAGCACTCTTCCTGCAATGACTTATATGGTTTCGTTCCCATATATGAAACATAAGCCAGCTTTCCGTCCTGATGCAATGGCTCCCACTTCTCCCACCAATGGTTACGGTACTCCAAGATACCTCTTTCTACTCCATCGGCACAAACATATTTAACTATTCGTATTTTCATTATCAACCTTTTTTAAAACAACTTTAACTGTCTTTCCTTGGCACTTGAACACACGAGACTTAATCTTGTATGTAAGATTGTTAATCACGACTTTATCACCTACACAAGGCATAAAATGGAAATCGTAATTTTTCCAAATGATACTGCCTTCATACTCGAATTCAACCATTTTTTATGCTTTCTAATGCTTTTTATATTTATCTAACATTACTGAATTAATCTCAGACCAAAAAGTTACAATTACGTCTTTTGAATCAACATTATGTTTCTGTGCTATAAAATTTCCAGCACTGACGAAATCAAAATAGCCATCAATCGTCTCTTGTGTACCTGTACATGTACGTGTTATGCCATTCTTGACATACTTAGCCACAAAATAATAGCATCTCTTCATCGCAACAACTCCCTAATAAATTCGTTACGCATCGGCTCAACGATGCTTGTATACAAACTCTGCTTATCTTCCGGAATATCATCCGGTGTAATAGAGAACATCAACAAATAAGACATCGGAATCTCCAATACCTTGCATATTGCATCAATCTTACTCTTACGTGGAAACGTTCTTCCGGTCTCCATAAACAACATATTTGTCTCACTACAACCGATAGCCTTACCAAGTTGTCGTTGGGTCAAGCCCTTGCTTACCCTCATTGTCTTAATCGCCTTTCCTAAATCCATTTAACCTCCTATTTTAAATTTTCAAATCTATTCTTAATTGCAATCATGGCATCATTGACACCATCCTTATATCCAACAGAATACAAGGAACAATCCTCTTCGCTCGGTTTTCCGGTTTTTGATTTCAAAAACTCTTCTATCTCACGGAAACCATACTCCAAGAATCTGAGAAACATAGCGTTCTTCGTGATAGCTGGTCGTAGAACATCTTTAACCCAATCCCAGCCATCACCATAACCCAAAGTGAAATTAGAATTATTACAATATCTCACTTTCGGCTCATCCAACCATTGTTTTATTATTTCCTTTTTTGTCATCATTCCCAGTTTTTATGGTGTGTCTCACCTTTTCAAATTAATAACCTTTATTTCTTAATTGCAATGCAAAGATACAAAGAATATTCGAAACATGCAAGTGTTTTAATGTGTTTCTTTATATTATTAATGTATTTTAATTGTTTAATATAGTTTCTACCATTTATTTTAAACTTTTTACATTTTTCTCTTTCTCAAACACTCTTGCTACTATCACCTTTATCCTTAATTTCGTCTTACTATGTTCTTTAACGTGGGACTCACGCTTTAAAGTTTTTGCATCTTGCGGCTATTTCTGTCAGTCGCTTCCCTTGTACTTTAGTAGAGCTACCTTTCTTGCATTTCAAAACATTCCCAATACTAGTATTTTGTATTTCCAAGAAATGGACGCAACAAAAACAACTTCTAAAATTCTTATCCATTTGACATTTCCTTTTTAAGTTTCTTTCTTTGAGCCAAGAACATAACAATCTCCTCGAAATCATCGCAATTCAAGAGCATTTGTCCAACCTGCCATTCCGCTGCTTTCTGATTGGCATCCTCCATGCCCTTTGCTAAGAATGTGATTTTCTTGTCTTGGCTTCGATTCTCTACAGTAACTTCAAGTGTACCATATTCAAGTTCGGTAGTCTTCATACTGAGACCTTCATCAAATATCCTCAACAAATGATTAAAAAGATAACTTCTTTCCATTTTTCAACCTTTCATTTTCTTGTTTCAACAAGTCCTCAAATTCCTTGCGCTTTGCTCGCATAATCTCGAACCATTTACTTGGTGTTATAGGACACCCCATAAGCCAATGGTCGAAGTTTGGAACAGGCAAATTGAACTCTCTAGCTTCAATAGTATAATCGTACCACTTCAACAACTCTTCTTCGGGAGCTTCCTTTTCAATATCTGTTACAATAGTAGCCATATCGAAAGTCAAATCGCCACAATTAGCTATTCCTCCAACTTGGTCACCTATCCAAAATGTCTCCGGATTATCTAATCCGTAAAATTCATGCTTCTCACAGAATGCCTTCAAGTAAGCATTGCAAGCATTCTCGTAATTTTTCTTTAATTTTTCCTTATCCATAATCATAAATCCTTAAAAAGTTTCTTAACATCGCTCTTCTCCACCTTTGGATGGGAGCACATCACAACTTGCGCACTTGGGTTGTGTCTTTCCTGCCATTCGCAAGTGTTACACCCCAAATCACCAACTTTATTAATTGCATTGGTGTATCTGCCTTTCTCACCATAGGGGCAATCGGTAACAAAATCCTTTCGTCCCCAGATGTACTCATCTATCTTATAAGAAATAGCATTTGCTTTCTTCTTTTTCTCGTTATTATTTAAAAACATCATTTCATTAAAACATTTAAAATAAACATAGCTGGCCATCATCAGCGACCTTAACATTACTCTCAGAAAACCAAAGTTCCTCCAATATCCTCTCCATGCAAGCTACAACAATCGAATTTCCAGCAGCCTTTTGAAGACTTGACTTCGACACTCCACTTTCTAGCATTCTGTCTATGTATTCTTCATCAACGTCCATCAAACGGAAAAGTTCTCTCGGAGTCAAACGTCTAATGCGTAACCTTGCATTTCGAAGAACAACCAAGGAGTCTTTGCTCGCAGATGTAATGGTATTGGCTATATTCTTTCCAAGCTCGACCTTTGGACTATGCTTTTCGCCTTTTATCCACTTCCCTTCAGAACGAGTTCTTATAGCTGCACTCATAGGTTCTTTCCATTCATTCGATACAAATTTCTCTTTACATAGCAAGTCATCACTAAAAAAGTACTTCTCATCCACATTTTCCTCCAAGACATCAACCAAGTGTTTCTCTAGCTTTGTCTTTCTCGGAAAATGATAATCTATCTTATCACCATCGTTTCGTATAGAGAGCATGAAGACACGCTTTCTGTTCTGAGGAACACCGCAGTCGGCTGCATTTACCACCTTAGCATAGTTAACATATCCGTAGGATTCCAACTCCTTGCGCCACTTATTAAAGAACCCAATGAACTTTGTTTGAACCAAAGCCTCTACATTCTCCATCAAGAGGTATTTCGGTCTCTTGGTAATAATGGCGTTTCTTGTGAACCAAAGGATAGAGGAACGTGTATTGCTTCCCTCCTCTATTCCTTTCTGCTTTCCGGCTTGCGAAACAGACTGGCAAGGTGTTGAATATGTCAGCAAGTCAAAATCGGCTACCTTGCTCCAATCTATCTTGGTCATGTCACCAAAGTTCTTGCCGGATAGACTAGGAAAGCAAGCATTATGCAAAGCTATTGCATTTGGCTCTATCTCAGACCATCCGATGCACTCGTAATCGAAATCAGAATATTTCTTCTTCAACCGCTCTAAAGCCATCAGTTGAGAGTCATATCCGGCACAAAGTTCAAACGTCCGTATCTTCATTAAATATCATGGGTTTTACAAAAATCCTCTACAAAGCCATCACCCCAATCATCCTCATGCCATATCTTTGCAACTTCAAGCTGTCCCATTTCCTTTATAGCCAAAAGAACTTGCTTTATATCGTTTTCGTACTTAGGCAATGAATTCTCCATAATCGGGAATACATCCTTTATCTCTTCAAAAGACAACACAACGTCAAACGAACCACCTTCACTTGGCGTTACTTCAAACAACTCTTCAGAAAGATTCTTTGAGGATTTCAACCACTTCAAGAATTGCTTTCTACTACGATACTCACAATATAAATTGCTAAACTTTACGTATAGCTTATCAAAACTTAACTCTTTCATAATAAATCAAATTTATCTTTAATTATCTGTTTCAAACACCGTCTGCTTGCCTCGTCTCATAGCACGATACTTCTCAGGAGCCATTGGTAAGCCATTCTCTTTTAATGCTTTCTCATATGCACCAAAAGCCAAGCAATCCGCTTGCTCGTTCAAATCATCGCCATTATGTCCCTTTACCCAAGTCAAAATAACAAGCTTATCCTTTGCACACTTACGATACAACTTGATTAAATCTGTGTTCTTTATATCTGCGCCTATTTCCCAATCTGTATAGCGGAACATCTTTAATGCGTACTTGGAATCACTTCGAACCTCTATGACAGAACCTTTCGGGCAATAATTAACGGCTGATATTATCGCCAACATTTCCATTCTGTTACTGGTAGTATGCAAGCAATGGTGTGTCTTGACCTTTTCAAGTTCACCTGTAGATGTATTCACAACAATATACGCAGAACCACCTGCCTTATGGGTGGAATAGTTATCGCAGCTGCCATCTGTATAGCAAATATAGTTTGGAAGAAGCCTTTTTCTTTCCACAACAGTTTCTTCTTTCTTAGGTTGAACCTTTCCATACTTTGCATTCTTGCCTGTTCGCAAAACGGAGTTGTAAGCACCTGCCAATGTTCGCCAATCATCACAATAGTTTCCATCTTTCTGTCTCCATTCGTTTTTCCATAACAAGTCCCACAAATCTTCGATAAAGCCCTTTTCTATCCAATTTTTCTTTATACAGAAACCCGAAAAGACTCGGGAAGATGGTATCTTCGCATACAAATCCTTTGCCATTTCGTCAATAGCATAATCTTTTTTGTTTGCGGTACACCAATTGGGAATAACAATTATCACCTCCCTCTTACCAAGCAGACGTTTAAATCTAGATATATTGCCAAAGTAGCGATTAGACTCTTCCGCAAAGTCAGCATTCTTCACTAAATTCGCAAAAGTTTTGTTTGAAACACGAATCGTAAACAAGTCTATATCCTTACAAGTTTCCAATATTCTATTAACCAAGTCAAACATAGCCTCTATTTTGTCGGCTTGTTGCTCGTTGACCAGGAAGTTGTCACGAATGAATTTGTCATCATCATACAATCGACTATAAGCCAACACTCGATTTGCACCTTTCACACGATATGAACTCAGATAAACATCATAAGCTCTAACTTGATGTTCTGATTCCAAGTACTTTTCTTCTATCTTCTTCATAATCTCGTATATATAATAATAACACGTAATATATCAAGGAACACGTTAGCCTCTTAAAGACTCCTATACTTATTCCAACTAACTACTAATATGAAAATGTCCAAAATAGAACTTACCCACCATAGAAGTCATCAGGTAGATTTCCTATTGTGCCATTTTCCTTTATTTGCATTCGATGTCCCTTCAATTTATAACCATAGATTCTGTGCTTGATAGCAATAGAAGTCTCTCGGTCTCCAAAAGAGTAAGAGCAAGGTATAATTAAATAGTGCAGGTTACCTACGTTAAACGTAAAGTTCCTACGACCAAACCTTTGCAATGTTCGTTCCATCTCTCCCTCGTTTCTATCATCTGCCATGTGCATTTCCGCATACGTGGACTTAATCTTACCTTCGCAGATAAGATTCTTCTTGATTCGGCATATAGAGCCATGACCCATATTCACAACCTTTGCAAACGAGTTAGTAGTTAGTTGATGCCAAGCACAATCATTGTTGCCAACGTTAAAACAGTCTTGACGAGCACCACTAATAACCGATGTGTACAAAATATTGTTGACTATAGAATATAACTCCTTTAGCTTATAGTCCTTATTAATAGGAATACGACAAACGTAAGCCCCTTGAAAGCGACCGCCCTTTTTATTGGGCTTCTTTTCTTTATCACGGAACGTATTCACGATAAATCGCCCGTTACCAAGTTCTGTAAAGAGTCCATCCTCCTTGACATCCTTTAGCAATTTTCTTGCCTTTGGATAGCCTACACCGAGTTTTTTCTTTACATCCTTGATGGTTAAGTTAAATATTACAGAATTTCTGCGTTGCATCTTACACCAAATGGCAAAGCAAAGAGTCTCCTTGTGCGCTTTCACTTCTTGCGATGACGCACCATAGGTATACTTCTTTACCAAGTCCATACGTATGTGTAAATAATGCTTTCCCATAAATTCCTTATTTGTTTACCTTATCTGTGTTTCGCCTACTCCAACAATTATTGCCCATTGCTAACCTAGAGCAATCTAAGAATGTTTCGACTCAAAACAAGGATTCTAAAAAGAAATCCTTACCCTTCATTCGTCTGACACCGAAATCTAGGTAAGGATTATCGTGGTATGGCTTTCGCCACGGAAAATCTTATTGATTCTTGTAAGCGTGTCAGCACCAACAAAGCACGCTGCAAAGATACTAATTCATTTTCATACTGCAAGGTCTTTAGTGCGTTATTTTACTCCGATTACGCATTTTTAACACAAAATACAATTTTAATTACATATACGAAACTATAAATACATTAAACCGCTTGCAATTTTAACATTTAACACTCTAAGGCATTTTCAAGACAAAAAAAAGAGAGCAACCACCATCACTGGCAGCTGCTCCATAAGTTGTTACCTTAAACCAATCTAAAACCTTAATAACTAAAAACCAACCTAATAAAATAACTTTTTCTTATATTTTACCGTGAGAAAGAAAATCATTGTAACCAGCATTAAGGAAACGACCCAAAAGGAAATCATACCGAATTTCCAATAGAACAAATCCCATCCCTCCAAGTCTTTCTCAATATATTCCTTTTTGGTCTGGGCGATACTCAATTCTCTGTTTAGGCTATCCCTCTGAGCCTTATATATACTCGCTCGCTCTGCTATCTCCTTATAATGAATAAGGCTATCACGAACCTTGGATAGTTCCTTGCTGTCCCTGTATCTAATCTCTATATGAGTAGAATCCTTACCTAGCACCTTACCACTCTCATCTACCCTTGTCTTGACATCATCCTTGATGTATGTGGAATCCTTAACCTGTTTTTCGGTCTGCTCCCAATGATAAGATAGCAAGCTGTCCCGAATAAGCTTGACCCTTTCGTTGATAATTGAGTCCCAATGGGCGTAAGTAGTAGTGTCTCGCACCACCTTTTCCACTTCTACATATCTTGTTGTCCGGCATCCGTACATCATCAGCATGATGAAGAAACCTACCAATATGGTAACGAGCCAACGCCACCAATCAAATCTAAGCTCCATATCAACCTCCTTTTTGTGTGCAAAGATAAACATTTATATTACTATATCCATACAAATTATAGACTTCGTTTTTGCAAAACAAGAAAAGTGAAAAATAAGTCTTTTCTGTTAATGAACCTTACGAGACTACTCTTTTCAGCAAAATATTATTAATTACAAAGAAAATCTTTGGTTTTTAGTTGCATTTTTCAATTATTGTTTGTATCTTTGCGATGTAATTAAGAAACAAGGTTAATAATCCATTAAGCCCTACGCATCACGGTTAAGCGAATATATATGAATACAGAAAATGTGATAGAATTAATAAATCGTGCTCGAAAAAAGCTAGAAAGAATAGATGACGAGAATTGTTATTCACTATCAATGGATATAGATAAGCTTTTGGATTTTGCACTAAAAGAATTGAAGGATGAGTAATACTTTATACGTTCCAAAGAACAAGAATATAGATAGAAGAACAAAAAATATTGTTCACCTATCTGATGGTTCTATAAAATATGATTTTAATAAGTATAATAGCTATATTGAAGCTATTTATGCTGATTATATTGATTGCCGAACGGACGAGCAATTAAAAGAGTCTATTTCTCTTTGTTTTGCCGATAGCCTTGACCAAAAGGTTATGTTTAAGAAACTAAAATTACAATTTTTATCAGCCCTCGCCAACACGGATAAGGCATTAGATATGAAAAATATCTATGGAAAGACAGTATATCCCAAATACGAGATTGCTCTTAAACAGCACGTAAAAGGTAGTGTGGAAGACAATTACGAAAGTGTAGAGTTTGATGGAGCAGACAATTATAGAGAAGCTGTCAAAATGGCTAAGAAGTATTCGTTAGATATTGGTTCTGGAAACATGCGTTATAAAGAATCAGCATCATTAGATGCGGGTCTTGCGCAAGTAACCATAATCTGTTACTATTCTGACGATATATCAGATTATAATGAGGTGTGGCAAGAAGAATACATAAACGGAAAGAAAACAAAAAGATATTAAGCCCTCGCTATCACGGTCAAAGTAACTTTATGGCTTATCTTAATAAAGAACAATACGAGTATCGCAGAAATAGTGCTGCCGAAAGATTACACTCTACTTGGGTGAGATTGACAAGAAATACGGCACGTCATTCTGTCCAACCGGAATGTTGAGGGTCTATTAAACACAAGCATTAAATACTAGATATGAATAGTAATAAAACATCTAAACGAGGCGGTGCAAGAAAAGGATCTGGACGAAAAGCACTAAATCATGTATATTTACACATTAGAATACCTAAAGATATAGCAGAAATTATAAAGCAGAAAGCTAAAGAAGAGAATATAACAATAGGTTCTTGGATTGTTAAGAATTTAAAAAATATATAAAAATAGGGTGTATCATAACACCCTATATAGATTACCAAGTGATTATCTTTCCGTTATTACATACGAGCTTTCCGTATTGTATATTTCCAACCCTGCGAAGCCATCCATGCAGGTTCACACCTTGTCTAGGGTCGTTGTTCACAATCGCATTGAGAAAGGCAATTCGTGACACCTTCAGCTTATCGAACAACGCCCATTGACCTTGTTTGTATGAATTGATAGCAGCTAAGGTCATATTACCCATGATACCATCAGCTTTTGTTCCTACGATAGTCTGAATCTTTTGTACGGCTCTGCTTACTCCACTATTATAAGCAAAGTCAACCAAGAGATTAGCCACCGACTGGTTGTTGATTTGGTCAGCCTTGCAAGCATCCCAATAATATTTCTTGAATATGTGATGCCATTGTTCATCGGTTATCTTCTTCAAGTCCGATGCAGTCTTACTAGCACCATAAACTTTACGGAACGTCTCTAGAGTCACGCCTTTCATCGTTGCGCCTCCCCTATCACTCTTTTTGTTAGAATATCCACCCTCGAATGAGAGGATGAATGGTTGTAAAATACTTGAGTCTGCCATAGTCTATTTGTCGTTTATGTTTTGATGTTCGCCACGTTCCCCTATCGTCTTGGTAATGCCAGCCGTGACGAACAAACTAGCTACACTACCAACAAATGCACTTAACCCCATCAAATCGGTCTTGATCGTCCCATAAGTCACCACTTCCCACACTAAGATAAAGCAGACAACCAGGAGCATCAAGAGACCTATCAGAGTAACGGACACTAAGAAGAATGCCTTGCTTGAATGTCCGCTATTAACTTGTATGAGTAATTTCAGATACTTAACCATATTTTAATCCTCCCTGTCACGATATATCTCATTTTCTTCCTTTTCAACCAACGTTTCTAAGGATTCTCGCTTTCTTGGTGGGGTTCTAAGTTGGCATCCATCCTTGATGCATCTGTTCCATTGTGCCTCATGCAAGGCAAGCTTCAAATCGTTCTTCTCGTCCCTAAGATTGCGTATCGTAATACGATACTGATTGATTTCCTCATACAATTCATCTATTTTACTGTTAAGATTAACGACCGACTCGTTGGAACGTTCATAGAGAGCCTTCCACTCATCGGCATATGATGAAATAGTCTTATTCTCTTCCTGTGATGCGAGTGCCGCCTCCTTTCGCTTTCTACTATTATAGTACAGCAGCGTTGAGATTACACCCGATGCACAAAGAAGATTAATTCCCGTCTGTATTAATTGAATAGTTTCCGCTGTCATTTCTTTGTGTTTTTTGTTGCAAAGATAGCTATTTATATATAATAATGTGGAAATAGCCGAGTCAGAAAACTACACAATTAATTTTTGTGCAAATAATTAAATTTTTCCTTAAACTAAGTTATAACACATTAAAATATTTGCTCTGCCAATAAAATCTCATTATCTTTGCAAAAAACAGGTGAGACACACCACAAAAACTGAATAAAAATGAAAGTTATAGAACAAGACACAATAAACTTTATTAAGGCGCACATAAATGAACGACCAAGATACAAGTTGGCACAAAGAATGGGTGTCAGCGTGAAATTCTTGTATAAGATTCTACATGATTGCAATTGTAAAATCGAACATAAAAGACCTGTTCCGAAACCCAACAAGAAGCGTGATGAACAAATTGCAAAGCTTTACACCAACCATTCAGTCAAAGAGATTGCCGAGATTATAGGGTGTCATCCGTCTACAGTAGGAAAGGCGGCAAAAAGACTAAAGCTTACTCATTCGAATGAAACTATCGAAAGACTTAAAAAGAACAGTTTGGCAAATTTAAAGAAAGCGTATGAGAAAGCAACAATAAGTAAAAGGGTAAAAAGCTGGCAAAGAACCATGCAGATGGAGAAATTCAGAGTTATATCCTGCATTCCGCAACAGACAAGATTCAAATTTGCGGATATGCCTATAAAAGCATATCATGCCAAGTACAATCTCATAACAAAACATGGATATTTCGCTTTCGAAGGTGAGCCATACATTTTAGGTTATGACCGGAATACTCATAGGATGAATGAAGAATACTATAAGAACAAATATGGATTTTCTTTTGAGGAGGATGAAGAATGCCAAGAAGATTAACAAAAGAACAGATAGACTATATTAAAGTCCACATCAATGACTACCCACGAAAGGAAGTAGCCAAGGCTGCTGGTGTTACACTACACACCTTATATAAATATATCACTATTTTAGGTGGCACAAAAATAGACAACAAGTTGAGTAAAGAAACCATCAGCCAAATTTCCGTCATGTACCAAACGATGACAGCAAGGGAAATTTCCGAAGTGTTGAATATTCCTCAATCTACAATATTAGGACAAGTCAGTAAGCTTGGTTTAAAACACAATGTAGAAACGATAAATAGAATTCGTAAAGAGCGAAACAAGTCTCTAAGAAACTATTGGAATAAAGAAAGATATGCAAGTAAAGGAAGAAAACTTCACATGCAATACAAAATGGATGAACTTAGAGTTATGTCGGGCAAGCCGCAAGAGACAAAGTTGAGGATAAGAAAGCTCTCCTCAAAGGCTTTGAATGCTAAGATGTATTTGCGAAAGTCTTATAACTATTTCTACTCTAAGGGTGAGCCGTTCATTCTCTGCTATGACTCCGAGACAAAAAGACACCCTAAAGAGGAATACTATACTGAAAAGTTTGGTTTCAAGTTCGTGTGTGCTTAATTTCTGTTTGCTGTTCCGTTTGCATTTTTCGTTTTCTGCAAACGGAATTTGCAAACAAGCCTTTGATTTCCATGCATCCGGAAGTATGATATTACCTCCTATCACCTTAACTACTTGATTATTAGCGATTAAAAGAAAGTTTGATAGAGTTATTTAATCTTATCCTTATTATTCGTAACTTTGCAGCCGTAACGTTACATAGAGTTAGTTTAATTAAGGTTTAACACAAAAAGATTATTCTTATGGAGACATCAAAAACTTATGTTTTTAATCCAGAGGGTTCAGGTAACAATGGAGGAATGATGAGCTTGATAGCTCCTTTGCTCCAACAGAGAGGCGTTGATCCAAACGTTCTTCTTGCGATGAAGGGTAATAACGGATTCGGCAATGGTGATGGTTCTTGGTTCATTTGGCTGCTCTTTATCCTTTGCTTCTGCGGTTGGGGCGGTAATGGTTTCGGCTTTGGTGGCCGTGGCAATGGCGGAGGTCTTGCTAACGAAATCAACAATGACTATGGTCGTTCCTTGCTTATGGATGCTATCGGTGGCAATCGTAATGCACTCAGTAATCTCGCTACTCAGCTCAATTGTACTGAAGGACAGATTCAACAAGCAATCTCTGCCTTGACAACCCAAGTTCAGAACGTGGGCAACCAAGTAGGCATGAGCGGAATGCAAACCATCAACGCTCTTCAGCAAGGTAACATGCAGATTGCATCACAACTCGCTGATTGCTGCTGCCGTGTTAATAACAATATTACGGCTATGGACGGAAACGTCAAGTTGGCTATGTGTCAGCAGACTGGCACTTTGCAGAATGCCATCAACAATGTAGCCGTAAGTCAGGAACGAGGCTTTTCTAATGTTGCTTTCGAAACCAAGGGTCAGACATGCGACATTTTGAATGCTATTAAAGATAGTACTCAGACCGTAGTTAATGGCCAACGCCAAGCAGAACTCAGAGATATGCAGGACAAGATAGACCATCTTCGTGAAGAGAATGGAACTTATAAGTCTTCTGCCATGACTTCGCAGATTGTAGGTCAAGCTATGGCACCTGTCAACGCGATGTTGGCTGGCTTGCAAAAAGAGGTAGATGGTATCAAGTGTAAGCTTCCATCAACTGTCACAACCAGCTACAGTCCATTTACTGCTGTTCCAAATTGTGTTGCTTGGCAAACAGGCTTATATGGTCTGAATGGTGTCAACAATGCAAGCTTTTGGGGTTAATTAGGAAAGGAGGCTGCTATGTTATGGATGAGACCTTTTGCATGGGTTAATCGTAACGGCTCGGCAGCTATCGCATCTACAGGCGTGGTGGTGAACACCGAAAATGTCGTTTTCTCGTTCAGAAACCACGCCTTCGTGAATGCTAACTATAGGGGAACTATCTTTGTGAACCTACATCAAGCTATTCCGACTGGTACGACAAATACGCTGCCAATCCTTTTCGAGACCAATGGCGTAACCCAAGCTGTAACTAAGTTCAACGGCAATCCTTTGACGGTAGCCGACATTGCAGGAACTGGAGTTTATCAGTTTTGGTTCGAGCGAGATACTAACACCCTTCAGCTAATGACGGGTATTGTTTAACAATTAACATTACAAAGCTATGTTTCAAGGACTTCGACCTAACAGCATATTCTATGTGCTTGACAAGGGTGAAAACCCAAGTCTTAAAATCGGACAGGTTGTATCGGTCAGTAACCCACAACCTAAGTTCCCAACATATACTCCTGGGCAATTCAACCCACAACCAATGGAGACTACCGTTGATGTTGTCGTAAAATTGCCTAATGAACAAATGGAGTTCAAACAACTCCCATCCAATATGCAAATTGCAAATTCGGAAAACCTCGTGGTTTCTGAAAGCCGTGAAGCTATGGATGCGGAAGTTGAGGCTATGTATCGGCATTCTAAGGAGATTGTGGAAAGCGAGCCATACCACAAAAAGGTTATGGAAGAGTGCGCAAAGATGCGTGCCGTATTGAATCCACAAATAGCCAAAGACAGACAACAGGAAGAAGACATCAATAACCTCAAAAGCGAGGTTAGCGGAATGAAGGGAACTTTGACCGATATTAAGTCTATGTTGTCAGTGGCTTTGGAAAAAGTTAATACAAAAAAGTAAATCATTATGGGATACATGATAGAAATTACCGAAAACAAGGTAAATGAAATGTCAGAACTTGTAGAGAAGATGCTTAAGTATGGTGGTAAACTCATGCACTGCATTGATGAAATGGGGGATGACAAGTATGGACGAATGGGTCACAGAAACCCAATGCCGGATTACCGAGACAATTGGGATGACGATGATGACCGCTATGGTGAAAGACATGGTGGTCGCAGAGGTGGCGGTTATCGCTATTAGTATTACACTTTGAGGTGGGGAGAAATCTCCACCTCCTTTAAAAGCTTTTATTATGGGAAGATACAAAATACCACTTGACGCATACGATATGAAGCCGGAAGGGATGATTGCATACCTTCGCTACAATGGCTGGCACTTCAATAAAAAGATGTGCGACTGGGCTATTACCTTAATGCGCAAGACAAACGCAACAACTGGTAAGCTCGAAAAAGTTGAACCGACAGAAAAAGATACAGTCGAGGAACTTCTTAAAGTCAACAACGTAAAGTTGGAGAATGCCGACAATTACGATTTCGTTTATGTCGCAAACATGGCTAGAGCCGATTTCTTTAAGTCTTCTTTAAAAGACGAAGCTGCTTTGGCTCAATTCATTAAGGATATGGTGGATGACCCAGACCAAGCGGACGGATTTATTTTCAATAGATTTTATGCCGATTGCAACCATAATGGTATCGGCATTCCATGGGATGATGTATTATGATTAAACAAGAAATTTACTTGGAGAAATACGATTGGAATGTGATTGTATGTCATATAGCTAATCAAGAAGATGTTGACGAAGCTATGGACTTACTAAGTTCCATTGATTGTAAGGGGCAACCATTATTGGATGCATACGACCACATTTCAACCGATTCTTCAAACAAAGGATTGACATACACAAATGTTTCAAAGAAAACAAGTGTTGTGCTCATTTGCAAGTCTACTTCTGAAGGTGAGTATATAAATAGTCTCACACATGAAATGTTTCATGTAGTAGCACATATATGCAACCATCTGGGAATAGATATGCAAGGCGAAGAACCATGCTATCTTATGGGATGGCTCTGTCAGTCGATATTATAGAAGATTTCCTTATAAGTTTAACTTGGCGGGCAGACCTTGGATTTTTCCATCTGCCCTCCTATAAAATTACAAGAATATGAGTTGTTCGAAAATCAAAAATTACCTTTATGAACGTTTTAATGAGGATTTTAACGTTCTATCTGAGAATGAAAATCGAGTTATCATTACATTTGATGATAATGACTTGTCGGTACTCGTAAACAAGATGGAGAATAAATTATTCATTCTCGTTCCGCTAACTAATATGCATTCGTTTGAACATCATCCGGATTGGATCTTGGTAGATGGCGAACGCATCAATAGCAACCTATTTTGGAAGGAATGCGGCAACCAAGTGATAGAATATCAAGGTGATGCCCCTATAGCTATCAAGCAAGACACCATAGAGAGAATTGTTAATGATTTCATTAAAAACAGATAACGTTTTAAAATTTGCATTAATTTATTTGCAAAGCCATCTTTTTTGTCGTATCTTTGCATTGTAATAAAAATGGTGAGACACACCGAAACAACTGTGTTTTACAAACTTAATTTTCGTAGATAAAGATATTAATATATCAATATAGAAAAAAGCAAAATTATGACAGAAAAAGGATATTTAATCAAGAAAAAAGTATTATTCATTGATTTAGATGACACGATTATTACAACTATATCAGGAAACACCTTTCCTACAGATGTAACAGATTTCAAAATCCGTAAAGAGGTTTTGGATAAGATTGTAGATGCATTCCCTACTCTTTACTATGTTGAAATAGTCTCAAACCAAGGAGGCATCCCTCAATTTGTTGACGAACAGGATTTTATCGGCAAGATTAAGGCTATTGAAAGCTTTATGCAAAAATATCTTCGCAATCATACCGGACGAAATATCTTCGTCAACTCTATGTATTGTCCATCGAATGCAGAAATAGATATGCGAAAGCCAAATACAGGAATGCTAGAATCATATTCTTCTTGGGAAAAAAGAGAGTTGATAATGATAGGCGATGCTAGTGGAAAAGAAGGTGACTTCTCGGACTCCGACAAACAATGTGCGGAGAATTTCGGTATTGAGTACATAGATATAGAAGACTTCTTGAAAATGTAAAAACAAAAAAAAGGAAAGTCAGAGTGATTGTTGCAAAAATTGCAACGTCACTCACGCAAACTGAAACAAAAAAAGAGAGGCAATCACTTACCTCTCTTACTCAACTTGTAAGGAACACTTACATGTTCAACTATTAGGATAGAAGTAGAAGCAAAATTCCCCTATACTATTGGCGTAGTATAGGGGAATATTACATTCCTGCTCGGAAATGCGATGCTCTTAAAAGTGCTGCTCTAAAAAGCACTGCAAATATAGACAATAATTCCGAAACCACCAAATTTTTCATCATTAATTTGTTAGATACAGATACAATCCTTCCACGAACCACATTATCAATATCATAGTTGACATCGTTACCCAAGTCAAGAAGTACTTATCGACCTTCTTATATTCATAGGAAAGATACAAATAAGCAATGAACGTGCTGTTGATGATTACCAGTATCGCTACTATAATCAAAGTACAAAACATATAATCCATAATAATACTCATACGTTCTCGCTTATCCGTGCTGCGATAGGGCTTATCCGTTATGATTTTCTCTTACTCTTAATGAAGTGCAGTATATCCCACTTCTTCCAATATCGGGTGTGCCCACGCTTCTTGCATTTTCCGTTCGGGATGTCACCCCTAGCGACCATCCTGTTCAACGTAGCATCAGAAACATGCAGTTTCTCCTTGACTTCCTCGGTAGATAGCATCGGGTTAAGCATATCGGGGATGATGTCGCACAATCTATCTAGGTCATCATCGCTCATTCCGCAAGCGGTGATGACCTCACCATTTCGCTGCTGCTCGTCAGCCTTAAAGCAAGCATCACTCAGCGACTTAAAAGCCGTTCCGAGCATCTTATAATTCAATATCTTTCCCATTATGCACAGATTTTACGTCCTAACTTTGACCTGCTGATAAACAAATCAGTAAAAGAGTACAGATAGAATATTGCCGTTACTACCATGACTGTAAAACAAGAATCTACCATATCTTTGGTGGTATACCAACTCCATTCCACAATGTGAGCCGCATTGATGCTTGCAAAGTAGAAGAAGGGAATGCGGTATCTCCAACACAAGAAGAAAAATCGGCTTGCTAATATCAAAACCATTGGCAGGACGTACACCATAAAATATATGTAGAGATAGCAAGTTGCATTCTCCGCATAAGGGATGAACATTTCACGAGGATGCTGAGAGAATTCATAAATGCCGTATGCGTGAAAGCACATAAGCGTGATAGGAACGTACTTACAAAACCATCTGAAAAATTTCAGAATCCTTCTACTATACCGATTACCGTGTCGCATCAGTAAGTCCATAACCTCACTGACATCTTTGTCTTTCAACCACTTTAACAGGTTGTCTTCGTCTTCTTTATTCATAAGCGTTGATTTAAATTAAATGATGTTGCAAAGATACACTTTTTTGCACAAAACAATCGGAAATGAGAATATTTCTGTGTTAAACTTTATAAAAAGTAACAATCTGAAAGTAGATGGTTGCAAAAATAGCGTTAGAACGGCTTCCTTACCAAATTCTAACGCTATTAGTGTTTATCCTATCACAACATCAAGGGTCTCCATATCAGCGAACTTCAAGCCGCAATCCTTCGCTGCCTTGAACAACTCCTTCTCTTCAACTGCCTCGATGTCTACCTCTACCTCGGCATTGGCAAGGTCTGAGAAGTACTTCTCGGTCTTCTGCTTCTGATTAAAGAAGTACTGGTTGACCTCCGCAAATTTGGCTGAATCCTCCTTGGTGTATTCGTAGCCATCATCGGTGTGCTTCTGTTCCAACTGCTGGCATTCCTGAAGCTTGCGCTGCATCTCCTCGAACTTATCGTCCTTCATGCTCTCCTGTGCTTCCTCCACATCCTTGTCGTAGGTATCGGCTACGTGGCGCAGAGCCTTCATATTCTTCCAAACTCGCATAGCGGCATCATCACTCATTGATGATGTCTTCAATGCCTTCAATGTTCTGTAGGCTGTAACAGCCTCGATTGTCTTAATCTTTTTCATAATTGTTTCTTTATTTTTATGTTATACAATATTCTTCGCCAGATTGCCATAGCAGAATATCTTTCCTATTAACAGTGCAAAGTTAAGAAAATAATTCCGAATAGCAATGCAGGAGGAGCAAAAATTACGAATTTAAAATTAACTTCCCCATGTTGGATAATCACTAGGACGTAATGTGTCTGCTTTCTCGGTGAGAACGTAAACCACAAATACATTTCTAGTATTTTGTTATATTAAGAACATCTACGTTTTAATACATAATATAACTACCTCCTGGAGGAACTTGTTTCCATCCGCCATCTATATTAATTTCAAAAGATAATTGACACATTTGTCCATAATAACCTCCTTCATAAATATTATCAAATCTTATATATACATCAACATAATCTGTTCTATCACCTTCAGGAATAGTTACAGAACTTGTACCTTGACCAGAGCTATTAGACATATAACCTCTTCCGTATGTGGTCTTATTATTACCATACATACAAACACTTCTAAATGTACCATCACTAACTGTAAACGTAGCATCAGGAAGTTTATATATTCTAGCTTTACAAATACAACTAGCACCAACTAATTGTCTCAACGATGAGAAATCAACAAAACCACTAGAACCACTTTTAATACTTTCCATATTAATTTGTCTAGGATAATATTTAAAACTAATAGCACCCGGAAGAGATATGAAAATTATTTTTGTATTATCATATAAAGTTGCATTACGAGTATATGCTAAAAAAGGTACAATATCAATAATCTTATCTCCACTACCTATATCAAAAGTTATTTCTTTACTAGCGTATACATAATCTGTTGGTTTTTTGCAATTACCAACATAATAATTCTTATAAATCTTATCAGTATTATTATATGGTGAATCATAACGAATTTGAATCCAAAAAGACCAAGCTAAAGATAAATCAGTTATTATATCATCCATAGTAAGATTTGTATTATCATCCACATTTGTATTCTTATATAGAACACAATTAAGTTTAGGAGTTGAAGAATAATAAACTTCAACAGTTTGATATTGAGGAAGAGAAGTCCGAAATGTATCGCTTGTTGCTTTACTATTATAGTTTCTAAAATCACTCAATCTATAAGGAGAATTAGCACCACCTTTTGGAAAATGTTTTCCTGATACACTTGTAGTTGTATCACCATGAATACCGCCAACTCTACCATATACATTATCTATATAAAAGTTGTAACAACCATTAATTGCAAAACCTTCTCCTCCATAATTATAACGTAAGTTCTTATAAGTATCCATAGGTATATTCATACCACAACGAACAACACAAGTATAATTACTATATGAAGATGTTACTATTTCATCAGAGTCTTCTCTAATTGGGTATTCTTTAAAATCACCTTTACAACTAATAGGTTTATACTTACTCCATATATTTATATTTTCACTCTTACAAAGAGTAGCAAGGTCATTGCTACTCTCTCCAAGAGCTTGTTTAACATCATCAATACTAAAAGGAGCACTAATAATTCCAGTTTCACTATTGTAAGACATAATCTTTATTTTTTAAATATTCAACTTCACTTTCTAATTCTGTTACAACTTCTTTAGTAACAACTCGCTCTACTGTTACATTGAACACTAGGCAAGGCAGCTCTATAAGAGCCACCCTGCGTTAATACTCACGATACTTACTCTGCTGCCTCGCTTGCCATATTAGCGGCGATAGCGGAATTGACCTCCTTAATCAATGCTGATACCTCACTGAGCTTGCTCTGCGGAACACCGCTGATGTTATAGGTCAGCTCGCTGCCGTTGGAGCTGGCATTCGCATTGCCGAGATAATTACCATTTGGGTCACCATAGATACTCATATTGATGCTCTCAATGTTGCCACCCGTCTTGTCAACATTGTAGGTGATTTCTACTCGATAGCCGCCCTTGGTATAAGTGGCAGTTGTCTGTTCACTTTTCTTGTTAATCTTTAAATTCTCCATTTTCTAATCTAATTTAATGAATTAATATTCTTGTTATCTAATCTCTTCTTGTTGCAGTCTTCCTTATCTCCACTCAATCGCTGAACCTCTGATTCGAGGAAGACCACCCGAGCCTTCAACCTGCTGACCTCATCGCCTACCTGCTCGATAGCACCGAATGCCGTTGCAATCAGCTTCGGAGACCAGTAGTTAATCTTGTAGTAGCCATTCTCGTCTGTCTCCACGATGTCCTTTAAGTGAGGGTTGCACAAGACGTGCTGGGCAATCCAACCGATAGACCTTGTATTGTCCTTCTTCCAAGCAAAGCCGAACGTGCCACCCATTGCCTTGATGATGCCGAAGTAGTCCAGCTTCCGCAAATCCTTCTTCAAACGGATGTCAGAAGATTGATAAGCTGTAACTCCACCTTTAGCAAGAATACTATTAGGGAAGTAAGTATTCATATAAGCATCATAATCATATATATGACCAGTAGTACTAATTGTATATCTATCACCATTAAAAGCATATTTAGTTAAAGCTAAAGCTCTAATTTTACGAATACTACCATTTCTTAATGCAGTATGACTACTAAGATGACTAAATACTAATCTTACATAGCGATAATTGTTATTACCAACATTTACATTTAAAGGACCAACACAAATATCACATTTATGTGGCCATCCATTCATTACTTTAGAAACATATTCAGTATAAGCACCACTACTATTTCCAAAATATACTTGACAATTTATATTAACTCCATTATCTACATCAACACTTATCCAACTAAGTTCTTGATATACTTCATCAGGAACCTTAACAGTAACTCTAAGTTGATTTTTCTTTATTTGAGCAAGTTTATTAGCATTAGTATCACCAAGAAGATTATCACATCCTAAAACATAATTAAATAGACCAACATTATCATTTACAAGATTAAACCTATTTTCAGGATTACCAGGATACATATTCCAACTAGCACCGTTATCCGTTGAATATTCTACTTGTATATTATTCATAGAAATACCATTAAACATATTAGTAACATTAGCACCAATACTACCATCCCAATTATTAATATTAGTACCAAATGCGTTTACATCAGCAGTAGTAAACATTATAGCTTTAGCAGTAAGCATATTGCTAACTTTAACTGAACCATTGAATATAGTACTACCATTAAAATTAGAAGTACCATTAAGAAGTAATGTTCTAAAATCTAATCTTAATGTGTTAGCTGTTTTAATAGTCATACCGTAGAAATCACTAATAGTAGTGCTATATTCTCCAGTATTTGGATGACGATTGTCAAATCCATACCAAGGATGACTATTAGTACCATCACTCCAAGTATCGTTCCAATTAAGAGACCAATTTATATTACCATTAAAAGTTCTACCACTAGTAGCGTGATACCCATCAACAGTATCAGCGTTACCAGCACTACTAGCATAATTAACACTAATATTGCTAACACTTTTGGTAGTTCCACCAACTGTTATACTAATTCCCTTATCAGAATTAGATAGAGCAGTAAGAAGTCCGTTAGCATGAACACCATCTAATTTATCAGAGTTACCTACAGTAACATTAGCAGGTTTTATATCTCTAAGAGCTGAACCGTTAGCTTCCCAAGCCACAAGGTGATTAGTAGAAGTTAATTCACCTGCCCAAGTAACGTGAACACCATCAACCTTGTCAGCATTGACTGCACTTGTAGCATAAGCACAACTTCCACTAGAAGTAATATAACCAGTATCATTAGTAAACTGGCTCACCTTCGTTGGTCTTCCGCTCACATTACTCCACGCTACAGAACTGGCACTTCCTGCACTGCTTGCATAGTTAACAGACAAGCTAGATATAGCCTTGTGTCCACCACCACCAAGCAGTACATAACTGTCGCTCGAATTATCCTTCTTGAATCCAGCTCCGTTCCAATATCCAGATGTATCAAAAGAACCAGCTTTGCGTGAGTTCCACCCATTTTGTAAATTTGAGAAGAAATCTATCGCAGCATCATTGGCAACAATCATATACTCATCGCCGCCACTCGTATGTTGACTTAGAACAGTGTTTGCCGATTCTCCTCCGCCAATAATAGTAAGTCCACCACCACCGATACATATACCATTGCCATACGTATCGGCATTGTTGTCCACAAACGTTATCATATCACAAGTACTCTTAGAACCCTTGTAGCGGATATTACCAGTCATAGCTCCACCACTAAGCTTGAGGTATGTGTTAGCAGCATCAGCAGACTTCAAATAAGCACTAAGACTTTGGTGACTGGTGAGGAACGTGCTACCTTTAACTACGCTGATAGTAGTACCATTCTTGGTGATAGACGTAACCGCATTACCGCTACCGCTGACAGAAATAGCAGTAGCACTACCACCTTCCAAGCTGGAGATACGAGAATCAAGAGCCTTGATGGAGTAGGCAGAGGCAATCTCAGACAGCGATTCTGATGTAAGCTTCAAGGCATTTGAATAACTCTTCACACTGCCGTTCAAGCCGCCACCACTGGATGATGATGTCCCAACACCATAGGCAGAAACACCACCACTAGTATAGAGGTTTGCCACCTCGTTAGTCGTAGTGTTCGTAATCTTCAACGCCTTATTGGTTGCATCATACTCCATCTTTATGTTGCCGATGGAGATGTACTTTCCGTCAGGCACGATGATACTTCCGTTAATATCGGCAGTACCGTTAAACGAGTTACCCCAAAGCTTGTGAGTATTCGTGAGCTGGAGAGCCTTTTTCGCTGAACCGCTTGTAAAGTAGCCCTGCAAGGTGGTGATACTCGTCTTGTTGGTGGATATGCCCGAAGCGTTCACCCCTTCTGCCTTTTTCGCTCTTGTTACTTCGTCAGATATAGACTTATTGATTCCATCAACGATACCACTTAAAGTGTCTGTCTGCGCAATATTGGCGAGGAAGCTCACCACCTCGTTCCACTTATTGATAATTCCATCCGCAGTCTCCTCGTCAGTAGTCATAAGGGCGTACCAGTCATAGGCACTATTCCAATGACTTACCTTAGTGGATGAAATGCCGTCCAATACAGACTTATTGCTATGAGTATGCTTTGCTGATACCGCACCATCCCAAGCCGTCTGCTTTGTTGTTGTTGGGATGGAGTAACCAGAAGCAAGACTAATAGCAAACGTACCGCTTGTTGTGATGGTCTTAGTTGCGCACGTCAAACCAGTAGGAAGGGTAAGAGCTACAGATGTAACAGTACCCTTATTGGTAGTATAGCCCTTTGCATCAATCTCCGCTTTGGTATAATAGCTTGCGAGAGACTGATGAGCAGTCAGATACCCTTTATCATTGGTAAGCTGGCTTACCTTCGTGATGCGGTCAGTGATTTCTGTCCACTTATGGGTATGCGCACTAGGTGTGAATGTTGATGGCTTACCCGTGATGTTATTCCAAGAGAGATTAAGACCGCCAAGTTCTGTGGCTATGTTGTCAATTCGGCTGCTGAGAGCCTTGATAGCATAGGCATTCGGAATACTAGTCAAGTCTGCATCCGTATAGCTTCCTTCTAAGATTCTCGCATAGCTGATTACGCTTGCAATCAAGCCGCCACCACCGCCCGTGGTAGATGCTCCTGCTCCGTATGCCGTGATACCACCTGTGGTATAGAAGTTAGCCGCTTCCTTTCCGGCAGCGTCCTTGGATAGTCGAAGGGCATTGTTGGCACTATCATACGATAGATAGATTCCACCAATTTTCAAGCTGCCTTCGGTTGTCACGTTACCCGATACGTCAAGATGAGTGAAAGGCTTCTGTGGGTCGATAGATAATACGTTTGCCAGCTTTGTTGTGTCGGTCGTTCCGCTCTTCCATACAGGAGCAAAGAGTGCGAGCTGTACACCAACATTATTCTTGTTGATAATGAAAGATGTCGGGTCTGCGTGCAAAATACCGTCTGCGTCCCACCAAAGGTTTCCATTTGCGAAATAGCCAGTTCCGTCAAAGCGTAGGAGGGACTTGGCAGCAATTTTCTTCTCTTCCTCTGTTGTCGTGGAGGCTTGCTTGTCGATAGCCTTTCCACCTAACCAAAAGGCGATGCCATTCTCCTTCGTGTCCGCTCCATTGATACCTGCGGTAACATTTCCCTTATCGTTACGTAAGGCTATCAATGTAGAGAGGATAAGACCACCCTTGACTACTGTGTCTCCATCAACAAGAGCAGCCTTGATGTATTCAAGACCTGCCATATTGGTGATGAGCTTAGTATTGAGACCATCAAACAGATTAGACGTGATATAGTTGTTCGCCACACCCAGCTTGTCGTAGAAAGCCTTATAAGCATTCGTGAAGTTGGTATACTTCTGAGCCGCAGCCGCCTTGATGGTAGCCTTTCCATTTGAATCAGAAGCGTTGTATCTGCTTACGATGTCAGAAAGATAGGTAATGAGTTCATTTTTTGCGCTATCGAGTGTAGCCTTAGCTGAAACCAAATCCGTTTTATAGGTCGTTTCATTACCATCCTTATCCAACAAGAACTTAGAGCCAACAACATTATTATACGACTCAACGGCTGCATTATAATCATCCTCCAGTCGCTTGCTATCCTGTGCGATAGCCGCAATCTCAGAACTATCCAAGTAGCCATCAGAGGTAAAAACATCGAAAGCCTTCTTATTGTTAGATACGGTCGTTCCGAGGGCAATCAAATTAGTTTGCGTGTTCTTAATCTCTGCTTGCGCCTTCTCAGCAGCTTTCTTTGCTTCCTCTGCCTTCGTGTCATCGGTATACTTGCTAGCCAATTTCCAATCGGCAATATCAAACTCTTCACCTTCTGCCTTGGAGGTGGAACACTTCAAGATTTCATTCTTGTAGGTACTGCCATCGCTAGGATAGGTGGCATTGACCCACATATCGTTCACGTCGTATGGTGGAACTGGCTGAGAGCCGAAGATGCGTCTCTTGGTGTTGGCGGTAGCTTGCGCTCCATTAGCCTTCTTATCCGCAGCGGCTGCATCTTTGAGTGCTTGGCTTGAATCTTTGAGTGCCTTGGTCAGCTCCGTATCTGTGATGATAATCCACTCATAGGTAGAGCCATCCTTGGCAAAGCGGTATGCCTTGCCCGTCTTGTTGTCATAGTAGAGGTCTCCCAAGTGGGTTTTCTTATCATTGTCGGTCTTCCAACTGATGGCTGGAGCATTCTTCAAAGTAGGAACGCCGTCATAGAACCAAGTCTCAATAGCTCCGTCTATCTGGTTTTGAAGGTCGGTAATCGTCTCCGATTTCTTGATAATGGTCTCAACGGCATTCTTATCCAAGCTCTTCTCGGTGATGTACTTATCCAAGGTCTTTCCATCGTAGGTGGACTTAATATCCAAGTCTCCCTTGATGGTTACTTTCTTCTTGTCGCTATCATACTTGACGTAGGAATCACCCTCGTAATTATTGGCACTAGTAGGTCGGTCTCCGAAGTACATATCTCCGTAGACGTGGAAGAAAGCCTTGTTCGTGGAATGGTTCACGCCATAGTCCACATACTCCTTGTTATTAAAGGTGTAGCCGTCAACTCCGTGATAGAGCGCTATGCAAGGGGAATAGGTGTCAACGGCAGAGAATACCAAGCAACTTTGCCTTGTGATGTCCGTTCTATTACCGCACTGATTCAGAATGTCATCAACCATAGGCTCATCGCTGGCTGCGTCCTTGTCGATGTCCGATAAATCCACATAATGATATTTCTTGCCATCTATCTCCACTGCCTCGGAAGACACACCGATGACTAGCCTCCAATAGTAATGGTTGCCTACGTTATGATACTTTCCTGCCGTAAGATTGAAGCTCTTGCTCCTTGCTTGGTCTCCAACCTTCCATTTATTCTCCACCTTTGAGCCATCTTGCTCACCAAGGAAGTAGCATCTGTAAGCCTTCTGACTAACACCATCATAGGTAATATTCACCTCCTCAACCTTCAATATTCGGTTACTGCCTACTGGGGTGATGAACAATTCACCACCCAAGGTGTCCGTATGCAATATCTCCAAGGTCTCGAAGATAGCCTTCATCCTAACATTAAGGTAGTCGGTCGTCAGATGACTTCTGAAAAGCTCGTCTAAAGACCAATCGCCCCCACTTAAAGCCGAATAGTCCCCAACTTGAAGCCCTCGCAAGAACTTAATCAAGAAGTTTGCCGCATCCGTCTTATCCTTATGAAGATAGGAGTTTTCAACCCTCTTGGCTGAAAATACATTGAAGTCTGTAGGTTGAACAGTTGTGTCATAGCTCTTAATGATATAGATACTATTTCCACTACCTCCCTTATTGAGATAGCTTTGCCCATTGAAAACAAGTTCCTCAATCTGTGAGGACATCGCATTGAGCCTAGAGTAAGCTGGTTTCTCACCTACAGTATACTTTACGCTATCAAAGGGAACGTCAAGATGTAACTCATAGCCGATAATTCTAGATGCTCTAAAGCTCATATCATATCCCTTGTTGAATAGGTTCACCCTATCGCCCTCAAAATGGAATTGTCCCTTGCCGTCATTGTATGAGTAATCAGACGCAGCCGTGCAAGTATAGGTCGTAGGGTCTATCATTGACTTCTTCAAGTTCTTGATGGCATCGGTCAAGAGCTCGTTGGCGGAAGATGTCACCAAGGTATTGCCCAACTTCGTTGAGTCCCAATTGTAGAGTACAAAGGTATCTCCGTCTTTCGGATGCAGAACCGTGTCTGGCAAGAATCGTCCGTAGTCCTCGTTTGCAACAATCTCAAAGACCTGTGCCGCTGGATTTATCTGTTCCTTGCCATCCTTCAGTATAGGGCTACCATTAGAATCTCTCAAAATCTCGGACTCACCATCGGGATTGAACTGACACTCGAAATCCATTCCATTCAACGAACCACTTTGGAAGATAATATGCAAGGTCTTTCCACTGAGGATGTAGGAACTTCTGAAAGCCATGTCCCCTGTCTTGTTTCCGTCTGCGTCTACGATGGTCAGTCCCTTTACTCGATAGAAAGTCCTCTTGATATAGTCGCCCTCCTCGGGTGTGCTCTCGTCCTCAACATCCTTCTCATAATAGGTAACATTAGAAGTCTTGATTAAGTTCCTTGGATAAATGTCATCATTGGTGGTAACGCCCTCTACATACTCGTCTTCGGTAAGTCCCTTGACTTGCAAGCAGCCATTCTTCAACTCAAAGCCGTTATCTTCCAAGAGTTTCTTGTTCTCAGCGGAACACTCTTCTAAAGTAGGGAGCATAAGCCTCTTCTCCACCACTCCGTTCTTTGTAACGTCAGCGGAAGAGTTCTGCTTATATCCACTAGGTAAGTTCCTAGCCGCTCCAAAGGCATATACCCTGTTGGCATAGCTTGCTTGGCTCTGCGAGCTTGACATTGAAACAATGTTTTCGCCATCCTTGAAGTCTACAACCTCATTGGTATTCTCGCAAGTACCAAAATGCACGAGGTTTCCCTCTACCCACCATTCGCACTCAAAGGTCTGTGCGATATTAGCGATAGCATCAAGAATGCTAGAATTGGAATAGGTGATTACCTTGGACTTAGTACTGTCAACGCTAGCATCCACCACGAATGTGTAATCGCTACCTTTTCCCGTGTAATTCGGGTCATAGAGATACGACTTGCTAGCCTTAGCCAAGAAATCCAAGTTATCCTTGATGATGTTTGCATGTGTAATGATATTCGAGGTAAGCGTGAATGTGCCCTCTGGAGAACCAGAGTTAGGCATATATTTCAGTCTCTTGTTCTTCCATTTCCTATAGTAAGCATCAAACTCCAACTCATAGGAATATCCAAGATTGCCATCGTCCTTTGGCTTTACGTTATCAACCAACTCAAACCTTCCATAGTCAGTAACGATGAAATCTCCCATCTTGAAGTATATCGCACTGCCAAGCTTAAAGGATAGCTTGCAATAGTGGGACTGCATCAACTCGAAGTGCACCAACGCATCCTCCGTTACGGGAACGGAGCACCTTACGTGTACGTCTCCCTTTGTGTCGTAATACTTAACCTCTATATCCTTGTATGTCCTCATTGTAAATCCTCAAATTCCTTCATGTTAAACTTCTCCATATCATCGCTTGTGAGCGCACCCCTGTTCTTCGGGTCATACTCAACGAACTTAATGCTCTTCTTCCCGATAGCTCCTCCCTTTCCTCGGGAATAGCTAGTGGACTTCCTAGAGCAGAAGAGCCTGTAAATGTCAAACTTGGAAGACGGAACTTGTATAGTTACGAATCCATTATCCATCAGCGCATCGAAAGCCGCCAACCTCTTGTTATAGTCATTGTGGTCTCTGCCTACAATCGTAAACTCCAAGGTTACGTTCCGCTCCGCCTTCTTCGGTCGTATCAGTATGACCCTCGTTCCGTCCTCTGTGCGCACGGAGTTGGTGATGTAGTCCTTGTTGTCAGCATCCGCTTCCAAGGCATCAAGAAAACCGCTGCCCATCTTGATACGATAGGTAGCCCATGCGTCTTGTCCGTTTATGATAAGTTCATTCGTGTTCATGCCAACAAAGTTAAAAACAAAATGAGGAATAATATTATATTATTATCATAATGCTTTCACTTAAAATTTAAGTGCAAAAAGGGCGCAAATCCTAAAAGGAAATGCGCCCAAAAACAATAAGCTTTTAAAATTATGAAGTTGTGTTTTCGTTTCCCTTTACCTTTGCAGCTAACGCTACTTTATCTTCTGCATCCTTGCGTATCTTTTCAATTTCTTCAGCAGGAGCGTCAGTTAGAGCCAGCATTTGTACAGCAGTCTCTAAAGAAAGTACGCCTTGATTATATAGTTCCGCTATTACTTTCCACTTATCCTTTTTGTCATCCTCGAAAGGTTCGGCAAAATCGAATTCGACCTCCAACTTATCCAACTTGCTTCTCATCTCAGGATATAGTTCCTTCATTACGGCTATAATCACATGCGATAATCTACCGACAAGTTCTTCATAGATTTCCATTCGGTTCGCTCGCTTGATGTAACCCAATACCAACGCTCGTTTTATGCCGACACTAGTAAGCGTACTCATAGCTTTCATTAGTTCCGGTGACATATCCGGTGTAAACGTATCAAACAATATAGACTGAGCCAAGTCTTCTTTCTCTGCCTTGCGGATTTCGGAATTCTGAGGTGGGTTGATATATTCAAACCTAGAGTTCTTGCCTGTAAGTTGTATGAGTTTACCTGGCTTGTTCCGCTTAGGGATTGATTGTATCACGTCAGCAGTAGCAGCGGCAATAGGGTCAGCAAAGTAGTTGTTAGTATCTCCGATCTTGGAATCAAGCATCTCTTCACGTTCCATTCTTGGCTCTGCACCATCCCATGCTTTAGGTTGGCGAAAGTAGATGCCGTTAATCTTTCCTGTCGGATTAGGATACTTATACACTTTCCACCCAAAGCCACCACGTTCACAATGATAGTTAAAAACGGATGTCAATATATCCCAACATTCGATAGTCTTTGACTCTCGCTTTAAGGAATAGCCTACAGCAAAAGCAAGCATGTTTCCGTATTGGTCAAACAACTCTCTCATCTTATGTCCCTTTGAGCGAGCTGCAACATACACATCAACATGCATCTTTCCGTTTTTTTGCGAAAAATTAAAAACAAAACCGCTTTCGGTTTCTGCTCCGGCAAGTCGCTTGCATTGACGTAGCTTGGTATTGAAGTATATATCCTTCAAGTATTTTTTATATAGTTCAAAGGCTTCATCGTCACCTTCAGTCTTCTTCCACATAATCGGATTGCCTAACAAGAAGAACAATTCTACCTCATTTATGTATCTTTGTCTTGTTCTTGCCAACTTCTCCGTCCTGTATGGCTTCTCTCCCTTTACCCATTTATCTTCACGGCTCATCACCTTATGGGTTTGTGGATTATATTCCGAAATGGCATTATCCACATCGAAATCATGTTGTTCCATCATATTTACGACAGAATCAACATCATTATCTTCCAAACGTTCGAAGATGCTTCTCTCCACACCCAATGCATTGAGCGTGAGGTTTCGAAAATATGTCTTTATCTGAATAATTGAATCTACAAACATCCTTATAACTTTTTGAAGCAAAGGTAATAATAAACAGGGTTTCTACATACTTTAATTTACGTATGCCTTTCACTTAGTTTTTAAGTGAATAAAAAAGACTATTTACTAAAGAATCTATTTTTATTTAGTAAACAATCTTTTTTATTTACATATGACTTTTATCTACCCTTATAGCATACTTACACTAACAATCTAATAATTAAACACTTGTATTTTTATTACAAAAGTAATTATATTTGTCATTTAGTACACTCCTAAGTCTGATTTAGATGCTTTTCTTGGCTTCATCACTTTACCGAGCAATACGGCAAGAATATAATACCTAGCAGCATCTATCAAATGGTTATCATGGTCTTCGGGAACATTGATGTAATTACCATCCTTATCCTTTGACCACACATATTTACGGAACTCGCTCTGTAAATGGACTGATTGCCTAGTTGTGAAGATTTCAAATGTCTGCATCTTGTCAATCCCAGCCAATATAGAGCCAGCACCCTTTTGTGCTCCATATATAACTATTCCACCAAGAGCTACCTCATCTATAAGTCTAGGGTCAGCACTATCTGCATACACAAACAAGCCTTCGTTCGCATAAGGGCGCAAGAATCTTATGATGTCGCTAGATAACATTTCCGTTCTATAGCAAAGTTCCTCTATGTATAGGCGTTTGTCTACGATGCCACACTTCACAATAGCAGTATAGTCTTTCGAATATCCCCAGTCTACTCCGATGGCTACTTTCCTTGCGTTGCTAGGGAACTTGTCAACGATGCCTACATGCTTGAATATTGCACCCTCAGATACGTCAGACCATCTACCTATCATTATATGAGCATATTTCTCCGGTTCATTCTCCTTCATCTCTAATACCTCATTAAGGAACTCAGGTGAAAGATGCTTTATATTATCAAGATAGGTCGTATGTATATGAAGTACTCTAGGGTCTGTACTGATCTGGACGGGAACGCCATCAAAATACACCTCTTTATGTGTCTTTTCGATGAAACGCTTATATACCCAATGATTTGAATCACAAGGGTTCATAATGATTATTACTCGGTTGTGCAAGCCTTTCTGACGGATTGAAAGCATGATGCGCTCAAAATCCTCCTCACTCGTCCATTCCTCAGCCTCATCAACGACAAACGTAGTCACACCATGAATAGACTTTAACTTCGCAGTCTGATTACCGCTAGCCGTATGAATACCACGGAACATGATTTCAGCTCCCGTCATTTTGTTGACTATATCCGTCTTCGTGTTCTTGAAATAATCCTGTGTGCCATCTATCTCTATTTTCTCTTTAACCTCTGGAATTACGGAAATAGCGGCACTCACCATTGTATAACGTGTATAAAGAATCTTATGTGCTATCTTTCTTTCTGCATTGTATTCAAAAGTAAGTCTTTCGATAAACTGAGAAGCAGAGAAACTTTTTCCTGACGCACGGCTTCCTGTTATAAGGTAAATGAAATGCGTCTTGTCATTATATAACGGATAATAAACGGAATGTGTTTTTGCCATTATTCACCCTCCCCTTGCTCTTCTGCTTCCTGCTCAATCTCTCTTTCTATCCACTTGTTGACGGATATACCTTTCTTAGGGTCAAAAGGAATGCCCTTTTCCTCTTCATCCTTCTTACCTCTCTGTATCTCTCTCCAAGTCATATCGTAATGGAATAACCAAGTAGAAAGAGCTTGTACGTTAGGTGGGGTCTCCTGCTCGGTTTCTCTAGTTTCCACTACTATATCATCTGTCATAACTCCATCTACAACCATATGTCTTTTGGTGGTTGTCTTGCCTTTTACCTTGACACCTCCAAGGGCGCATTTAAGGAATCTTCCACGCACGATTGCATTGATAAACTCTCTGCCACGCACGAGGGATTGAGTTATCCTTTCGCCTCTTTCCGCATTTTCGTCTTCATTCCAATTCTCGTATTTTCCGTTTTTCATTCGGTTGAAGACCTGTGGATTTAGGTCAACCCCAAACTTCAAACCAAGGGCGTAGGCAATTTCAGAATCCTTCTGACCTTGCTTTGCAAGCTGTTCTATCTCATCGTAGAAAGCATCGCCATTGTAATCAAATTTCGGTTTTGCCATTTTCTTGTATTTATTATTGTTTCGCTATATATTGGGCAGATGGGATTTATACCTTGCCTCTAATTTTGTTATACATATAGATAGGAACGGCTAGTAAGAACATTGGTATTGCCAATATCATAGTTATAGCCAAGTTCGCAATCTTCATTAATCTTTTTCCGTTTGCCTTCATAATCTTTCGATATTTATGAGTTGACCAATTGTCCTACCTTGTTTATCAAAGGAGTAAAGAGACACGACACCCACATATTGAATGCGTTCTTTCTCCTCTTGCCAAGAAACATAGAAACAATCATAAATGGAATGAGCATACCTATTGTTATTGCCGCTATTATAAACCCTAACGAGAATCTTAAAATCTTTTTCATTGCTTATTCGTTTATATTCGTTTTGCTACTTTCATAAGCATTTCTCCCTTGATTACCTTGTCGGTTTCGATAAAGCCAAAGGTGCTCATAAAACGTTCCTTGTTCTCTATATTATCAAAGGAAAGCATGACGTAAGACTCGGCTTCTAAAGCTTTTTCCGCTGCCTTGGTATTTACCTCTTTCTTTACCTGTTGCATACGTTCTTTATTCGCTTGATATTGAGCCTCTTGCTGCTGATTGGCTATAATTTGATTTTGTTCTATCTGTCGTCTCTGCTCTTCTTGCTCATCCTTTGATACTGGTTCTTTTCTGTTTTCGCTTTCTTGGGCAAATGGGTCTAGTAAGGAATTGAGTTCTTTGCCTAACTCGTCTTCGCCTTCAGTCTTTACCATTGCATCATAGCCGAACAGGGACAGGTCTTCTTCCGTTAATCCGGCATCCATATAGTTTATGTCCGGCAGTAATTCACGGACTTTCATGTCATCCCATTCTCCATGAGCATTCTCGGAATTAAGCATGAAGTTCAGTTCAACTTCGGTCTTGTAATCCACATTTACAGCCTCAGCCAAAAGAGTATAATCCTTTTCGGGATAGCCCATAATCTCATCCATGATGGTTACTTTTTGGTTGCCGCCTACGATGGTCATTGTTGGCTTATTGACGGTTATACCACCAACAACGCCAAATTTTCTTATGGAACGTTTCAATGTAGCTTTCTGCTGCGGTGAAATCTTCCTTGGATTATATGGTGCTATCTGCACTTCGGAGCGTTTGAACTCTTCTTGCTTGCCTGTGAAATAATCTCTTGGTTTCGTCATCTTATCAACTCATTGTTTCTTGCAAAGGTATGAATAATAATTGTTTAAGAGAAATGTTTACTTGCGTGTCTTTTCACTTTGTCTTTTAAGTGAAATAACATATCGCAGCAATATATTAATTGGCTTGCATTTTGGTTAATTTTGCACAAAAAAAGATATGGGAGACGTTGGTAATAATGGGGCATATGCTAGGCTGAGAGCACAAGCTACCTCTATGCGGAGAAAAGCCGAGTCGGTTGGTAACAAGCTACAAGCTATAGCTGAAGGTATAGCTAAGAAGTATGGAGCAAGGGTCACTCCTATCAATTACAAGAGTGTTGACTCCATTGTACGCAAGGCTAAGGGCGAGGCTAAGGGTATTAAAGACATTAAGGACTCGTACAGAACAACCATCATCGCAGATAAAGGGTCAATACCGAAAATAATAAAAGACCTTAAAGGCAAATACAAGGGCTTTGAGTTCGTTAGACTCAAGGAACAGAAACTGGATACTGGCTATTCAGGAAACATCATCAATATCCGGAACAAGAAAACCGGACTTATTGGTGAAATACAAGTTAACACCGCCAAGATGATTTACGCCAAAGAGAATTACTCGATAGCCTACAAGCTGTTGGGTGGGAAGACCATGCGAGAAATCTATAAAGAGACCAAGAAACCATCCGGTTGGGGACATGCATTATATGAACAAAGTAGAACCGCCAAGAGTAACGGAGGTAAGAAGCAAAGGTCGGTATCTATGCAACAAGCTTACTATGCAACATTTCAATAATTAATATATTTAAATTTCAAGTAATAAACATTAATTTGTTTGCAAGTTTAATATATTTTTCATATCTTTGCATTGTAATAAGAAGATAAAGACTATGAACAATAAAGATAAGAACAAAATCAGCCACCTCCTTAAAAACGGAGAGTCGGTTTATGTTTACTATTGGGAGGATGACATCGTTGTCCGTTATCAATATGTAAATAAAGAACTTATGTGTTACCCTAAAGGTAAAGGACGTAAGCCAAAGGAGTTTAAGTTTAATGAAAACACCTATGCACAAGATGCTCTTGAGTTAGGTGAGCTAATAACGAAAGAAGAATATGAAAGATTCTGAAATGATAGAATTGTGCCTTGGTATCGCTTGCAAGGCGCACAAAGGACAGATTGATAAGGTTGGATTGCCTGTTATATTACACCCTATCCATGTTGGAGAAATGGGTAATAGTACCGAAGAGATTTGTGTCGGATTTCTCCATGATACGATTGAAGATACGGATATGACCTACGACAAGCTGTTATCACTAGGTGTTAGAAAAGACATTGCCGATAGTGTATGTGTCCTAACCCACAAGAAAGGTGTTCCGTATTTTGACTACATACAATCAATCATTGACTCAAAAGATATGGTTGCAATACAAGTCAAAATCAACGACCTGCATCACAACCTATCGAGAGCTAAGAAGTACGGATTTCAAAAGCAATATGAAAAATGTACTACGGCATTGTCAATGATGGGAAGGTTCTTCCCACATGAAGAGGGACAATACTACCCATCGTTCGAATATATTCCTTAAGATGTACGCTTACGTGTTAAATTCCATCCGTATTTCTTTGCGTATTCTTTCATAACTTGATATTGCGCACCAACATTACCTCTATCATTAGCTTCCGTGACACGTTTCTGTATTTCGTTTGCTTCACGATTATAACTAGACACATCACTTGCACTAGGGACTTTTCCTCCTTTCGTAAAACTAGAACGCTTTCTGTTTAAAGCTAGCACTTTCTCGTTTATTCGATTTCGTATTCCGCTCTTTGAAAGATACTCTGTCTGTTTTTGCTGAAGGGTTCGTCTCCATTGCGAATTTTTCTTACCAAAAACATCCCATGCATCCGATTCTGAAAGTCCCCACCCTTTACTTGGTCTCTTCAAAGAATACGTATAATTCTTTGTAACTGCTCGAATCTCGGAAGCGTTATGTGCTATAGTTGTAAAAATGTCAGCTCCGGACAAAATTGTGCCAACTCTTCCAGCTATAGTATCTCCAATACCTCTATTAGGATGGTTGTGAGTAATGATGGCATCTTTGTAGTTATAGCCAAAAGGTAATTGCGTACTATGTGCCTTTCCTGTTTGGGAATGCGCTATTTCTTTTCCGTCCTTATTATAGGCATAAATACGTTCTGTCTTTAGCTTTCTAATCTTAGCTTCAGTGTCAGACAAAGCCGCATCCAACCCACGGCTATGTCCGGCATTGATTTGCCTATCTGCTCTTTCGCCTCGTTGAGGTCTGCCTCTATATCCTCTATCTGCCATATATAAATCTCCTTTTTTATTTGCAAAGATACAAAATTCGCAAGGGAGTACCTACATATCAAAGGTTTACAACTTCACTTATCTATATTGTGCAATCATTATTTATCTTTGTTGTATTTAACCTCAACACCAATCATCGTTTGTTTCACAAAAACCGCCTTACAAGACAACAACTTTCCATTCTTAGAGAATTCTTTATCCTTGTACCTAATATCATATTTGCCAATATGGTAATCGTAGCAAGCATCAATACAGCTCTCTACAAGCTTCTTCTCTGCTTCGAAATATGGCATTTCCTTCTTGCTCACTTTCGCAAGCCACCCACCACCTTGTATTAGTTCGAATATTCTTGAATACCCATCACGCAAGCCATTGCAATATGCGGCATAAAACTGCACTTTCTGAAGAGGAACTTTTGTACCTTGTTCCAACAACTTGACAGCCAACGCCCTAGCCTCATCATCTTGGCTCTGCTCTAGTATCTTCATTGCATGGTTTACAACTCTTCTTTCCTGTTCCGTCATGTTATTTAGAATTTAAGTTTTTCAGAAAGTTCAATCTGCCTTCTACTTGTGTAAATGTGTCATCCAATTCATCGTCACTCATAGAGGAATAGAAAGTATAACTGCATGGACGCATAGTAAATCCATCAATCAAGAAGACAGAGAACCACATAATTCGCTTTACACTACATTGTTTCAGATTAACTTCTAATGCTCCTTGCTCTACTTTTACGACAATATTATTGGTTGATTTAATGCTTAACGCCTTACCTAAAACATCATTATATACTTCATTCATTACTCTTCTCTTTAAATCCTACATATCTCTTCATTTCACTATAAGCTCTCTTCATAGCCTCAGCCGGAGAAAGATTATACTTTTTCTCAATATCGCTTGTTATATCCGCAAGATGCTTTCCAAACAACTCTTCAATATAAGAGTCATCTTTCATCCGCTGAATACCCCTTGCATATATCTTAGCCTTATCCATGCCCCATTCCAATCCCATTTCGTGAATAAAGTCATCCAATTGCATAAGGCTTTTCTTTCCGAAGTTTCGGAATTTTATCATATCGAGCTTGGAATATTGTACCAAGTCTCCAATAGTATCTATGTCGGCTGCCTTTGTCACATTAAGGACACGAACTGGTAAATTACAATTAACTAATCTGATGGAGAACAATGAAGTGGGAACATCTTCAGGTTGTTCTTCTTCTTTTTCACCCTCTTGCATAATAAACTGCATTTTTACATTCTTAATTTCCTCTTTCAAGGAATTGTTCTCCAGCTTCAAGTCTACAAGTTCTTCAATCGCATAGTTGAACTTCCGGATAGCCTTAATAACAATCTGGCGCACCCTTTCTCTTGAAAGTTCAAAATTGTCGGCTATATCACTAATTCGGTCTCCATTGAAAAATGCTTGCATAATCTTTTTCTCTCGTAATCCGTATTGTGCCGTTAACTCCAATAACATACAAAGTGAACTACCTATTTTGTCATAGCTGAAAGAAGAAACGTTCAACGCATCATGCATTAACATTTGTATCTTAGTATTTACCTTGCGCTCACTTGCCAACAACTCTTTCTGCTCTCTATCAAGTAAATCCTCTGAGACAGATAACATCTTGTATTTCTCGGAATACTTCTTAACATCATCGGCATTCACCCAAAAGCGTTTACTGCTTTTATCATTGTATCCTCCAAGCAAGCCCTTGTTAACCCAGTTCGTAATCGTCTGAGGGTCTACACCTAAATAAGCAGCGGCATCATTTCTTGTCATTCTCTCCATACGAAGCCCTTTCTTTTATTTTTTGTTCTTAAAATATTCACCATAGGCATTAACCAAATCTTTTTCAGTAATACCTCTTCTCAAACAATCATTAGCGAAATCTACTCGTACATTATCATTCCTTTGAACTTTATTGTATCGTTCTGAATACTCTTCAATTAAGTCCGCAACAACCATATACGCTTTAATTTGGGAGGTTTTAAGCATGTCAACACTAACAAAAGTCTTGCATATATTGATACCTCGCCTTTTGTCAATCTTTTGCAGATAAAGCCCCATACTTGTAGCAATAACCTTACTTGTATCATTCTTATAAATAAGTACCGTATAGCCTACTTCTCTTTCGATGTGAGCAAGCACCCTATTAATTGGCATATTCTCTATTCCCAATGCTCGCTCGGCATATCTCCGCAAGAAATGAGGCGTATAACTGAACTGCTCTGCACTATTCTCTTCGTCCAACAAGGAAGTAGCACATACGTAATCGTTCGTTTCCTTGCAATAGATAAACATGTCAAAATAGAATTGTCTTATGTTCCCTCTATCTACAAACACGCATACTTTGTACTCGGTAGCGTCTTTCGTCTTGAAATCATAACACTGAGTTGTGTATCGTCCCATTCCTTTACGAAGCTCACGGATGAGTTTCTTTGCTTTTTCGATAGCAAACTTTTCTAGCATAGGCTTATCTTTCTTGAATATCTCAAAAAGTTCACGCCCCGTCATAGAGCCTATAATCATTCTTTTCCCTCCTCTTTCTTATTCAATTCGTTAGTAAAAAACCTTTTTAACCCATCGTATTGATTTACCACCTGTTCCAAAGCCTTATTCTTCTCACGCAACTCATCACGCTCTAAGAGTAACTTTCTGTACTTCTCTAACTCACATCTAACTTCTTTCGAGTGAAGCCTCTGTAGCTGATTGTTGAGTTCATTAAGTTTGTAGCCTTGTTCACGTGTTTTCTTACGAAGGCGACACAATTCTTCTTGCATTTTGGAATAATTCTCCAATACCCTAAGAGTTATTCGCTCTTCTGGTATATCCTTATTCATATCATTTTTTCTTGCCTTACTCATGTTTAAAACTCCTTGTCCTTTAAAAATAAAACGCTCCCAACCAAATAACTACCTTTCCAGCCAAGCCCCTTCGCTTGTATTGTAGCCAAAGTATTTATAGGTTTATGTTTGAGAAGTCCTTCTTCATCGCACAATAATATGTTATTATCATCAAGATGAACCAACTCGACATAACCACCAACTAAAGCCTGAGCCTCCTCTAGAGTAATCTTTACTCCATTCTTTGGCTGCACCTCTTTGACGATGCAGCCTACCTCGTATAACTTCATGCTCTATAAATTTAAATAAGACATCATATCTTGAACGGCATCCATATCTTTTTCGATACGGTCATCATACATGCTTTTAATACTCTTAGAAACCTCTAATATTGTAAAGCAGTAGTGTTTACCTTTAAAGTAAAAAGGTAACTCATTACAATTCGACTTGTTTGCCGTGAAATTATAAGGACTCCCATGATGAAAGTCAAACTCAAAAGAGCTGTTGTTATCCTTGCATCGCTCTACGACCTTACTTCTCCATTCTGCAATATGTGCTTGCATCTTTTTCTTATTGTTAGAAGCTTCTAACCATAAGGTAGATTGCGCAGCTTTCGAATGATAATAGTTTCCACTATCTAATATCTCCAGCTTAATGCAAAAAACTTGATTTACTGCAATCGGTTTTAATGCTTTTAATGCTTCATCCAAAGCGATAGCCAAAGCTCCACTCTTACAATTATTTGCCCTAAATTGGCTTATAACTTTATATGCAGTCTTCTTATCCATAATCTCAAAGTTTTAAATTTCAACACCAAAATTCTCTGCAAATATCTGAAGCATTGTCAGCTCCAAAATAACTTTCTTTGCCTCGTCTTCACTCATACCATAGCATTCTGCAAAACGCTGACGTAACGTAGCACAATCCATATCGTGACGCTCATTTAAGAAAGCTATCATATTTCTTACTAATTCTTTGATATTCATTATCTTAGACAGTTTTTGCGGTGTGTCTCACCTTTTTTATTATTTATACTTTTCAATTGTATTAAAGACATTATCTAAAGCCTCATCGCAATATGACGTACTAGTTACACATGCGCCTCTAGAAATCGCCTTGTAACAATCTCTAAGACCAAGCAAACCACCAATAAGCTTAGATGCATCATAGCAAGTAAACTTATTCAAGTCCAATGCATCAATAGCATTAATACCATTTTCTGTAATAACACCTTTAATATCATTGATGAACTTCTTCTGCTTTTCGGTAATCATCTTCATAACAATTGTGCTAGTTTTTAACGTGCTCGCTCTGCACTATCTTGCAAGAAACTTGTCTTGCGGCAAATCTTCAAGTACCTCTTAAAGACATTGCAAAGATACGAAATAATTTTCTAACATGCAAATATTTTATGGTTTTTCTTTATTTGTTTAACCTTTCTTTACTTATAATGTTTCTATATTGCATACATTAACAATAAAGGCAGACTTTCACAAGCCTGCCAATACATATAAAGAAGATAATACATTATTATATATAAATTAAAAAGAACATTATCTGTTGTCATACCTGTAGAGTATTACCCTACTTTGTGGAAATACCTTATATATACGTTCTAAGTCTTCGGGTGCATTATCCCTTAGCCATGCAAAACAATCCAAGTCCAAAGACAAACCGCCTGACGCATTCCCAACCTCTGCATTCTCCGAGCGCAATGCTCTGGAGTACATTATCGGCTTAGGCAGATGCCGATGTTTCATATATTGCAAGATTTGCTTTTGAGTAAAATCAGCAAGAGGATAACAATTTCCACCATGAATGTAATTTTCATCCTCATACGACTTCAACATAAGGCTTCGGTTCATCGAGTCTGCTTTCTTCATACCAAAGAATACGTATTCTATTCCGAAACGCTTTTTTAAGGCTTTTACTACCATAGAAAGATTAAGAACCTTTACTTTTGGATTCGGAACGCAATAAACTCCATAATGAAGATTGTATGTTGTATTCCAATGTGGTATCTGCTCGAACTCTATCTTCGGGTATCTAGCCTTCAGCCAGTTTATCCATCGTTGTATATGCTCTAAGTCTTTTACGAGATACATAAATACACATACTATGCGCTCAAACTTATCATATAATAAGTCCAATGTAACAATGGAGTCCTTGCCAAGAGACATCATAACGATACAATCCTTACTCTGTTCACTAGCCATATCAATTACCATATTGGCAACATCTATGGGATTCTTCCTCACTACAAGAGGCTTTACTCGCTTGCGTCCCATATTACAACAAACCTAAAATCTGACTTCCGGAAATACGCATAGAGTTAGCGGCTTCCATGTGCAACATATCACAGAAAATCTGCTTTTGTTCAAAACTTTCGAAATCAATGAATATGAAGTTATCAATATCTTCCTTTCTTTTCTTTCCGACATCAGTACAATGCTGTTTCTGATCCTTGACCTCTTCCTTTGTCATCTTTGGCTTAGCTGCGTGCTCGGCCACTATCTCTTCAGATGTTTTTTCGATGTTGGGTAATTCGGTCATTGGCGTTGGGGTCGTAACTGAAATTATAGGTTCATTCAAGAAATCCTCGCTAAAGTCATCCATGCCCGAATCCTTCAATGATGCTTCCAAATCATCTTGCAACATCTTGATTTGTTCAGTATCCTGTTCCGTGAAGCCAGCAGCCTTGAAGTCTATTTCATCTATGCTAAAGTTCTTGGCAACCAAGTTGTAATCTATCGGGTCTTGCGACTTCGCCATAAACAACAATTGCTCTTTCTCGGTCTTTTCGTCAAAATCAACGGCTTCTACCTTGATGTCATAATCAGTTTCGGGAGTACCATCATAACCTTGGATAAGGTCAACGCTCATCACTCGTTTATGCCCATCTATGAGATTTCCAGTTGTCTCATTCCATTGAATACCTCCAATGAGACCAACTTTCTTAATATTGGCTTTTTGCTGTTTGATGTCCGCATCGGTATGTACCTTCGGGTTGCAAGGGTTCAAGTTTATTTGAGACCTCTTGATTATCTTTGTTTCACTTCCTTTTTTCATTTCAGTTCCTCCTTGTTTTTATCAGCTTTCAACAGAACTATCCTTGCCATTGGGAATACCTTGTATATTTTCTCTAAATCTGCCGGATAAAACTCTTTGAGAAATTTCTGATACTCAATATCCTCAACATCAACTCCTGAACTTTGTTTATTCGTTCCATTTGCTTCTGGGTTCTTTAAACGATGGTCAAGAATATAATCCATTATTTCCTTGTTTTTATATGTAGATAAAGGATAGAATTTCTTCGTCTTCCAATTGATAGCTTCCTTTCCATCCGTATAACTTCTAAGCATAAGCCGTCTGTTCAAAGAATCGGATTGTTTAAATCCATAACAAGCCCACTCTACACCAAGTCTCTTCCTGAGTTTTTCGGTTATATCAGCTAAAGTCCATTGTCTTTGCTTAGGGTCTTGTTTTATTCCCATATATCCGGTTTTTATATCATAAAATAAAGCATAATGAGGAACTTGAACAAACTCAATGTTCGGGTACTTGGTTTTAGCGTAATTATAGTAACGCATAATATGTTCCAAGTCTTTTACTATATACATGAATACTACCACAACTCTCTTGAACTTCTTGTAGCATAAGTCAAGCAATACGATAGAATCCTTTCCACTCAGAGAATGGAAAAGTAATATACTATCTGTCTCCTTGGAAACATCATCAATGATTTCTCTTGCTCTTTTTAGTTCTTGCATACATTATTCTCCTTAAAAACAAGGGGTGAATGAAAGTTAATTCATTCTACCCCTCTTGACTTTTAACCTCTTCTAAGTCTGCGGTTTACACGTTCTGTGACATTATTTGCTGCTGTACGAGCTGCCAATGTACGCATAGCACCACCATAAGTAGTTCCTTGTGCGCCAGTGTTTCGGTACTCAACATTTCTGCCACGTTCACGTCTTTCACCAGCCCTAAGACCAGTTGTACGATTTGTTACCGCTCTCCATTGAGAATAACGATAACCTCTTGATGCCTCTGACATAGTTGTAACGTTTTAAGTCCACGAATCATAAACTACTCCCCTTGGGGAATTATCTAGGCTCGGTGGACTTACGCCCACCTACTTTAGAGTCGTTTCTGTTACCTTGTCAATAACAAAGAAGAAAAACAAAGGACGCTCTTTTTCCTTTTTAAGCTCCAATGCTTCGTACATTTCATCCAAATCATGGCTATCATACTTTTCGTGAAGAAAATCAATATCTTCTTTCATAACGATACAAGTATCATTTACCAAAACATCACAATCAAGATACCACGAGTTGTTATAATCATGGAAGTGGATTGTCTTTACTACTCGCAATGGGTCAACAATACCCTCCTCTTGCGCTTTAATTACATCCTCTTCTTTACCATGCTTTTTAAGGAACTCCAAAACATCCTTGTCAAACAAACGACCAATATAATGGTCTGTATAGGCTCTATACTCAACCTTCTTCTTGCCTTCAAGAATCTCCTTGGCATTCTTTCTTGTCATAATCAAGTTAAGAACCTCAATAGGTTTGGCTGGCTTGAAATCGGGATACTTCTCTTTAAATGCACTTACCTGCGCATCAAAATCTTCTTTGTTATTACTCATAATTAATTATTTCAAGGAACGCAATGCAAAGATAGCATAATTCTTCCATCCAAGCAAATGCGTTCGGGTTATTAAACTCACTTTTAATAAATGGTGAAAATTACTTGTTCTCTAAAGGTTTGGTTGCCTTATTAATTTGCATCCGTTCCTTTTTGCTAAACATATCATTGTAATTCTGAGAATCATCAATGACAAACTTTTCTTCTTTCTTCATATTCATATCTCCTATATGTTTTAGATAATCATTCTTAATCTTTCTCCAGCAATGCTCGCATCTTGAAGACTTCGTGAACTCTGTCGGCTCGCAAGGGTCAACATCTTTCAAAGAATCAAACTCATGTGGCAGTACCTTAAACACGTTCTCAAAATGTTCTTTATTGTATCTTAAAGCTTCGTCACGATAACGAAACCAAGTACAACATTCTTGAATGCTTGTATTCTTGCTGAAAATCAAATATGCTTTATTCATAATCCGATACAGTTGTTTCGGTGTGTCTCACCTTTTTATATTACGATGCAAAGATAAGAATAACACCTTAATTTTGCAAGTTTTTTAATGCTTTTGTTTCCGTATTTAAACATATTTCATATATCGAAAGAACTTTTAATCCTTAATCACCTCAAAATGGGCATCCATAGCCTCAACAATATTACATAACGTATCAATATCGGCATTAAAACGCCCCATCTCAATATTACGAATGTTGTTGGGCTTATAACCGGACTTTTCTGCCAGCTCCTCCAATGTTATACCACTAAGTTCTCTAACCTCTTTAATCTTCTGCCCCATTATATAGCGATAGAGATTTCGATTACGATGTTTCTTGTCATCATCGGGGTTTCTTCTTTGCTCTAAATAAGCAATTTCAAAGTTCCTTACCTTCAGACAATTAACCATGTTACCAAATATCTTATGCTTAGGGGGAAGAGGAAAACCATCGGCATCTTCTTTTACAAGTTCTATTTCGCCACCTTCAGTAGCTTGTATGTACTGAGCGAAGCGCACCGCATCATCGTAGTACATTTCCGTAAATCTTTGTATCATATTTTAAGAATTTTCTGCAAAGGTACACAAAATAACTCACATTTGGTCAAACTTGAAACATACAAATAGGTTTTATTTGGTATTTTTAAGACTTCGCTGTACTTTTGCACAATAGGAATAAAAATAATTTAAATCATATAATTATGTGGGTATATAGCGAAAAACAAAAGACGTGGGTCAACCTTGAACAAGTTCAGCGAATAGCTAGCGATGGGCAAGGTGGGTATCTGTTAATCAGTCAAGATGGCAAGAAAACATCCATCGACCAAACTTGGTATGACAAGGCTATGCGTTGGGTTGACCCTGACTGGTGGGAGAAACACCCTAATGGCGGTAAGGACTCCTTGAACTTCGAAGATGCTCTGAAGGCTATTATGAAAGCTACAGGTGCAAAAATGGACAAAAAGGATAAGGATAACGACAAGAAAAAAGAGGGGGAAGATTAATATTTCCCCTCTCTCTAAAGAATCAAGCATCGTTCTTCGTCTTTTTTATCAATTCCGTTACATATTCAACAACCTTTTCGTTTGCCTTATTGATATTCGTAAAGTCCTTTTGAATATAAATATCAGTAACATCTAACTGCGAAACGTGATTGAGTGCTTCGTGAATGGTATACTTATCAATACCTAGTTTATTTCTTGCTATAGATGCCCAAGTATGACGGGCTGAGTAGAAATCGAAACGAGGAATGCCCAGTTCGTCAGCTATGAAATGCAATCCCTTATTTATATGCTTATTGAAATTGGCTGCATTGCTATATTTCTGATAGAAATCAAAGACCCTTGTTGTTCCCTTATATTTTCGGAACAAAGGTTTGATGATGTCAGGTACGACAATTTCTATGTGGGCATTATCGTTTCTCCTATCTCTAGTTTTAGCTCTATCGTAGGCGAGTACGCCCTTATTATAGCTGACACATTCATATATGTCAACAGAGTTCATTCCCATCAGAAAGAACGAGAGTACATAACAATCCCTTGCCATACCTACACGTCTAGTCCCCTTGAAATTAAATACTCTTACAAGGTTCTCTTCACTGATTACTCTATCTTTTGTCTGCGGAATATCCCTCGGAACGGAGAATTTATCAAAAGGATTACTTTGGATAATATCATTTCCATTCGTATTATATTCTTTGATAGCTTCATTGAAGATATGCCGCATATTGCCCAAGTATAAGGATTGCGCCCTAGGATGACCATCTAGGAATTTCTTATATCCGTTTAGGAATCTGTAGTCTATGAGAGAAAACGGCAGCTTACGGCAACCATTATAGCGTGCAAGGGAATTGAGCATAATCAGATAATTCTTCTTTCCCTTATTGTCGGATTTCTCAACCCACTCTTCGGTAAAGGAAAAGAAGTCTAAATCCTCTGTCTTGTTGCCTATATCAATCAAATGCTCACATATCCAATCAATATCCACATCTTTACCTAGCAAGTCTACCTCTAAGTCATAGAGTGCATCCTTCATAACATTCATTTTATCTTCTATCGTCTTCAATATCTTACGTGAAGAAATCTTTCCGGCTCTAGACAAGTCTGAGTCGGAAACAACTATATTGGTAGGAAATCTTTTTCTCTGTCCCTTATGAGAAAGAACAATAGACACCTTTCTTGTCTTGTCTTGCTTTGGTTTTCCAAGCTCGTATGTTATTGTAGCCATAATATTTTTCCTTTAAATTTACAATATTTTGCGGCAATTTTGCGGAAAATGCGGCAATTTTGCGGCAATTTTACACTTTACTTGTAGTTCTCAGAGCCTACTTGTGGAATTTTAAAATCTTCTAATAAATCGTTTCTGTTTCATAAGCATAAGTTCATTATACGTTTATAAACGCCTATTTTATAGCCATTTATAAAGAAAAATGGTGAAACAACCTATACGATTATTTCACCATTTCTTGTTTATTTTTATAGTGATTCCGTTGGGGTTCGAACCCAAGACCCACAGCTTAGAAGGCTGTTGCTCTAATCCAACTGAGCTACGGAACCAACACTTTTCAAAACGCAAACCAGCTAACCAATAACGCAATCAGCCACTTTTCTTATTTGCGGCTGCAAAGGTACATATATTTTTTGAATACACCAAACTTTTTCTCACTTTTTTCTTTTTTTATGCTTAAATATCGCAAAAAATAACTACCTTTGCATCCGTTAGGAGCAAGAAACAGCATTCTGACCCCGAAAGAGAAGAGATTTTTATAACGCATATTCAAACATAAAACATACGCAA